TGTCCACTGCCTCCGGCGAAAATACTTAGTCTGCTAACCGCCACCCCCGTTACTATTACCATGCTAACTGTTTCACCCTGCAACCATTTTAATTGCAGGGTGAAACAATTTCAACTTTAATTATTACGCAACTTTTAATTTCTCAATATATTGTTGCGGGCTGCAACTATATTCTGCGCGTTCTTCTTCGGTCATACCTTCCCAACATAATTGCAGGCGGTCGGCTAGGAACTGATAATCATTATCATCCTCAAGAGATTCATCAATAAAGGTTTCACCTATCAATGTCACGCCGATTGATAGAATATCATTAACGGCTTGTGCGTCCAGCGTTTTAAATCCGTATGACGCTGCCGCTGATAGCACGCCTTTATGATCATCAATCATTGTAAAATCAGCGTTCGGATATAATTGTTTGAATAGCCCAAAATAGTAACTTTTATAAACTGCGTCTTTGCTGTGGTATATCTCGCTAACTTTATCAGCCTCAAAATATTTGTGTAGTGTATCGCGGGAAAATACACGGATATTACTATCACCACGACCGCGCAACCCTTGTTTACGCAAATAATAATAGTCCGACTTGCTCATTAGTCGAGCGGTGCAAATAATGTTTAAAGTATTTGCGTCATTCATGCACTGGCGCATATATGTAACAAGGGGCAATAGTGTATCTTGCATTATTAAATCATGTTTGCAGGCTTCATTTTTATACTTATTTAAATCTAAATTGCCCTCGCTATCAAAGCAAGGCGCTACACGATGAAACGAATTAATGATAGTGCCGTCCAGATCCCAAATCATGACGCGGGAAATATGCGGGAAATTACGGGTAATATTCGTTTTAACTTGATTCATTTTGTTACGTTCTCCATTTGAGGGATTAGATTAATTCAGCATTACCCGCTATTAAATAGCGGGTAATAATAAATTAACTATTAAAGGCCATACGCTAGCGCATCAGCGATAAAACTAACATCCTCGCCCGATACGCTGGAACGAATGCCAGCGCATGTATACACCTTTGCGCTCATTAGCTGATCATCAAGGCAAGCGGGGCAAGGTGCGACTACTGCGAAAGCTAAACCGGATTTTACCGCGTCAATAATGATTGTTTCCTGTTTCATAGTGTCAACATAAACACCTTTTGCTTTAATATGGCTTGTTAGTTTGCCCTGCATATATGCAAACGTTGTAACTTGCATCGCGTCATTGAAATCTAATAGCTCATCAATAACGTGACCGGCCTCGACGTGATAACGCTGACCATTAGAATAAACCAGAACAATAGAAGACTGAGCGCGATCGAATGGGATACGGTTAGATTTAGCCATGTTTATAACTCCAATTAGTTTAATAAGGGATTTAATTTATTTGCTAGCTTCAAGACTTACAACAAAAGCGAGATTTGTTTCTTTCCATACGTCAGGAATATCATTTTCCTGTAAATGGTCTTTCGCTTCATACTCATTTTCAAAAGAATAAAAATCGCCGGACTCAATTATATAAATATGCCCGTTTAGTTCATTTTGATAAATATAACAATTATTATCTTTTAAATTGCGGTATACAGTACCATGCCGTAAAACATCAAGCGACCATGTATCAGCGGTGTTTTTCATGCTGGGAAGATTAATTTTAATAGCCATTTAATTTAGCTCCTGTAATAGCGGCTATATCTCAAGCCGCTAGGGGAATAATTTAATTACGCAAAGAATTTACCATTCTTAAAGTCAATCAAAGTGCGTTGACCGTTTGCATAGGTAATAATATGCGTTTGAGTCCAGCTAGACGCGCCAACGTTGTAACCCATGTCCAGACTACCAGTCACGCCAGCGGTATAAACGCCGCCGTAAATGCTGGCGGTGTGGGTGTGTCCGGTGTTTAATTTGCCCAATTTCTTAAACTGTTTCGGGTTGCCACGGCTCCCGTTAATGCCGTTGTGACCGTGTACGCCGCATTCAATGCCTGCAATCTTGAAAGATTGGTCAGTGGTCAGGAAAATGGCGTTAAATTCACAGCCTGCAACCTTGCGCAGCGCATAATCAAGCACGTTAAAAGTATCGTCTTTTTCTGCAATAGCTCCATAAATCGCAGCATTCAGGCGGTGATATAGTTCCGCGTTTGCTGGGTCGTCTTTAATGTTAGCATTACGATCATCTAACCAGCGGGATAGCGCCAGATCATGATTAGATTCAACAATGATTGTTTGAGAAAAATCACGCTCCATTGATTCCAGTACGCGCCCCGTATCGATAAGATCATCTAATACCTTATCACGTCCGGCGGCATATTGTTTCGCTAGGAATACGCCAGATGCGCGGTTGTGATGGTTGCGTGATGTAAAATCATGCACGTCGTGTACAAACTGATATTTTGGTTTAAGAATATCAACAAGCCCGTAGGTGTCACCATGCCCCCAAGACGCAGCGGCGCACTCCTCATCTAATTTTTCAGCGTGAATGTCGCCATATTGTAAACCTAAAACGTGCCCCGTTGTTTCATAACATCCGGCAGGAGTGGCGCAAGTATTCAAATCATAAAACACGCCGCTCTCGTCCATCGTTTCAAGCTGGCGCACAAAAAACTCACCGTCCTCGTCAAACTCAACAATAAGCGCACCGAAGTTATGCAGCGCCTCGGCCTTTTGTCCTGCTTTCTGCTGGATGTAATTTTTTAGCGTTGCCGTTCCGGTTGAATACATACGGCGCACAATTTCACCTTTTAAAGCTGGCACGCTTTCGGCGGTGATTTTAGCCGCTCCAATTGCTAGACCTTCAAGATTCAGCGCGGTTGCAGTTTCAGCGAATCCAGAAAGCGGATAATCTGCGGTGGGTAAAACGTTAATTTCAGCCATGAAAGCAAATCGGCGATTATTTAAAAACACGTTTTTATTGCAGATATATTTGTCAAATGCGGAATCGTATCTGATACCGTCGGCGCCCTCGCCATTTTGAAAACCGTTTTTGTTATAGATAAACTTGCTAACCAGCAAATCAGCGCCGATAAATTGGGCGTATTGTTCAAGTGAGGCTAAAAAGTTTTTATGCGGGAACGTATTATTCTGAATCGATGTAATAATAAAGCGTTTACCTTGTTTTACTTCCCATTGCTCAACCGTGCTAGAAACAATCCCCGCCGCTTCTGGGCGCTCATCGTTTTTAATGGCTTTTGCTACTTTCGCCGCTTTCGGTTTCGCTGGTTTATTTGCTTCCAGCCAGTCACAAATTGCGGTAGAGTGTTTTGTTGTATCGTAAACCATTTTTGAAATATCGTCGCAAACTTCCAATTTAGTAGCGCGCAGACGTTTACCGTAGAAATTAAAGTCAGCGGCCATTTTCAGGATAACGGTTTGTTTTTCTGCGGAAATAACCATAATAATAAAACTCCATTAAAGGGATTAAAAAACGTTTGTTATTGGCAATATTGCCAAATATAACGCCTTGAATAATAGGCGTTATAATTTGCAACATTAATTTAAAGGCATAAGGCTAGAACTAACACCACAAGCAACGGCGGCAATAAAACAAATCAGACCTAAACGCTTTGCTAACTTAGATTTACGTTTAAAATAATACGAATCTAAATCATTTTGAAAATAAGCGAACAATAACGAGGCCGCCATAATAAACAAGCCTAGAATGAGGGATTCAGTAGGGTAAAAGATCATTTTAAAACTCCAGTCAAAGGGAAATTATAGTGGGGAATATTCCCCACTAATTAAATTTATTCGCCTGCGGCTTGTTTTACTTCATCGGCAACGCCTAACAGTTGCGCCACGGCGTCCAGCGTTTCCAATTTTGCACTTTCCAGTGATGCCAGATCGTCAGCGTCTTTGATAATACCGGAATCGATGGCATGTTTTGCAATCACACGCACGTAGTGCGCTTTGCGGATAGAACTGCCGCCGCCAACCTTGCGAGGTTTATCGCTTTTCTGATACGCTTTCGCGCTGGTCAATTTTGAGCGAACAGACACGGGAGAAGCCGCGCCAACTGCTTTTGCAATCTCTTTTAAACCGTCGCTATTTGCGAAATCTAAACCGTTTTCATTAATTAACTGCTGGTACATGGAAACAGCTTTCTGAGTGTTTTCTTCATTCCAAGCGAATTTTGCGGTTTTAGCGTTAGTCATGATGTAACTCCTGTTTATTTAATTTAAGGGATAAGATTAACATAATGTTAATCGTTATATCCCCCGAACTACTGGGGGATATAAAAGTAACACTATTACGCTACGGCTTCCCATTTTTCGTTACGCTGGGCAACCTTTACAACGTCGCCGGATTTAACCCGAACGTTGTAAACAGTTTTTCCGTTGTTACTCCGTTCCGTTTCAGCGTATACCGCATCAATTACATCAAACGGCATAAGCGCCGCGCCTTTAATGCGTTCGGTTTTTCCGGTTACCTCATCCGTTTTAGTAACGAAAGGGATAAAAACGGATTGACCAATTTTTGGCGCAGTAGTAACGTTTTGCATAATATAAACTCCAGTTTATTAAGGGGGATTGTTCCGCATTACCTGCTGTAAAAGTAGTGGCAGGTAATAAGCAACAATCCGCTCGCCAATATAATCAATTTAAAGAACTCCACTCAGGCCGCTATATCCCAGTTAGGGGGCGGGACACATTATGGTAAGTGCCGACCGTCATATTTTATCAAGTTATCGCTCTCATCGAACTGGGTACATCTTAAAGCCTATCGGCTAGGGTGTCAAACTATTTTTTGCAGTTTTTTATGATTTTCTTTCAAGTCAATCATAATGTTTCGCCAGATCATTTCCAGACCTTGCTGGCGGCCTTTCTTGTACTGCCTAAATCGATATTTTACCGATTGCTGGGCTATTGTCAACAATTTTTTAGTAGTACCATCTAATTTTTTAGCTGGTTTACCAGTGATCAATAAAGTTTGTTTCATATCGTCGATTCCTTATAATATATAAGTTTACCGCCGATAGACTTTAAGATGTACCCAATTTTTAAAGAGCGTGGCGGTAAACTTCCCGCCGTGTAGTTCGTCATTGCCGCCCTACGAGATAAATAATAGGGGATACCCAAAAATGGCGCAACCTTATTTTTGTAAAGAAACGTAAAGAAGGCAACACGTCCGGCGCTCACCTAAGTTTAAAGGAAACGGGCGCGCGAATACCATAAAACCTAGCAGGTTGGCAAGTAATTTTTTCCTTTATATTTGCCTTGCCCTAGTTGACAAATCTTAGAAAGCTCGTGGTGACGATAAACGGGTTATCCCCTTATGATGGGATGCCTGAAAAATTTACCGCGTCAGAAAGCGTTTTAGGCGGCTTATTTTCGATTTAACAAATATTTAACAAAAGCAAAATTGAAAAATAGTTGGAAAAGATATTGACTTTTAAAAATCAAGACTAAACGAGTTATTTTATAAAATTAATTAATTGACAATTCCAAATTCAGCTTTTTTAGTTTCTACCCATAATAATAACTCTTGTAAATCATAACCTGATTTACTAACACTTTTGTTACTAGTAGGATCTTTAACTATAGCGCGCAAATAGTTTCTTCCGTTATTATCAACTCTAGAACCATTATAATAGATATGCTTAGGCAACTTATTAGCACGCTTATAATCTTTCTTGTTATTCATATTCTGCTTATGGTCTACTAAGCGAAGATTATTAATGTTATTATTAGCACGGTTACGATCATTATGATCGATTGTTAGATTGCTATCAATCTCACCATTAAATAATACCCATATTATTCTATGCACTGCGTATTGTTCGCCTGCTAACTTTACTCGATAGTAACCTGTGTTACTATAATGCCCTGCAATATCACCCACCTTACTATTACCTTTCTGTACTTTCCATCTTAGAAATGATGGGGATGTTTCATCATAATAAAAGTTATCATTAGCAAGCGAATAATCTATATCTTTAAATAGACCCATTGTTATAGTTTCCTTATGTTATTAATTTAATCTCTATTATATTATATCAAAACCATTAGCAAACTACCTAATGAGTTTTTCAGGTTTAATTAGCAGACTCATAATCACTTTAAAATCCTATTAGCCAACTAACTATATTTTGTTATATAATAACTGCATAAATTAGTTAGTGAGAAACACTATCATTTAAGTTATCCACAGCCTTATACATTTTGTAAATTAACTTGACACAATAGGAAGGCTTTATAGCACTTTTACACAGACTTATCCACAGGTTATTCCACTGTATAAATATACAGGGTAAATGGAAAACATATTATAATGATGCCCAAAATAAGCGGCCTAAAACGCTTTCTAACGAGCAAAACGCTATAGGGTAATATTAAAGTAAAGCCTCAACGCGTCGCCCTGGTGGCTTCGCCGTGTTTTGCTCTTTACTATACCGCTGCGCGGTTAGCATAAAACTAGGCGCTAGGCAAGGAAAATAAAAAGGTAAAATAATATTTGCCTATGCTAGAAAATTACCTTTATCATTCACTCACCGATTAACGAGGGAGGCCAACAAATGCGGCTATATAAACCAGATAACGCAACCGTCTTAAAGGGCGCCTTGCGCAACCTGCTGGATGGTAGCAGGACAACCAGCATTAAACATTTTATTAACAAGGCTGAAACTATTCACCAAAACTTTTTTAATGATTATGATGCCTATGATATGGATAGTTTTCTACCCCTATATAAGCAGGGGGCAACGATTATCTTATATAATCGTGATTGCCATATCTTTACGGGCAGGGGAGCGGGGCCGGATACTGATTTTATTGTTGCGCAGGGTAATAATATCGTTGCGTATCATAGCAATTCAGGCCGTCAATCATTTAATATAAATAATTTTGAGCTTGTTGGGCTTGAATTAATAAACGGACTTTCTAGCCTTGAGGGATTTTTAGATGTTATCTGGAAGTATTTATCTGCTGGATGGCATAGACCTGATAGTGATGGATCTCAATATACGGCTGTAATGGCTTTTGATGGCGACGGTAATTTTTTATTACCATCGGAATTATATCCGTATGTATATAATGAGCTAGTACAAGAAGCGGGTTTTATTTTCTGGAAAGATGAGAATCAGATCATTGACAACACGGAAAAACATGCTGTAAATTCTAACACTCAAAGCGTTAACACTCAAATCACTGAAAACAAAGGAAAAAATGCCATGACCAAGATCGCTAATATCGTTGCCGCTAATAAATCCGCCGTTGTAAATGCTGCAAAACTGGAAGCGGGCAAAATTGCATTAACTCAAATCACGAAAGTAGCGGCTAAAAAAGCACCATTTATGATTAAAGGTTATATTGATACGCCTATTGGTCGGGTAGTTATTGCTAACCTGCTGAGCGTAGCGGTTGACCAGTACGCCCCTAGCAACCAAAAGGCGAAAGCGGTAGCGGGTGCAGCTATGGAAGCGGCTATGCTAGAAATGGTGCAAAGTTTTAACATCGCTGAAATGATTGATGAAATGGTGAAAGGTATTGATATTTCTACTTTTACCGTTAACACCGAAAGCGAGTAATAATTAACCTAATGTAAAGTTTTGTAAAGGTCGCCATAATCGGCGGCCTTTTTTGTTATAATGCCTTTACACCGTTTGAGGACGGTTGAAAATTTTCCCAAAATTTTGGAGGCTTAAAATGGTTGCTTATTCTTCTTCTGACGCTCTTTTCACTGGAAAAGGCTGGGTATCAAATCGCTGGATCATTCAAGAAATGGTGCAGGAGTTCGGCATTGCTAAAACTTACACTACCATTCAGGCGCTTTATGATAATGATCAAATCGATCAGCAAACGGCGGGCTTTTTGCTGGATACCCTGAAAGCGGAACACTGTACTAAAAAACAAGCCGCCAAAATTGTTTTAATGTAATTAATAACGGGGCGTTACTTTCGCCCCACTAACTAGGGGAGTATTACAAATGGTTATTTTTCGAGCTATTCTGGCAGGTATCTTGGGCGCTATTCTGACCCTTTTTGCTACCGCTTACGGTATTCAAGATTCTTATTGTGGTTTAGTAAATACTAAACCTATGGTTATTATTGGCGCGGGTATCGCTGTATTTTCTTATCTGCTGGGCTGCATGAATAAAGGAGAATAAAAATGATCCGCAACGTTTCTCTTGCTCGTTCAAAGGGTTTTAAGCTGGTGGATGTTAACACATTCGAGCGGGAAGATTGTAAAATCGAATATGTAGCACGTAATAAAAACGCCTTTCGTGTTACAGAAAAGAAATTTGATAAGCGCGGCAACGTGATAGCTGAAACGGTTAAACATTTTGCCACCTTTTACGCGGCTTTTCGTGGAGTGTTATAAAATGGTAATTTATGAAGGCAATCGCTTTGTTGCTATTTGCCGACCGGGATTATTAGCAAACTACTTAAATCAGGTGTCACCTGAATATAAAGGCGTCATTAATATTTATGAGGGCAAGGCGCATTATAAGATTAATGCGGTCGTTGCCCGTGAATTAGCATTTCAATTTTTGACTTTCGCATCTTGTGATATTCAGGTCATGGGTGAAGCGTTAATTGCAGAAAATGAAGATGATTTTATTAATATCTTCCGCAAGGTATACACCGAGCGCCTGATAATGAAAGGCGCATATATTCAGTCAACTGCGGAAAGTATTGAAACAGCTTTCAGAAAGGTGGCGCAATGAAGCTATATATTTTCGTTGGTAATGTTGAGGCTGCGAATGATTCCGCTGGTGGCGATAACGTTCGCCACTATTGGCAAAAATATATTTACTAGGGTTATTATGATTACACTGATTTGCGTTAAAGCCGAAGGCGACACGATAGCGCGAGAAGGGCAAAAATATAAAGCCCAAAAAGATCAATTACTCAAAACAATTGAGCGTTACAAAATACCCGATCTCAAGTATTCCGTAGTAGGACGCGATGGGATTCTAAGGGCGACACTTGAGAACGCTATCTTTGAGATAGTCAACTAATAACGGGGCGTTATTATGAGCAATAAAATTATTGTGACCAAAACTACCACAATGGTAGACGTTTTTTATGTGCCCGATACGCCGGAGAATCGGGGAGCGGTCGAGCGGGGCGAGTATGATAGCGTTATTTATGATGCCGATGGTTATTATCAGCATTTGGTCGATTCCTACGGGGAAGAGGAGAAGATCACGCATCGATTACCCGAGGGGGATTTATGAAACGATGGTTTAATCACTGGTATAAACGGTTTTTAGTACGGCATCGCAAGTCTAGACAGCAAGATGATTGGCGGGAAATGGCAAAGCGTAACAATTGCCCACTTCTCTGATAACCGACGGGGATCAGCTCCCCGTTTTTCACGCCTCCAGTTAAATCCCCCTTTGTTTTAGTATCCCCATCAAAATTAAACGCGTTAGAATGCGATCTAGGACGTTTTAGGCATATATTAGAATTATTCACTGCGTAGGAATACTGTATAAATATACAGTAGGATAACCTGGGGATAAGTCTGTTGATAACGCTTCAAAATGGCTAGGATTTTGTCAAGGCGAATCGTGCTGTTGATAAGTCTGTGGATAACTTAAATAACAGTGTTTCTCACTTCCGTTTTTAAATACGAATCATTATCATTCGTATTCCGCTTTTTAAATGAGAATCATTCCGCTTTTTAAATGAGAATCATTTCACTTCCTGAATAGTTCTCATTCCCTTTCTTAAATGAGAATCATTATCATTTGCATTTCACTTTTTAAATGAGATTGATTCTCATTATCATTCGCATTCAGGCGAGCAGGGCAATTGCCCTGCGCTTTTGTGCAAATCCGACATTTGCCCCCATGGATTACGCGTGGGCGTGTATGTGCAAATCCGACAATTTTTGGTAGTGTGCGAATCCGACCCGAAAAATTTTTATAGTGTGCAAATCCGACAATGAATTTTCCCAAAAACTCCAGCAATCACGAACTGCGTTCGAATCCTGTGGAATTAGCTAGAGTATGTGCAAATCCGACATGTGTTGAGATGTGCGAATCCGACAAGATTTTTGTGACTTCGATGGGAGGGTGTGTGATTGTATGGGTTTGAGGGGAAGATGAGAGAGCGAGAGAAATTTGGGAGGCTAGAAGGATATGGGCGCAGGATTGGTGCGGAGCACCTGATTTGCGGGGATTTTGGGGAAGAGTTGAGATAATTTGGGAAGATTTGAGATAGGTGCAGAAAAAGTAAAATTTTATTAGCTAAAGGGGGCAAAATAGCTTGACAAGTGAAAATTTCTGTGGCTCTAAAAACTCAGGCAATCATGGGCCTTCGGCCCGAAATAATGCTGCTATTTTCAGGAGAGTAAGAGTTCCTAAAAACTTAGGCGTTTGTGCAAATCCGACCATAAATTTCTAGAAACACAATGTGCAAATCCGACAGTAATTTCTGGAAATGTGTTTTCAAAAAATGTCTTCTAGAAATAACCGCCCTCCCTATAACCGCCCTGTATTAAACCGCCTATTGCTGGAGTTTCTAGGAACATGAAAACTGCCCTAGAGTATGTGCAAATCCGATGAATATTTTTGTGTGATCCCTAGAATTTATACTTATCAATTTCCTAGAAACTCAGGAGTCTAGAAGAAAGTGTTGTGCCATCCTAGCAGATGAGCGGCAACAGGTGTATCATCTTGAATGTAAATTATATGGTCAAAAGTTTTACTTTTATTTTAAATATAAGATCCCCCAGGGTTCTCATATAGAGCTTTGCCCCCGCCAGAAGGTCTCGTGATGTTTCTAGTAATTTATATTAAATTACTTATTAACTTGTCCTATCGCTCCGTATCCTCCGCTACAAGTTAGTAATTTTAAATTACTGAACCACCACACCTTCTGTGTGGCAACTCTAAATGGTTAATTCTATTAACTCATAGAGTTATGATAACATACATTTAGCTATCTGTCAACGAAAGTTTGTATTTGAGTCTCGGTACAGGTATTGTGCACCGAGATATGCAGAGTATTATAATAATTCTTGGTATGCTTTTTGATACGCCTCAGTATCTGTAGGTGTATCTTTTGCTAACGCAATTAGTTCATCTGTTATCTGAACATTCGTACTATAACGTTGGTGGAACTCTTCTGGGATTTCTAGGTATCTATTTATGAACGCTGCAGCAAGCGGTGTAACTAACCCAATTTCTAGGGATAACTTAACTTGTTTCTCATAAATTAAATACTGAGAATCAGATGGGATTGGTGGGGTTACATCAACTTTTTCTGGTTCTTTTTCTGGAAGCAATGGATTGTTATACAATGCTTCATCTGGAAGCACAGATTTACGCTCTTTAAATATATAAGTTTCTAGATCCGATGCTTTAGATCCTGAGTAAACAGCGAAGATGCTAGCTTTACCTTGTGATGCCCTAACTGGTAAATAGTTAGTTGGGTAACTCCTTAATGCATCATGGAATGGACTTCCTGAGTATTTGTATGTATCCCCATAGAGATCATCAATATTCATTCGTTCATCTTCAAAGATATGGAAAGAGCTAAATGATGGGATGGTGAAGTATTCCATCTGTAACCCATAAACTAAGAAACGATGTGCATATGCGCTAATCTTTAAGACTGTGAATGCTTTCTCACCTTCTTTATAAGAATTGCCCTTTGAAGTAACTTGATAACGCTTACAAAACATCTCTACTAAACGTTTCTCATTAATATTGAGTGAGGAATATAAACGTCCATTTAGCCCTAGAAGGGCATCAAACATAAATGCTAACTTATCTTTTTCTTCTTGAGACAGTTCTGGAAATGGTAATACTTTGGCATTAGGAACATTATTGTTCTCTTTAGGTTTTGTTTTACCAGCATTTTGTCTTAGTTTATCTTTAAAGTTATACATTATTTATCTCTCATTTTTTAAGGTCTGGATGACCTTCTTTTTATTTTAGAGCCTCCGTAGAGGCTCATGTATTAGGAATTATTAATCCTTTTTATTCTCATTAATAACAGCTCCTAGTGCTTCAAGGATAGTATCATTTATACTCCCAGGCCTAAGATTATTAAAGTGAGTAACATAGATGGGACTTTTAAAACCTTCAGTATCCACAGGTGCTACGCTTTTCATGTCAGATTCAAAAGCTTCTTGAGTATGTTTCAATTGTGCAGAAGGTCCATAATCTTCACCAACTCGATATGAGGAATTATTTTCTATAACGCCACCGCATGGAACATTGTGCAAATCCGACGTTATTTTAGGACTGTTCCACATTGTAATTGGCCCCGATTGCCACGGATCTCGAATAGTCACAGGAGTACTAGGACGGTTAACCTCAGTCTTCACAAGCTTATAACCAGCATCGATTAGTGTATTAATTAGATTATCAGCGGGAATACGAGCCTTGCCAAAAATCTTACGAGCGTTGTTGAGCCTACCTTCAAAATCTTTACATGCTTTAATATTAGTGTGTGCAAAGGTTAGCTTCATAGATTTGAACTGTACGGTAGCAGTTAAATCTTTAAAAGCATAATCCCACGTATTCAGTTCATGATCTGGTACTACTTGAATAGATTGCTGTGCATATAAAGTCATTATTTATTCTCCAGTTTGTCTAACATCTTATGAGCTGCTAGGTTATATTGTTTAAGTTCACGATTAAGGATTTGGTTCTCACATTTTAGTTCTAGGTTCTCCTTGTTAAGGAGATGGCAGATTAGTAGAAGTGCTAGTATAACTAGCAGAGAACCTACGAGCATTAAAAGAAAAAGAGTTTCCATTATTTAATTCCCATGTAACGTTTGAGATACGTGATGAAGTCTTCTGTTGTATGTTCTACGCTACCCTGAACCACAAACAACTTTAAAGCCTCACGCTGTAATTTAAGAGCAGCTAACTCACCACGTAATTTTATTATATCTTCCGCTAGTTCTCTAGCTCTGCGCATAATAGCAAATGATACAAATGTTACAATAAATAACATAACTGCTAAAATAATTACTATGATCTCCATATTAACATCCAGCTCTTATCGTATATTTGGGCATGTTCTACTAATTCATTTATCGATGTAGAATTATCGTAGATACCCTCTAGTAAACGTTTTCTGTCAAATTTATCAACCAAATACTCCGCGCCATTTATCACTACCCTATACAGCTCTGGAACTAAAGGATGTTTGTTTGGTATTGGGCGACTACCTAAGTCTATTTCGTTTTTACCCCACTCTGTTTTAAACAGTCTGTTGCTAAGTGCTGCTAGTGGGTTTGACCATACAATATAGCTACTCACTATTTATCTCCATTCTTAGCTTTGAAAACTTATTATACCAAACTATATGATTATCGTCAATTACAAATTTATGGTAACATGCTGGTACGGTATAAGTTCCATAATCCGTGACACGCTGCACAACCTTGTGTGCGCACAGTCGACATCCATGACCCTCTAAATGAGATCTAGCAGTTTGCCAGTAATAACCCTCATGGTCTGGACAATAAATCTCTACTTGTTGCTGCATTGTTTTATAGTTTACACGCTCATACCCAAAGAAAGCCCCGTGAGCTGCAATAGCTTTCTTGATAAATATAAGGTTTAGCGCTTCTTGTTGAAAGTCGGGGTGTAGTTGCTTAATCTTAGTTCTATTAATAGATCCATCCGATTTGATGAACCTATTTATTGGAAAGTTGTTAGCTTCCTCGATTAATAGTTCATTTACTTTCTCTCTCATATTAGATACTCTCACAGTTAAGGTAGAAACATTCGTAAACATCTCCAGTAAACTCTTTATCTTGTAGTAAACACTTAGCTTGGTCTTCCGGTACTCCAGCATCTAATAATTGTTGTTTACTTGGCTTTTCAGCGAATACTTTTACAAAATACTCACCATCCTGATTATACTCATTTATATCTCTGGTAAGGACATATACTTGCATTTGAAGTTCCTTGAAAACATAAAAGGCCAGAACAATTAAGTCCTGGCCTCCTAAAATTAATGAAGTTGTTTACCACTTCGTAACATAGTGGCCGTTTCCATAAGACCTAGCGTAGTATCACGCTTATTGATCTGTTTACCAAGTTCATCGGTACGTTTACCAATGTAAGCGTTAATAGCCATATTCATAGCTGTAGCGAGATCTTCTTTGGTTATCTCTTCATCATCTAAAGCTAATTTAGCCAAAGAATCAAATGTGCTAGAGAGTCCTATAAGATCTGAGGTTTCTCCAGCCAAAATAGGATTAATATTATCTACTGTTACTTCTAGCATGGAGTTGACAATATCTTCACCATCTATTAGACCAGTTTCAATATTACTCTCCCACTCCTTCATCTGCTCCAATAATGGATTTTTCTTTTCTGTCATGGTAGAGGTTTCCTGTGTCAGTCGGTAAGAAGGATGATTGCGTTTTAGGTGGATGTTGCTTAGCAATCCAGTTAAGAATCAGCACGCGACTAGGAACAATATCGGTGTTATACCAAAAATCGTGAACCCATTGACGAGCATCTTCAAACTTACCAAATTTATATGCTTTCTTAAACAATTCAAATCCAAAACAATCTGGTGTAAAGTCTACTTCGCGATATTGAATTACTTTAGAACCAGTTAGGTCTTGGATCGCTGCATTAATTTCTGTATGCGAGAATTTTGTTTCATGAAACTTATTAAAGAATCGGTAGTTGAAGCGTCCGTTCGTTTCGACAAATAACTGGATGAAGAGATCGTTAAATTGGTTATCAAACCAGTAATTTTGTAGTTGTTGTAGTGCTGTCATTTACGAACCCCGTTAATTGCCATAATGATGCCTTCGTACATAAAAGGAAGTAACCCAGAAGTATAGAATATATTTTCCGTTATTCCTAGATGCCGAAAAAGTATATTAAACAATGCTGTTAGAAATACAATCTGAGGCAGTAATACAAAATACTCAGTTACAATCTTTGGTGCCTGATAAACAAGACGTTTTACCATTGTTTTTAAGTCTCCTTATTACTTTGGCCTGCTCCACAATAATGAAAACTGCGAGTACTAATAGTGCTATTAGTCCCGCAGTAATTGGTACTAGATCAATCATGGGAGACGCCATACGTAATTAGCTGTCTGTAGGACTTCGGAAACATCATCATGTTGCATCACTACAGACGTTGGAGAGTAACTATTCGCCAGTTCTGTACGAACCATCTCACGTTCTTCTCCAGTTTCAATATTTTTAACAACCACCTTCATTTTGAGAGGTGTCAGTTCAGAGAGCGGTTTCCAAGAGTCCTCAATTGCAATTCCTACCTTTTTCTCGATTACCATGAGAACTTCTAGTGTGTCATCTGGAATACTAATATTATTATTTACAAACTGTAACAGCTCATGCAAAGTATTTAATTCGTTAAAATTAAGTTTCATCTTTAAGAATATCCTCAACCATATCACAGGACTGTTGTAATTCGTCAGCAATGCGCTTAATATCGGTCTTCGTCACTTTACCGATTAACATCACCAGTAACATAGAAAGTATAATAAGTGGGACTGGAATAACAAATAATGCTACCTTAGCTATATTCTTTGGTGTCCATGTGTGATACTTAGTAACTAGAACTCCTACCACGATTAGGTAAAATGCTAGAATAAACATCATCATTTTTTAATCTCCGTGATTATCTGTGTACGCATTACTTTAGCAGGTAATTTACTATTCCCAACTATTGCTTCTATATTATTTAATTTTTCCTTAAGAATATCCGAGCGTCTTTGTGCTAATTCAATATCTTGCTCTTGCTCTAGTAACCGGTGATGTAGCCCATCATTAGTAATGAGCATACTTTCCATGTTTTTTCGTGCGTTTACAATCCCAATAACTCCACCAATCGCTACTAGCGTAGTAAGAATTAGTAATCCAATAAGAATTTCAACCAACATTAAATATCCTTACATTTTTCATTGTTTGGAACTAGTTTACACATCTCCACATTTAACTCGTGGATAGAATTGTCTAGTTCTGCTAAACGTGTGTGAAGAGAAACTATACTATATATTAATACCCCTAAAAGGAATGATAGCATAAAAATGGATATTCTTTCCATTATTTCTTACCTTTCAGTTGCTTAACTTCACGCTCAAAAGATGCTGCACGACGTTCGGCAGTCGCTTGATGCTCTTTAGCAAAACGTGCTTCTTGTTTCGCTAAGTTAAAGGCCATAGCGTTCTTGTTTAGAGAATCATACATCTTTTTCATTGCCGGAATAGACATCTTCATGAGCTGGCCCTCAAAACCCTGCATGTCGAGGAGAATTGCCAGAACGTTAGCCATTTCATTTTTAGTCATGTTTTCCATTAGAATTTCCTCTCTCATTAATTTATGAACTTATTATACAGAATTTTAAGGCTTAAAGCAACTGAATTTTTTAATTACTTACCAATCGTTAACAACACCAGAGAACTCAGAAGCAAAAACTTTCTCAAATTTTTCTGCAATTTCAGGATGATCTTTACAGATTAACTCAATACATGCTTCTGGAGTCATTCCTTCGTCTTCAGGATCACCGTAATATTTGTCCCAAAGATCATCAGGGATGATGTGCTCTGCCAAATCTTGGAAAGAAATTAACTGATAACGTTCTGCCTCCTCGGGGATAAGGATTTCACAAAGATCTTTATCTATATCACTACGGTAATCAGCAATTAGCAAGGCATTGCAAGCATGGCACTCCCAGACCATCAAGCGTTCAGAAATAGGATTAGACTTATCCTGAACGTAGGACTGAAACAGGGTTCGGAAAGTAGCTTTAACTTGTTCAAACTTATCTGCTGCTGCGAAAACTAGAGCTTTATCAACTTTGTTCATTTTGTTTCCTTCTCATCAATTTATAAAGTAATTATACAGAAACTTAAGCATTTTAGCAAATAAAACTTTTAATTAAAATACCTAGTCCTGTACCAATAGCAATACAAATGATTATAAGTATTGCTACTGCTTGTATGACTCGTTTAATAATAGCCTCAGCTATATACTTAGACATTTAACATCCAGCTAGTTTTATCATGAGAAGTATACTTACCACTCATAATGTCTTCCAGTCGTACTGGTGATTTTGCATACTCTACACAAACGTTAATATAGCGAGAGTCTCCCATTAACTCAAAATGAGTATGCCCGTGTAAGTTCTTCTTGCCCCTTAACTCTTCTGGATGTACTGGAGCATGGGAAAGCCAAAAGTTTTTATACTTAACTAGGGATTGTACATTATCTACTACTCCTACTAAGTCTTTGAAAGATAACCTTTCTCGTTCTAAGTCGTGGTTCCCCAAAACTAACGTAGTTCTAACATTACTAAAGAGTTTTTCGAATTTCTCCAAACCATCCCTAGATACAAATGCATCCCCTAAAATATAGAATACTGTACGCTTATCTTTCATGGATATAATAGTATCCATAATAAATTCATCATGCTCTTCCATAGTAGAGAAGATTGGCCTGAATTTAGTAATATTTGCATGCCCTAAGTGGAGATCGCTCCAAAAGCAGACTTTCATTAAAGAATCCTCTGTATGCCACAGCTATCTTCTCGAAGCGTGGTAAATGTTGTGATTTTCCCAGTTTCATCATTAACTTGCGCAACCGTCAACTGCCCGTTGAAAACACCGCCAGTATCTAGGTAAACACGATTCTGGTATAAAATAGGGTAAGGTACTCCGGTATGTCCATGAAATACAAAGTCTACTCCATTAACTGGAGGTACTTCTACCATGTATTTTTCTTTAAACTCAGAATAACGCTGGAAATACGGGTGTTCCTCACCATTTTTAGACAAATGGAGGCCTATTTCTTGGATTACATCTCGATCCCATAAGTATGGTTCCACATGGTACCCAGGATGGTCATGTGGGTCTTCCTTAGCTGCTTCTACTTGTGCAATAAGGTTATCCCATACTGGGGTTTCTACTTCGTTACCACATTCTTTGTACGTAAAAGGTACACCACCATGAACAACACCATACTTCTTGCCACGATGTTTAACAGTTAGGAATACTGGAAGTTTTTCAGCCATGTCTTCGGCAATATTTTTAATGGTATCTGCATCTAGTTCATTCATAGCCCATATACCACCGTTATACATCCAGTTAGCCCAATCTCCTACAATCATAAACTGGTCATGATTTCCACGAACGCTACAGAAACGTGGATTATATAAGAATTTAGCTAGAACTTGTAGATTCTGCGTGCCTCGGTCAATTAAATCCCCTACACATACAACGCAATCTTTCTTACCGTTATAGCCAGCTAATTGTAGAGCATCTTCTAGCAAATCGTTGCACCCATGAATATCTCCAACAAAGAATAAGTTAACATCATCAGGTACTACTAGTGTTTTATGTACATTAAATTCTTTTTTCATAATTATTCCCAAATAACATTTAAAATAGTTGTACCATAATTATTTGATAGTTTTAGAGTATAACCCTCTTTATTGAGGGCTTTTATAGCTTCATAACTAATTTCGTCACGATTAAGCTGTACAAAAGAACCTCCAATCTCTACAGAAGATACTATCCTCCGCTTAACCCATCTATACGTTTTCTTTCTGCTCTTGAGAAGAGCAGCTCTATTAACTCTAGATAAACGTTTTGCTTGCTCTGCTAACATTTAATCCTCCTATCAATCTATACAAATATTATACCAAAATTTTTAGCTGAAAGCAAGTAAAATAAAAGCCTGATCCGCTAAGATCAGGCTTGGTTTATTAATCCTCTGGATTATCATCCAGGAAATTTTTAATGGCTTCGTGCATAGTTTCTTTACGAAGCTGACGTCCAATCAAAATATGATTAGCTTCTACTCGACCATTAGGTAATCGATCTGCCAGAACTACTACAGGAACTTGGCGTACACCAAATTTCTGCATTAATTCTGTATTATCAGTCTCTTTATGGATTTCCAAATTATAGTCATTGACTACTTTATCAAATACTGGCTCAAACATTTTGCAAGGATTGCAAGTGGAACCTTTTAATAGGTATACTAATTTACTCATAGTTATTAATGGCCTCTAAGAAGTTTTTCATAGTTTTTACGGTTGCGGTGCTCAGATCAAGATTTACACCCAAACACTCGGTTAATGCTTCCTGATAAGGAGCCTTTAATCTGCCTTCTGGGACTTCTACCTTCTTATATTCTTTATTTTTGACCTTTTTAATCATAGTCTCTAGTACAAGAAGCGGTAATTTAGCACCTTCAATATCAGTACCCAAAAGTTCAGTTAAAATTTTATTAAGATCAAGACGAGTTAACTTTTTGCCCTTAGACATAGATGCACCTACCTTTGTATCAATAGATTTTTCCGCTTTCTTTTCGAGCTTTTTGTACTCAGGAGAGTCATGATCACGGAGTGCAATGTTTAGCTCGTAATGTGGTATACGAAAATGTTCCGCCATTTGAGTGTAGAAACGATCAGACATAATATATACCTCTCTTAACTAATTTATGTATATATTATATAATAACTAGGGCTAAAAGTCAACTACTTTTTTATCTTAATCTACTACATGTATAAATCTTTTCCTAACTAGATACATAGTTATTGGATAAATTGAGTACATAAGTATCGGGGAGAAAAGGGTGAAATACGCTGTAACTCCCCCAGCTAACATCAAAGGTATTAATGCTAGAGTAAGGGCCATAAGAACCATACCGAATGAAACAGCCAAAGCTATGGATATAGGATTCTCTAGTTCCATCCATAACCAACAATATTTCGTATCTCTATGGCAATTGCATTTACAAACACCGAATGAACCCATAATTATATACTCTAGTACGTGAATAACCTTTATTAATAAGCTATTTCTAGTAGTTAATGCAAGGATAGTAAAGACTATCATTAAAACGAATACCACTAGACTTATTTTCCAGATACCTAGCAGCATCATAGTGAATAGTTCTGCAAACATGGCTTTCTCCTATCTTCAAAAAATTATTAAAGCCCCCTTTGCCTAAAAAGGCGGGAGTACTCCCGCCTAAGTTATTAATTAAACTAGTTCGACATGACCGCCATCATAGGTACCACGTTTTATTTCATCGTGATAGTCTCCCGAAGCATTCCAATCAGCACCAAAACGAAGTTTAATGCCTAGTTCTTTACCAGCTTGTTCAAAAGCCTTTTTAACTGCCCAAAATGCTTCCAAGTCATTCCAATCAATTTTGCCATTAATATACGGAGCAAAATCAATAGCATCCCCAGTAATATGTTTGCTTTTACTAGGATCTTTTAGAAATGAAGTGCCATTAGCAATGTTCTGGGCACTTTGTGCTACTGTACGAATACCTTGCACGATTGTGAAATCATACGGAGATAATTCTAAAGCCCTACGAGCTACTTTTTGTAGTTCGGGCTTAACGGTGGCTAATTGTTTTTCGCTATTTTTACCAAATTTAAAACTCATATTGACCTACCTAAAGATCTCTGTTGTGGGGAACAGAGCTTTGTTAAGTATTCCTTAAATTGTTCTGAATCGGCAATATCTACTGGTTTATCTCTCCAAGCAATACCAATATACCCAGCATAGATATTGTTTAGATTGAAATACGGACACGTGTAAATATAATTAAATATTACGTTTTTAAACGAAGGGATATTTTTCCCCATATATTTATTAACCTTTACAGTTAAATCCGAAGCATAGTTAAAGCCTTCTAGGTGACGTCTGTATAATTCAGACGTTTTATTTACTGCTTTATCGGCCAAGTCAGCCCTATCTAATTGCGCATTGCTTTCCCATGCAATAATGTTAGAGTAATCATTAATGGCATCGGGTTTATACTTGACGACAAAAACAGCATCCGCACCCGTTTGAGAAAAGAGTACCATGCTCTTTTCTCTAGCTACATTAGGAAAGTTATCTATCCTTTGAGTTTGAACATCCTGTAGAACCGCAGACGTGGAGAAAGTCTTTAAGAATGACATCACCTCACTAGTATTACTAACAAATAAGAAAATAATGACAGCAACTAAGATAGTTAGCAGACGTTTAAGAAGCGATGCTGGGTCTTTCGCTTCTTGGAGCAGTACTGTTAATAATTGTAAGAACTTTTCCAATTTGTAACCTCCTCTAACCAGTACCATTATACTAATTTTGGAGGAAAATTTCAATGGGTTTTTAAATGTTACACTTGGAGCATAAAATTATGTCGTTGTCAAGAAGAATTTTAGATAAAAGAAAAGCCAGGGTACTTAACCCTGGCTTAAAATTACTTACTCTTCATTGTGCTCCCCGGATTGAGGTAACTGCGCTTTATTGTATTGCTCAGATCGATATTTTGCCAAGATTTCGATACGCTTATGAATTTCCTTGCTATCTAGATAGATATTTTTGTTGTCTTTTACCATCTCGTCGATTTCATCTATTGAGAAGAACGGATAGTAGACATCTAGCATCATATCTTCTACGAACTTGTTGTAAGATTCATAGGCTTTCTTGATTTCTTGACCTTTCTCACAGAACCCGCCAGAGAACGTGTGTCCCATTAACGTAGCATGTGGATGTACTACCCATCCATGACAAGATAGGAAAATTGTGCAGTAAGCAGAAGCACTAGGACCAATCAGGTGTCCTATAACTGTTCCACGGCAATTAGCAATTAAGTTAGATAACTGTGCAGCAGTATCAACATAACCACCGGGGCCATTAATCATCAGATTAATTTCGTCGTCCTCATTTGCCTGCATAAGTACCATTGATAAATCACGGTATTCATCCGGCGGACCAAGTTCTTCATCAAAGAAAAAGGTATACTCATTAGATTGGCGAATGGAGTGGAACAGGTTAGTCTTTTCTTCTTTTTTATTAGTCATAGCGATCCTTGATTATCCAACTAGTGGTTCTAGCTCTAAGTCACAGAAGTTATACACTTCTAGTTTAAGGTTATTGATACCATCGAATTTATTAACTAATTCGTGAGTGATATATTTTGCAGGAATACCACTTTCAGATGGATGATCTGATTTAATAGTGAACTTCTGCTCAGCGGGCACTACATTTACTAGTAAAGAATCCATATCTAAATGGTTCGTCTCTCTGAGTAACTCTCCTTCATTGGGGAATCTCACATCTGTTATTACGGCGACATCTGGGTCGTCTTTAGCGATGGATTGCTCCAGAATTATGAGCCAAATGCGTTCATGTACCAGCTGCCTTCCTAGCTCCGTTCCTACGAGCTGTAACATTTTTCTCGGAGAAATAAATAAACTATAAAGTCCGTCTTCTTTATTCTCTGAGATAAGTTGTTGAGGATTAAGATATTTTTCCTCAAAAATCGGCCAAACGTACGAGAAGTCTTCAAACTTATCGATACCGTATTTAAACCATACGTCTCTAGCTCGCTCCAATTGAGATTGTGTGACCGTAAACCATTGGTCAATCTCTTTCCCCCTGCGCTCTCCTAGAAACTCTGGAGTTACGCCGAGGATTACGGATGCAAGTTCATAAACGGGCTTAGCAAAACTGTAACGACGGGATAAACACGTTGGATACGTGTCATTACACCAATCGATAATTAATTTTGCAACGGTATCTTTTCCCGAACCAGCTTCACCATGTAAACCGACTAATACTGACATTAATCTTTCCTATTGTTAATTGGTGGATAATATACTAAACAACGTTTTTCTTGCAAATCTTGGCGGTAGAAGCAAACCATACTTGTCAGTCGTGAGATATAAGAATATTCTGCCTCACGGCATTTTGCCAACATATTCCAATCTTTATATGGTACAACAACTACTACGCCATCTTCCCCATTTGTAGCTAATTTCTTTTCAAACTTAAAGTCAAAGCTACAAGGTTGAAGCCCTTTAGGCCAATCTACGTGAGCTGTTGGTAGCTCATGTGTAGGTTCTGGCTTTATTTCTTGTGCACAGCCTGTGATTGTGATTGCGGCTGCGAGCAGTATTCCAAGTTTCCAGTTAAACATGCTAATCTTTCCTCGAACTCCTTACTCTGCTTTTTAGCAATTAATGTAACCAATCCAGGCTTTGCAGCTATAATATCTTGACGACTAAGTGCCTTATCAAGCTGATTAATTTTCTTGTCTAGATCTGCTTGCGAAACATTATTCATTGTGAAATACTGATTCATTCGAGTCTCACGAAGTTCACTCTCAGCCCTCACATTATTAAGGGAGGTTTCTAGAGAAGAGATCTTTTTAGTAGCTACTGCAAGATCGCCTGCTAGAGTCTCAACCTTATTAACTAAGTGATAAGCACCGAATCCTATGCCTATCGCTAGACCTGCTCCCAGGATATACATCTTGTTATTCCAAACTAAGTCTACAAACCATTTCCGCATTAGCCTGTACTCGCAAACTCACCGTGGAGTTCTTTGAGTTTGGTATCCCGCCATTTTATAGCCTCTTCCAAACTCTTAAGTGTTTTCGAAACTTGCTTACCATGTTTGGTAATTCTTACTTGGTAAGTCCCATTTGTTTTTCTATGGATATTTTTAACGCCTAAATGGTTATCGCTTCTTACTTTTTGGTTACAAGCGTTATCAGATCTTGTAGCAGGCCTTAGATTCTCAAATCTATCATTAGTTGAGTCTTTGTCCTTGTGATCAACTATTTCAGGCCATTCTCCAGTATGCCATGCATAGATTAATCTATGTGCCCCTATAGCTAGGGAACCATTATATAGTTCAACTACTCTATGCCCTGTACTTTGTCTAGATCCTGCTACTGTTCCGGCGAATATCTTATTAAAATGTTCGTCCCCTTCCCTGGGTTTCCAGATAAGATTACCATCTTCTTGGTAATCGAACATTCTTCTTAGCTCTTCCTTACTGATCATCTTTTCATATTCCTAAAAGAAGTAACAGTATCAAATCCATGTGCAGCTAAGCGATCCTTATCGGAAATCGTAATAGTATTTGGTTCACCGGTTCCTAACACGCCCCAGATATATTGCTCGATCATCTGGTGCAAACGGTATAAGTTACTTTCAATTTCTTGCCACGGAATACCTGACTGATGGAAACGAATGTTAGTCTGAATCACGAAGTTACGAACATCATCGTTATCGTTCTTCTTGATACCTTTCACATACGCAATCGGTACACGCAGTTCGGACAAGATACGTTCTGCTTTAGGTTTTGCTTCAACGAGCAAATCACGCATTGTTTCACGAACATCTCCACGACTCTTATCCATTAAGTAGGAGCGAGCATGCAACCCCATCTCTTCCATTTTATCGAACATAGTGTCGAGGTCGAACGTTTTGAAGCTAAATGCTGGATGCCAGCAGTACAGCTCGTGCAGCCAGTAAACTTCACCTGCAACAAACAGTGGGTTTACAAAGTATTCGAAGTCGCCACGGAAAGATAGTGAACCCTCACGAAATACTTGGCGAGTATGCACAATGTTCTTTTCTGCATCATCAGTTACCTTAACCAGTAACTCTTCAGTTTTACGCTCCCAAACACGATCGGGGTCAAACAAACTGTTCTGCAAATCATACACATCTGCAAATTTAGAAATGATTCTCATATTTAATCCTCTTGCCTCAATCTATGAATATATTATACAAAAGTTTGGGCATCTATGCAACTAAAATTTTATTACAAAAATAGCCCAGTCGCAAAAGTGCAGGCTGGGCTTTGTCATTATTTGCTTTTGCTAGTAAGTTGACTTAGTGTCAATCTTATGTAATATTAGTTTCTCTAGCTTTGCGTAGTACCCCTGCATTTCTCCATAGCTTAATATCGTCCACTGTTTCTTTATAAGGAGCTATGGTAAAACCTAGCGGGCCAGCACTAAATAATCCTAAGAATCCTATTGCACGCATATAGAATAAACATTCTTCACCTGTCATTTCTTCAACTGCTTTTCTTTGTTTTTCGTTTTCAAACTCGTGCTCCTTGTTGTCTATACGAAGGTGTTTAATGAACCATTCAGCAGAATATTCATCTAAGTGTCTAAGTATAGCTACTGCATACCCGGCGCCAATTAAAAACCAAGTGGTAACAAGAATTAGTACTATGGTCATATCATCTCCAGTTAAGGTCAGCGACCAACTCACCACTTACCGCACTAAGGGGCACGACTCCCTTATCCGTAACAGTTGCAGGTGACGCAACTCGGTCCTACGCGAGTTCTTTAGTTATTCTGCATTTCTGCTTTAAATTTTTTCATATTACGAGTTTTTCTGTAATAGAAAAATACAGATGCTGGTCCTAGCAGAATATCCATAATAAATATTGCAGCTCTAGCACATCTTAGCAGCGTTTTATCGTCAAGAGGTGGCAGGTCTGATGGACGTGTTTTATGCGCAACATACAAGAGCACATCTTTATTCTTAGAGATGAATAAATCATCTATTAGGCTGTAGATAGCAACTACAGACCCGATAACAAACCAAAGAGCAAATGGAGAGATAATCATTTCAGATCCTTTTCACTAATTAAAATATTTGTAAATAGTGGAGTATTTCCTAAACTCATGGCTGGTCCAAATGTATTCATGGCTACCCATAACTGCACGGTTATCATACCGTCTTTAATCGCCGGATCTTTATACTCCTCGATACGTTTCTTGGCAAAAGCAACTATGTCTGGATTATTTTTATTTTCCTGAATATAGTCATGCCAAAACTGGGTATTCTCACTACGTAGGAATGTTAAAATATCCTTAGTTGCTGGAATCTGCACTGTGCTGTTGATGTTTAGTCTTTTCACGTTCTTCTCTCTGTTATTCTTTAGGAAACCCATTAAACTCTTCGATGACTGCTAGAGTTCCGTGCAATTCTAATCGTAATCCATTAGCTTTGTATACTGCAGATTCTAAGTCTTCATAGTTAAAATAACCACCAAATATATTATTTCCCGTGGAATTTCGCACCATTACTTGCCATTTCTGTGCCTTTGTACTCCAAGACACACCTAAGTATCCAGAGTTACTAGTGGATTTACGATTTCTACTATTTTCTTGTCTGTTAGATTCTCTAAGATTAACCCATCTGTTATCCGACCTAATCCTATTAATGTGATCAACTTCCTCTGGAAGTTTACCTGTCATATATAGGAAAGCTAGTTGTTGTGCATAATATGCTTTTTTATCAAGCCTTATTTGGATATACCCATCAGACCTTAACGTGCCTGCAAATGCACCTACCTTTAGTCTACCTCTTAGGATTTTATTAGTAAATTGTCCTGTCTCAGGATTATATTCTAGCAGTTCTTTTAACCTTTCTTGAGTAATCATTCTTCTACTTCCACATCACAATCATAACGACAAGTAAACGAGTCAGAATTGTTGGAACGTTGGGTAGTAATATTACCGTTACGCTGAATGGTAATAGCTGGAGTAGAGAAGTTTTTATTGGTCATAATTTCTATATTACCATTACGCTCCCTTACTAATCTGACTTTACCATATTCAGTAATGATGCCATTTTGTTGGACTTTAACATTACCGTTTTTCATAAAAACTTTGGTAGATGCTAGAGAACCGAAACTAACTGCCGAAACCATCAGTGCAACAATAAACTTATTCATCATGGTCTTCCTCACTACAGTCACGGCATACATCATAATCGTTGAAGGAATGTTCGTGAGCTTCACACCACCAAGAACAAGAATCACAGAGGAATATTTCGGTTTTCTCAAGTGCTTGGCCTAAAAGATCATCAGCTTCCCCAGCAGTAATCTTCAATCCACATACATCTGCCACACGTTCTTTAATTAAGCGACCTGCCCCATGATAAGACATGCAGGTTCCAACAACACTATGCTCGACAACGTGAATGGCACAGTCTAGACGAGTTTTCATTTCAAACCTCCCTCATCAATTTATATAAATATTATAACAAGAAAAGAGAGGTTTAGCAAATGAATTATTTCAGAAATTAGTCGTAGCACCACCATAACCCACGCTTACGCATGTCATGATCGCGATTATAGTCGTAATTTTCTGGATCTTTCATCACGCGGTGGAGTTCTTGACGATTACCTTGACGAACCATTTTATTAGAATGCCACTTAACACTCTTACTAACAGAACTCCAGCTATAACCATCCTTTTTCTCATTACGAATGGTTGCTTCTTCCATTTCTTGTTCTACCTTATCCCAGGATTTAGCATAAGTAACACGAATCCAGTAGCCACCCGCTTTGAGGAAAGTATATTCCTGGGTGTAATTAGCTTTAGACTTCCACCACTGATCACCAGATTGTTTACGATAAGTACGGCTCATATTACCTCCATTAAGTCTTTTAAATTAACCTAATGTGGATGAATTTTATTATACATAAATTATTTACCTATATACAGAAAAACCCCAGACTACTTATTCAATAGCTGGGGTTTGTTATTAATCACAGATCGGGGTGCTTATCTTCTAAACAGTCCGAGCTAATATATTCTCCGGATCCTACGAAGCCATCAAATTCATCATTTGAAATATCCGTAATCATTGCTTCCATTTTCCTAATCTCCGAGGTTTTCATCCCTGCTTTACTATTCTTAAAGTGTTTGCGAGGATTCCCGCACATCCAACAAGAACAGATACAAGGAGTAGTAGTGATAATACCTAACCGTTTAGGGCCTTCATGTGGGAAGACTGTCCAGTATTTCTTGCGGTTGTTCTTCACACGTTGCCGGTGATGACGTCTTAATGCTCGATCCACACATTTCTCCTAAAACTTGGGAGATAAATGGAGTTTGCTCGACTACCTTACGTAGTTCGTAGAAACTGTATCCAAGCCCCATTACATCGCCTGAGTAAATGTACGACTAATAACGTCGTTCTGCTGTTCACGCGTCAGTGCGTTAAAACGCACAGCGTACCCTGAAACACGGATAGTTAATTGAGGGTATTTTTCAGGATGTTTCTGTGCATCCAAAAGCTGATCACGACTTAACACATTGACATTTAGGTGTTGACCACCTTCAATTTGAGGGGCGACTTCCACTTTGACTTCACGAAAGGATTCGGGGTCAAAATGAGGTGTAATACCTTCTAGATCTTCAACTAGAACTTTTTGTTTAAGTTCACCATCTTTAGAATATAATTGAATAATCTGATTATTATGAACAATATTAATTACGCCAGATTTAAGATTTTGATACGCTTTCATTAGATCTCCTGGTTGGTAGTTAGTAGTGGATTTGAACCACTGTAGTCGCTCCGTATGAAGGAGGTGCATAACCACTCTGCCAACTAACTATTATGTTTTACTAGGCTAAGTAAGTATTCTTTGTACTCCTTAGACCAACTAGCTTTTTTAAACTTTCCTGGACGCATAGTCTTAATTCCTAGATTTGGTACTCCGGGAGGGATTTAAACCCCCGATCTCTCGGTTATCAGCCGAGTGCTTTAGATCGCTAAGCTACCGAAGTATTAAAATATTTACATCACACACTGTCTAAGTAAGAAGTATAATGGAACTTAGTTTCTCCAGCCTTATCTACTTCTACCTCAGTTCGAGGTACTTGACGAACCACACCATAAATCATCTTATATCGGATGCCTCTAGCTGGTTCATGATCTTTTGGAAATACTTGTTTGACCGTTACTACTTTATACCCTTCACGCGGTGTTAACACAACTACTTGATCACCCTCTTTGATTTTCCAAGAAGATGGAAATTCATAGGTGTATCTTTGGCCACCAGTTTGGAATACTACAGAAAGATAACGTTTCATTTGGTTTCCCTCTCATTAACTTATATAAATATTATAGCAATAAATAAGAGAGAAAGCAAATGAATTTTTAAGTTTGGTGCTCCCACTAGGAATCGAACCCGGTTCAGATGCTTACAAGGCAACTGCATCACCAACAATGCTTTAGGAGCGATGATCCCGTTATTTCAACGGGATTTCTTTTTCAAATACAGGGGATTTATCTGACATTACTGTCATTGCCAACTGCTGAAGAAACTCGAAAGTTAGCTTTAAACGTTCTTCGCCTAATTCAATCTCAACGTATTTCTTTTGTTTGTCAACCTTTAATTTTAGGTTATCAGCCATTAGAGAGTACAGTACTGGTAGTTGGCAATACTACAGATGAAGCAACAGTGTTTAAATGCTTTCTCCAGTCTAGGTTAAATTGTTTTCGAAACTCTTCATAAGGTTCTTCTGGATAAAAGCTAAAACCTCCTTTCTCATCATTCAGGATAACAGAGCCGTCAGTTTGTTCATATGCTCGATATGTTTCTCCAATAATGATAACTCGCTTATCAGTACTTTTATTACGAAACTCAAAAACGTGCATAGTGTTTCCTTAAAGTTGGAGCGGCTAGAGGGAATCGAACCCTACTCAGCGAGGCTTGGAAGGCCTGCGACACAACCCGTGTGCTTAACCGCGATTATTTGGCAGGGGATATTGGATTTGAACCAATGATCTCGACTTCAAAGGCCGAAGCTTTAGGCCAAGCTAAGCTAATCCCCAATTGTTTGGCAGAAGGTAGTGGGTTCGAACCACGATCAGTGGTTTCAGAGATCCCAGCCTTAACCGACTTGGCTAACCTTCTTCTTAATACTTTTTGGATCTTTACCTGTTAAGGATTTATAACGTTTACGTAGTCCGTTATCAGATAATCCTAACTCTTTTGATGCTTTAACCCATGAATAGTTTATTACCCAATATTCTATTTGCTCTGCTGTAATATCAGGGCTACTCTTAGGTTTACAATCAAAACAAGTTTTAGATGAAGAATTTATTTGTTTATTACAGTAAGGGCATTTATTACCACCTATTGTATGTCCTCTTTCAACTGTAGTTTTTATTCTATGATCTTGCTTGGTCATGACTACTAGATTATCTAAGGAAAAATTCAATTTATTCCTATCTTTGTGATCCACTTCTAGCTCAGATTCTAGTGAAGGTAAATCTTTAAATACTCTAGCTAGTAATCTATGTAATACGATAGAGACATTCTTGCCCTGTTCATAGAATGTTACAAACGGATATCCTGCACTACCTAAATGATGTGTGAGTAATTTATTACTCTTGGTAGAGTAAACTTCTCCATATGGAGAGATTAAGTATTCGGGATATTCCGGAATTACTTTGAAATTTTCTAATTTCATCTTATTCTACAGGAACCGTGGCGATTGGCTCAGGTTCTTCAAGGCGCTTACCTTCATGATCTACTCGAATGACTCCGCATCCTTCGCAAACCACAACTGCACCATAACCTTCTTTGACTTCGGCTTCTGTAATCAGACCAGATAAGTCACCAGTATCTCTGCCCCACATATCAATGGAGCATTGTTTGCAGAAATCAGCCATATTTTATTTCCTATTTAAGTTAATTTGGGGTGGCTAGTGGAATTCGAATCCACATAGGCCTGATTCACAATCAGGATCATTAACCAATTATGATATAGCCACAATTGAAAACTCGCAGGGTTAGCGAAACCATCCTCAATTAGCATGTTCTAGAATACTAATCAAGTTATCTCCTATTGCACGCAGCTCAAGACGAGTACGAATTTTCAATTGTGGCGGCTCTCAGAAACTCTTCTATTCTAGCCCCAGAAGCTTACCCCCGAACGCATGTCGGGAAAGTCTTTCCAAGCGCATCAAATAGCACCGTTACACTTTGAGCCATTGATATATCAAGGAACAGAAGGAGTTGAACCTTCACGAGATAGACCATTTATCTCAACCGCTTTTAAGGTATATTTCTAGGAGCGGATGTTCCTAGTAAACCTATTCGGCAGTCCCGTCTACCAATTCCGGCATATTCCAAGAATTTTTTATAAACCAGCAGAAGCCTCATTTAAAGCATCAACAATAGCTTCACGCTGGGTCATTCCATACCCAGTGGAGTCTAGGTGAGGCAAATAGGCTGCCCATCCATTATCTGTTTCATGAAGGCATGCTTTAAATTTTTTACCGTCCTTCATTGTTACAGTAACTGTTTTGCTCATAAGGATTCCTTATAGTTAATTGGAGGAAGGTAATGGAGTCGAACCATCACCGTATCACTACAGCGGGCTAGTTTTCAAGACTAGTTGCGTACCACTACGCCCTACCTTCCATTTGTTTGGCGGAAAAGATGGGAGTTGAACCCATAAGGCAATATTGCTATTACTCAACCGATTTCCAATCGGGTTTAGTCGCCAGTCTATTTGCTTTTCCGTTGTTCTGTTAATACTTTTGGGCTTAATCCAGTTAGTTTAGTATACCTCCTGCGCAAAGTGGACTCTGATACTTCTAACTCTTTAGCTGCCTTAACCCACCCCATTAATAAAACCTTTTCAGTTATGTCGTCTAAAGACAATTCTGGTTTTATCAACCTTCCTGTAGGTTTTGGCTTACAATTTGTACATGTTACAGATCTCTGAAGCATTAGACTCCCACATAGGGGGCAAGGTACTCTACTGTCAGACCACCCATTATCTTTATTAGTTTTCCTCTGATGTTCTATTTTTGATAGGACTTGAAGATTATCTTTAGATAGATTCAGTCTATCTCTATCCTTATGATCTACCTCTAATTCAGGGTCAAATAGATTATATAAGTCCCCAAATACATGAGAAATAATTCGGTGTATAAGTACAGAGGTTTGTTTACCATTTATCTGTAATTTTACAGCAGGGTATCCATCAACTATATATCTTGATAAAACTTTATTAGTAAATGTAGAGAACACATCCCCCGCCTCATTTACTAAATACCCTGGTGCATCTTTTATTGGTACAAACTGCATACATAAATCCTATGAGTTGGTGGGGCTAGGGAGACTCGAACTCCCACGCATTTAAGCTACGGAATCTAAGGCCGTATTGTCTACCAGTTCCAGCATAGCCCCGAATTTGGTGGACAAAGAGGGACTCGAACCCTCCCTACCAGATTGCAAGTCTGGTGTGCTCCCGCTGACACTATTCGCCCAAATTATTTAGTTTACTAAGGCTATTAGCTCGGCGTAACTACAGCACCTTCGCTTCAAGCGGAAGGAACCGCGTCATCTCGCAAACCCAATACACTATTCAGTTGCCGCTGAATCTAGTGGACTAATCTAGAACTTCTCCCAAATCGTAGGGATCGTGCTTTTTGGCAGCCAGTCCTAGGTCGAGCTAATACCTTAGTGAACTATGATGGGGATTTCTCCTCATCAATTTATATAAATATTATAACAAGAAATTAAGCATTAAGCAACTGCGTTTTTGAAATTTCTTGGACTTGGTACTCGGTGATAGAATCGAACTATCACAACCGCCGTGTAAAGGCGGGGTTCTCCCATTATACTAACCGAGCAAAAATTTGGTGGGTTGCACAGGACTCGAACCTGTAACCTATGGTTTAAAAGACCAGTGCTCTAAACCAGTTGAGCTAGCAACCCTTAGTAACCATTATATACTTCTTTAATAGTATGGACTTTCAAATAAAGGTGATTAGTACTAAACTCCGCCATTACTTCTTTTTCATTTTTTCCATAATGTGCAAGTAAGGATTTTGATGTATTCTTACCTAAACGTTTGTCACTTACTACTAATCGAAATACTTTCATTTCGAAATCCTCTATTAAAATGGAAGCGGGTGCAGGAATCGAACCTACCTCTTTCTAGCTTATGAGACTAGCGATCTCTACCAGAGATCTAACCCGCAATTGTTTGGTCTCCAATGAAGGACTCGAACCTTCAACCCCACCGCCCCAAACGGTGTACTCTAGCCAATTGAGCTAATCGGAGAAAATTATTTCTTCAGCCACAACATGCTTAATCCTAGCATTGTAAAGCCTGTACTTAATCCTATTACCTTTTCTATCATAGAAAAGTTATCTATGTTAAATCCTACTATTACTATAGGGATAACCCAAGTACACATGAATACTGATGCAATTTTATACTTCACTTAGCTTTCCTTCTCTTCACTTTATAAGATATATTATACAGAGAATTAAGCATAATAGCAACTACATTTTTCATAAATTTACTTATTGTGTAGGCCACCTGGAGGCTACCAACCCCACGGCTGACAAAGAAGTTTGCGAGACTTCTCTTAAAAGCCAGAATAGACCCGCCGATCTATCGGAACCTACATAATAAGTAAACTTTATAGTGTCATCCTAGACAGGATTCGAACCTGCTATCACTTGTGCGGACTTACGAGAACCATTCTTTCACTCGAATCGAACGAGCTTCTGCCCTCGCCAAGTTGGTTTCCCCATCAACCACGCTAGAATGTTAGATTGTTTTCAGTGCAAGAGTCCGAGTCTTGGACACGACCGCTTCGCAAGTACATAGGCAGCTTATCATGAGTCAGCACTTCCGAATTGCTAGCTCCGTGTTCTGCACTGAAATTTTATTAGTTTAACCGTAAAGTATTATCTACTTCACCATTAATTGTTCGGCACTCCTCTGGGATTGCCGGAGTGGCCTTGTATTCCCACCACTCAGCACCATCATATTCCCCACGTTCTAGCCAAGTTCCGTCGGCAAACCATACATTACCATAAAGTAATTGTCCACCGTATCCAGAATCATATTCAAAGTCTAGGTTATCAAGAAAATCCTCAATATCTTCTTCTGTATAACCTAAAGGTAATACCCAAACTTTTTTATCCCCATAATACCCGAATTCTATTTTAATACACTTAACTTCAGAATTAGTATTTTTTAAGGCAAGTAACAGCTCTTCTTTGGCATTACGCATAGTATATTCCCATACTGAATTAATTTGGCGCGACCGATGGGATTTGAACCCACATTCTCTCCCGTGACAGGGGAGTACCATTACCAAGCCAGCCCCGGTCGCATAATTTATTTACTCAGCTTTGAGTTTTTCAATAGCTGCATTAAGTTCTTTAAGAAACTCTTTTCGTACATTAAGACGATTGAGACTTACTAGTATATCATGTTTAAGCTCTTCGATGTATTTCTTCTCAACTTCAATATTGTTGATAGTGCTATCACGATGAACTTCTAGCTGCGCAATCACATTCTTGGACATGCTTGTTTCCTCAGTTATTAATGAAAATGGTATCTGTGGCTGAATTCGATGTCAGCAATGATAGCTGGTTGGCTACCGGTTTACTTAACTCTACACAGAATTTGGCGGTTCCTGCTGGATTCGAACCAGCAACCCTCAACTTAACAAGATGCCGCTCTAACCAATTAGAGCTAAGGAACCATATAAGTCAGAACTAGAGTTAATACGTTCTAGATATTTACTAAGATCTCTAGAATTTATACTAAACCACTCATGTTCTTTTAAATCTTTGAAATACTGGTGAATTAGTTTTTCACCTTTTCGTTTGTCAAACCAAAAAGACCAATGCTCTAACTTATAATCCCTATAAGGGGAATAAGTCTGATATTGAGCTAATCTCTCCTTTGGATTTTGACTCATACCTATTTTATACTGATTTTTCCATGCAGGATTACTAATACAGTATACAAAACCTTCAGAAATAGGAAGTTTATTTTCCTGCTTAAACTTTATAAAGGAAAGTGCAGCAAGTTTTCTCGAATACATAGTATTTGTATTCTTTTTGGTATTACCATTGGTTCCTGAAAGATTTATATATACTTCCATAAATCTTTGGATTAGTTCTGCGGTTATATAGAAGGGCTCATTAGTAACAACGCCTTTCTTTACCAAACTATCAAAAACTTTTGTATGCACTACTTCTTTCCTTTAGTAATTTGGACGACCGCATGAGATTTGAACTCACATAAAAAGGATTTGCAATCCTTCGCCTAAGCCATTCAGCCAACGGTCGATTTATTATCTTTCATAATATGTAGCTACATGGTCGGAACCACAATTACCACACACTTTCTTACCTGTTTTAGAGTAGTAATCTTGATCACCACATTCATAACAGATACATAATTCTTTTTCTTGTTCTGTCATATTGCTTCTCCAGTTCAATTTATGTAATTATTATATAGAACTTTTGGAAACTAAGCAACTACATTTTTTAAGAATTTGATGCCTTTCTTTTTCTTCTTATATTTCCACGTTAATGGATTCTGTCGATTATAAACGCTTGAGATCTTTGTCTCGTCAAAGTTCTTCAATATCATGTAATCACAGGATAATTGTTCTAGTGGAATGTGGTCACCGCCAAAAGCGTATATATAAGGCCGTTGACTAACACGATAATGATAGACTTTGTTAATTCTACGTTTCAGCGATTTATCCGCACAGTAAATAAAGAAGTTTTCAGGATGCATCAGCATCTCCTTCAATTTGGTGCACCCTGTTCGAATTGAACGAACCTCTCAAGCTCTTCAGGCAAGCGCTAATCCATCTCAGCTAAAGGTGCAAATTTTGGCAGAGGTAAAGGTATTCGAAACCTTTTCATGGGTTTTGGAGGCCCATTTGCAACCTATGCGTACCCCAATTGTTAATTGGCGTCCTGTGTGGGGATCGAACCCGCAAACCCTACCTTGAAAGGGTAGTGACTTTACCAGTTTGTCTAACAGGACTTAAATTGGTAGGGGAGGATGGAGTCGAACCACCCGAGTCGCAATGACAACTAATTTACAGTCAGCTCTGCTACCACTTACAGAATACTCCCCCATATTTGAATGAAAAGTAAGTCGGTTAAACTCAAGGTGGAATATTTCAGGATTTCCTGACTTTACCCCTCAAAGTAACTCGCTTAGTTACTTCTCATTCAGATATGTTTCCAAATTAGATAACTATTATACCAAGTTTTAAGGCACTGAGCAAGTCAAATTTTGAAGAACTTGCTCAGTGCTGTATTAGTTAGTCGAACTTAGGAGTGACAGATAAGGAGAACGGAAGTTCAAAAACTTCTTCACCCTCATTACTAACAGTAACTACACGACCTTTAAGTTCAGACATTGAAATATCAATATCAGCTTTTGCATCTGGAGCCATGCCAGCTTCAACACATTTAGCTTTAACTTCCGGCAAGAGTTCTACATCGTAGAAATAAAGCCATTCAATCTCACCTTCCCAGCCTTCCCAGGATTTACAGATTGCACTTTCAATACCAGTTGCTACAACACTATTTTGCATTCGTTAACTCCTTCATCAATTTATACAACTATTATATCAGAAATTTAAAGCAAAAGGCAAGTACATTTTTAAAAATTCTATTCGGAGGAGCTAAACTCCAGATTCTTCTGCCAAGTCTAGGCTAATAAGAGTTATAGCCATAATTGCTGCACCGTGTTCTTTTTCTCCGGTGTTTTTAGCAGAGTCTATAATATCCTTAATCTGTTCGTAATAACTTTTTACTTCTTGTTCAATGCCTGCCTCGGCTATCATGCCTTTAGCCATGAATCGTTGCATGGTAATTTCAGGATTAGCCATGTTGTTTCTCCAGTTTCATTTTTAATAGTTTACAGATGAAATCAACGTCTTCATCCGTGCCTAAGTCTCTATCCTCAAGGGTCGCCTTGAAGTTTTTCGTCAATTCCATGAGGATGACTTCCCTAGAACGACGTGTTGGGGGCGGAGGAGGTCTATACATCTTAATTCCTTAATTTGGTAGGAACTATATCATCTATTTTTCTTAATACTTTTAGGATCTTTCCCCGTCAGGGACTTATACCTTTTCCTTAATCCAGTATCAGACAATCCTAGTTCTTTAGAGGCACGAATCCAGGAATATTTAGATACCCAGTACTCTATTTGCTCCACAGTAATATCTGGATTTATAGTTATCCCTTTAGGAGTACATGATTTACAGTGTGTTGCTCTTGAGCTAATTTCGCAGTGACAAATAGCACACGTATTTACAGTCCTTTCTGTATACCTGCCAATATTTTTGCCTGCATGAGTAGGCGTTAGTGCATGGCAATTTGGACATAGGAGGGCTAAGTTATCCCATTCATTATTATAGTGGTTTCCATCCTTGTGTTCGAGTTCTAAAGGAATTGGTTTGTCTAACCAACTTTCTAAGCCGCAACTCTCACACTTATGTGGTTTTAGCCCCTCGTTAAGAATTTTATTCTTTAGTTTATAGGAAGAAATAGGGCTGCCGTTATATAAATATTCTGTTGCAGACTTATATTTATTATCATACTGCCTATTCGTAGGAATAACTACTATTCCTAGTTTTCCTAAATATGCTTCCAAAGTGTTCGAGGAGCAGGATAGCATTCTTGCTATCTCTGCCTTAGATTTTCCCTGAGCTATCCACTGAGCTATTTCTTCCTTTCTATCTAGTATATCAGTTCTCATAATTTATGACTTTCTACTTAAGTTGGTGGCTCCCCGAGGATTCGAACCTACGTACCTTCCAGTTATGAGCTGGGTGCTCATACCATATGAGCTTGAGAACCAGAATTTGGCGGAAGAAGTGGGAATCGAACCCACAAGGCTATATTTCAAACCGACAGATTAGCAATCTGCTGCAATACCGTTATGCTATTCTTCCGAATTTATAAATATATTATATTAGAAATTTAGCTTCATAGCAAGAAAATTTTTCAAGTTTTCGGTAGACATCTCATCCACATCTACAGGGGAAACAAACCCATTTAACTGTCTAGCAAACTTTTCGCCAGCAGGATCATTATCCCCAACAGCTACCAATTTAAAAGGTAGTAATTTCAATTGCTTTAATAGCGCTTTTCCTGGAGAAGAACCCAACATTGCCAGGGCTGGATAACCAGCGTTATGTAACGCAACTGCCTTAAATACAGATTCAGCAATCAATACTACTTTTTCATCTCCATTGAGAGTTTCTAGTCCCCATACACACTGTGTAGTAGAATAAGTAAAATATCTAGCTTCAAGGGGGCACTTACCATGACCTTTTGGAGCAGAAGGATTATAAGTCTGATAGCCTCTCAACATCCCAGAGAAGTCATACAAGGGGACTGTTAGCCATCCTTCCGGGCTTAACCAGCAATGATATTTATCTGTATCAAACCCTCTAGATAAGAGATGTTCTGTTAGTTCATCAACAGTCATATTAGATTCCTCTCTCAAATTTATAAATATATTATACAGAGAATTTAGCATTCAAGCAATTGAATTTTTTAACTTTTTAGAGGAAAATCTCAGGATGCTTACAGGTAGCAGGTAAGTGGTCAGGACCGAAATTTGTGACCCCACTAAAAATCTGGGGGCAATTTTTAAAGACCCCTTGACATTTTCTCCTGGGTAGTGTAAAGTATATGTTATGGATGAGTGATCAAAGAGACACACATTTTCTATATACTAGGAGGTGTCAAAAAATGACAGAAGAAGTAGCTAATAGTCCTGAGACCGTCGCTAGCGTTGCAGCAGAACTGCACCGTCACGAGGAATCAGATAAGAAAAAGTGGGAGAAGGTCAGAGCCTACGAAGAAGAACATTGTGAACACGATGATAAAGATGATGAACATTGTCATAAATATGGAAAACATAAAATGCAAGAACCAGTAAACGTATTTACTAACGGCTTCCCTGGCATGGGTGCATTCCCGGCTAACGCAGGTGCTTTCGGTGGTGAAGGTATGGGCCTATTCGGAGCTATCCTAATCGGTGCTCTATTAACAGGCGGATTTGGTGGTTTTGGTAGTTTTGGTCGCGGTGCTGGCGTTGCCGCTGAAGGAACTGCTGTGGACGCGATCCTTTCTAACCAAGATACTGCAAGTATTCTAGCTGCAATCAACACTACTCGTACAGAAGCTAACCAGGGCACTGGGGCTGTTCTAAGCGCAGTAAACGGTGTGGGAGCTGCTCAAGCTGCTAGCACTCAGCAAGTTCTGACTACTATCTACGGTACAGGTGCTAATCTGTCAAACCAGATCTGTGCTGAAACTCGTAACGTTATTCAGGGTCAGTTCGATCTTTCTCGTCAGATGGATCAATCTTTCGCTGCTAACCAGATCGCACGTGCTCAAGATAAGTTTGACTCTGCTCAGATTGCTTTCCAGCAGTCTATTCAGACTAACAACCAGTTTGCCGCTGTTCAGGCTCAGATGTGTGCTAACCAGAATGCTATAGAACGTCAGCTTGCTGAATGTTGCTGTGAGCTTCAGACTGCGATCGCCGGTGTAACTACTGCGCGTATCCAGGACGAACTGAATGAATGCCGTCTGCGCGAAGCAATCGCTGCAGGTAGCGGTGCAAATGGTCAGGTAATCAACCAAATCGCTGTAAGTCTTGGTGCTATCACTCAGACTCTGGCTGGTCTGCAGGCTAAACTGCCGGCTTAAAATTAAGGGGAGGAGTCCATTATGAGTAAATATGGTTTTGTAAACAACGGATTTAATCAACAAATGGGCTCCCAGCAGCCCGTTCCGGGTCTGGATAATCCTTACCTACAACAGTTGCAACAGCGTTTAGCAGAAGCGCAACAGATGCAGCAACAACTCCAGCAAAACCCTGGAAGTGTGAGTCCTATGCAAATGATGCAGCAAATGAGCGGGCAGTCGCAAATGCCTCAACAAATGCAGCAACAGGTGCCTCAGCAGCAAGTTCAGCAACAAACCCAACAACCGCAGGTTTCTGCGGAAGGACAGGCAGTACTAGCCCTTTTCGAAGATTTCGCAAAGACAGAGGATGGGAAACAGCTTGTATCACTTATGGGTAAGTTTAATAGCTTCTGCCAAAGCCAAGTTGCAAAAGCTCAAAATGGTGATAATAGCTCCTAAGGAGGAATTATGTGTTGCAGAAAATCTGTTTCGTGCTGCCCAATGCCTGTAGCACGTTGTTGCTCTCCAGCAATGTTTACACAAATACCGGCGTTCAATCCCTTTGCCTTTAAGCCTACTCTTATCCTGCCCCCTAGAGTAGATTTTCAGTCAAGATTGGCCTCCCGTATGGGTGGTTGCTGTAATAAGAGTATATGGTTCTAAAGAACCAATAATAAAAACCCCTAGTCGAAAGACTTAGGGGTTTTCTTTTATCTTAAATACAGAAAAGCCCTGCGCTCTCCAGGGAACACAGGGCTTACTTCGAATATTACATGTGGGTATTACTTGTTACGCATATCCATAATCATCTGGCCATCGTAACCAGTGCCAACTACTGTTTGCGGTACACCACCTTGATATTTCTGAGCACGAATCATTTCAACTTCTAGTTGTTTCCAGCGAATCATCTCAGGAGTAATAGTACGTTGCAGAGCGGCGTTAGCTTCGGCTTCTTTGTTAGCTGCGTACAGTTTAGCATCTGCATCACGTTCGTTTGCAATAGCCTGGTTGTTACGAGCTTCACGATCTGCTTCTGCTTGTTTAACCTTCTGCTGTGCTTCTTGTTCAACACGAGCCAATTCAGCTTTCGCAGCATTAACTTGTTCTTCACGAACTTTGGTATTCTGTACCTGTTCCATGATTACAGGCGGCAAAGTAATATCCTGAAGGAACACTTGCTTAACTGTGTAACCATAAGGGCGTGCGTACTCTTCAACTTCCTGCTGAATTGCAGTTTGCAATTGTGCTTGAATTTTAGCATCAAACAAATCTTGTGCTTTAGGTACAGACTTACCAAACTCACGAATAGTAGATAGTAATTTCTCAGTTACATACTTATCTAGAGCCTGATCCTGAGTACCTGCGTTAATACGGTTAATCGGTGCCTTAGAACCATCAAACTGCAACATAACAGTCAGGTCAACAGTGGATTTAAACTTATCCTGGCTGGGAACCTGAAGTTTATCTAATTTTACAGCAATATCTTTTGTACTAAAAGTATCGAAAGATGCAAATGGGTTTACAAGATGGAAACCAGGTAATACTGGGTTAGGATCTACTTTACCCAGAAATGTTTGGGTTTTAACCGTACCATCAGAAACAATAGTATATGAATTAAAAGCTAGGATTAAACCTGCTAAACCAACCACAGCACCAATACCCCAACGTTTAATAGTGCGAACTACTTTTTGCTCAGAAGTCAGTTCTTTCATATTTTTAGTATTAAACATATATTTCCTTTGTTTTAGTTACAGTTAATAAAGTTGGCCGAGGTGACAGGATTCGAACCTGCATAAAGGAATTTAGAAGACTCCTGCCTCTCCCTTAGACTACACCCCGTTTAAGTATTTTTAAGAACTCTCGTAAAAACTCTTAAAAATACAGACGATACCGGGAGAGTCATAAGTCTCACTCATTAAGTATTTCAAGACAAAATACAGTAACGTCTATTATTTTCCAGTTTATGTCAAGGTGACTATACTTACTTATGCATATAAGGTCGCCATCTGGCAGATTACTCATAAGTCTTATAAAGTAAGTATTCCAGTTTAAGTCAAGGTGACTTAGTGGTTATACACTGCATATACGAGTGCTCGGTTAGGTTAGGGTCATGACTCCCTACCTTTTGCTGCCCTCAACAGGAGTTATCGCGCGTTTACCTGTATGTTGTGCACCATTAGTCACGACTTTCACGTGATCCTTTCCCACTTTGTTGGTAGCTTGAAAAACTACTCCGATATGGAGGAAAAACTTCACTACCTAGAATACCTTCTAAAGTTCTTCTTTAGCCTGGACATAGTTAAATCGTAATAAAACTATTCAGCAGACTGGTTGGTTAGTCTGGAACCAACTACCGCGTGGTTTAGGCAGTGCGCAACTAACCTCGGAAGCTTTTACGTTAAAAGCACCAGTTATCCAGTTCTTACCGACCGTAGGATTCGAACCTACATCTTCCACCAGTTACGGCTTGATAATACCGTTTATACTAGGTCGGCAGTGTTACTACATAAGTGATTTCCACACCCCACTATCAATAAATTAGAGAAGAATTACTCTCTAATTTATGAATATATTATACAGAATTTATAAGCATTTAGCAAATGAATTTTTAGAAAAACTCGCTAGCAATCAAGGCGGCTGTTTTACCATCATAACGCCCTGAAAACTCTGCCTTAATAGTTTTCATTAAGAGAGCTTTGGTAATACCTGGGTTTAGCTTAACCAATTCTGCAAAATATTTACGAATTTCAGTTTCAGTTAGCTGTTGTAGTGCATAATCATGCTCTAAACGCGCTAAAAGATCTAAGTATTCAGCATCAGGAGTATAGTCAACATTCGATTTTTCAGCGGCAATCCGTGTATTCTCAATTGCTTTGAGTTGTGATTTCAACCAGTTAGTAAACCCCAGCTCAGTTACGCAATCTTTATCAATACGTTGCAGGTCTCCTAGAACCGTACTTAGATGCTTAACTGATACAGCGTCACCACTTTTGCGAGCAGCTTCAATCAACTCTCGCAGTACATAAAGCATATTCATGCCCATTATTTCATCCCCAATGCTTGGTTAAAAGATTGTTCTGTCATAACTGCTGAAACTTTGGCGAAATCAAACTTTTTAGGGTTCGTAGTGATCTCAGCAACGTTGGAAGTTTTAACAGTTTTCGTAGTACGAATACCGCGAGTGTTAACACCAATGACGATCAAGTTTTTCATATTTCGCTTCCTCTCATTAATTTATGAAAGTATTATACAGAAGTTTAAGTATTTAAGCAAATAAATTTTTAAGTTTTAGTGACAGCAGGCTTATAAAATGTATGTCCCTTAATCTTAGTTGTTTTCTTAAACTTCTTTGTCCAGTATGGTTTATCTTTACCACTATGGAAGTATAAAGCTCCATGTGTAGGATCTTGTGGTAAATCAACGTAGTATATCACTCTAGCTAAATTCTTGGCGGTTTGCCAAGCCTCATCGGTTTTATCGACTTTTGGTCTCTTAGATACCCAAGAGAACTGGTTAGACTGATATACTACTTTACAGTAGGAATCTGGAAATTTGCCGGAGTTTACACGGTTTTTAGTAACCTGTGCAACCGCCATCATTCCCTTTATGCCCTCACCACGACTCTCGAAATAGATATTTTTAGCAATGCAATCTATTTCTTTTGCATCGTGCGATGCTTGACTACTAAAGCTGAAGGTAAGGGCAGCTACTAAAAGCAAAGCTGCCTTCATTCTTTTTACTCCTGCCAATCGTATTCAATACGATTGGGGTTTTCTTTGTATCCCAAGTCAAGCAAATCATTACGCATAGTTTGCTTAGCTACGGGATTCGAGGTTACTAGTACCACTTTCTTTGGTCTCTGCCCAAATTCTAAAAGTAAACGAAGAATTTGATAACCTTCCATACCATCTACAGCCAAATCGTTATCGAAATAAACAAAATGGCCAGTGGTATCAGTTTTATTCAGAAACTCGATAGCGGCTTCTGGGGTTCGAATGATAATGTCCATTCCGTGAAGATTACGCACATCATCAATCAAAATATGAAAAGTCATAATAGCCTCGTTTCATCAATTTAAAAATATATTATACAGAAAACTTAATAAATTAGCAAATACATTTTTAAATTGTGAAACTAGTAAACCGATAAACAGCCTAGAGGCGCCACAGGCCATATCTTACGAGCCATGTACCTTTGATCTAGGGTTTGAATCATCAACGAATACTTTGCATCTTTTAGCTTTAGAAGTTTAGAAGTTTGAGTTCTTTAAACTTTTCAGCTTTCATACTTAAATGTTGATCTTTGAAGTTGTGTCGGTAATATCAACGACTTTTTGTTTTTACGTGTCAGATTAAATGTCTGATGTAATAAACATAATCTCCAATAGATTATACTTTATAGTATGGTCAGCGGTCTTATTTAACCTCGTATTTCAACCGCTGCTGCGAGGTAAGATGCTTGGGCTTTCGTCTACCGATTTACTAGCTTTTAAATTATTACTCTACTTCAATGAAGGTAGAGGCATTAGACTCGGACAGAACAAAGTCAACATTTGTTGCAAAGTCCTGGTATTCCTCGTCATGCTGTTTAATCAGCTTCTCCAGTCCCAGCGGATCAATCAAGAATGGAGTATTCTTGAGTTCCAACAGGTTGAGCTGCATTTTAACTTCATCTTCGGAAGTTTTCTTATCGCGGGTAGCCATGCTATCCTGCAAACGCTCATATTTAGCATCAAACTGTGCTTTCTGCGTATTAAACTTAACCGTAGCGGCATGGAACTGCTTACGCATATTAGCCAGCAACTGAGCTTTAAGCTCCATAGAACGCTTAGCTTCAATTGCTTCTGCAACAGTCATTTTACGAGAACCGATCTCAACGATCGTTTCTGCGTTGCTCTTAATCAGAGCAGCTTTGATACGATCACGCTGGGACATCATATCCAGCAGAGACTGGAAATCAGTCTTAATACGAGTAGACAGGGCATCTACTTCGATTGCGGCGCCAACTACAACCTGGTTTTTATCCTTACCTTCACCAACAGCGATCAGAAGCTGTTGTTCAGTAGCTTTACGGATTTTAGCTTCCAGAGATTTGATGGTTGCCAGAGCACGAGTTTTAGAAATACGAGTGGTCATTGTTTCTTCCTTATATGAAGTTTAAGATTTGAATTTGTTTAAAGTTGGTCTATTACAGACCAATTGCCAGTAGGGTACGCAGAACAGTATCTTTACTGTTATCAATTTTAGGATTAGCACGATTTAGCAGATCAAAGATTTTCTGGACACCTGATTGACGTTCAGCCATACGACGGATACCCAGATTACGAGTAGCTTTCTTACCATTTTTACGAACATTTTTAGATACTGGCATATTTGTTTTCCTTTTGTTGTTTTCTCAAATTTATGAATATATTATACAGAATTTTGAAGCTGGAAGCAAATCAAATTTTGATTTTTTCGACCATAGCTGCAACACAATAGCTCTCAACTAAGGCATCGAATGCTGGGTCATGTTTAACTGGGTAGATTCCATAACGAATGGTGTCCATCTTCTCCATCTTAGCTTTTGCCCAGCTAATCCCCTCTGCTTCTAGGTCTTTGTAGCTATAACCAGCCTGCATCCAGAGATTGCGGAGAGATCGAACATTGCCCAAGTTCCAGAATTTCCACGGAACTATTTCTTCATTGGTTCCAGCATGAAACGTATTTGCAGAATAGATAGTCATATCAAATTCTGGGCCGTTGCCATAATACAAAGCATTCTCACCTAGAGCCAACTCCATAATATTTTGGGCCATAGAGTAAGCAGCATAGTTAGAGCCGAGTTTATTAGTACAACGATGTTTACCATTTTGGAATGCAATCAGCTTTGGATTACGATCGTTCATAGCTTCCATAATATGGAGAGCTGATGGACTATTTTTAGCTTGATCCATCCAGAATGCTAGAGTAGATGCCGTAACTTTAGCTCCAGAATTAAGCTGATCTTGTACATCCAAAGTAACAAACACTAGATCGGGGTCTTTATCAATTCCATGCATAGCCACAAAAGCGAAAGAAGGCATTGCGATATGAGTAGTACCGCAATCTCCTGGAGTTCCTAGAGATTCAATATCTAGCATACCAAATGGTTTTACTTTCATAACTTATCCTTTATTGCGTAGAAAACTATTAAAGAGCTGTCTCTTTAATAGACTCCCACTTCTTGAGGTCTTTAGAACCAGGAAGCATATCCTCACTGACATCCCAGTTCTCTTCCATAGAGAAGTCAGGCCATTCATTCCAGCTACCTTCCAGCTCTTCATAACAGGTATTCATTACCTCATGACTAGAAAGTCGTGTATAATCTCTAGCGGATTTATGGGTGCTAGCACGGTTAAAATCATTCTTTGCTACAAAATTACGCATAGTTTCTCCAAAATATGAGGGGCTTTCGCCCCTATTTATCTATTACTTCGCTTTACGCTTGCGAGCTGGTTTAGCAGATTTACGAGCAGAATCGCCCGTGAATTTAATCCCTACACCGTAGCACAGAGCACGAACGTTATCTTTGCTATACTCTACACCGAAGATATTTGGCTTAACAGAACCAAACTGTCCACGAGCATCACGCAGTACATCTGCCGTTGGTTTACGCTTCTGGTTAACTGCTTTCTCATAATCTTTCATGGCCATGCCATTACGAGAGAACAATTCAGCTCCAGCATTGAAACTCAGTGTTACTGGAACAGATTTGTGACCATAACCCTGTACATAGGTCACAAGGCGGGCTACAGAACGAGTAGCATTCTTAGCCTTCGGCTTTTGACGAATCGGAGCCGGACGATTCAGTGCCTGTGCAGCTTGAGCATCAGTAGGATGCTTGCGCAGGTGGCGTTCCAGACGAGCTTTGCGGTTAGCCTCAGTCTGCGGGAAAGTTTTAACTGTAGTAGCTGCTTGAGTTTTTGCGTTTTTCTGCTTAGCCATTATTTGTTTTCCTTTTTGTTTATCAATTTATGAAGTATATTATACGAGAATTTGAAGCGTTTAGCAAATGAATTTTTTAAAAATTATCGGCCGACCATCTTAGCTTGTTCTTCATCAGAAACGTATTGATATGCACCCTTGTTATACGCCGGAGCAGTGCACATCTTCTTACGCTCAATTTCTTCTTGAGCTTTACGTTCACGTTCTGCCAATTCCTCATCCAGATAAACTAAACGTTGTTCTGGAGGAGGTGGAAGACGTGTTTCTGGCTCACCAATATTAGCCTTTCTTATTTGACGAGGTGATTGTGCACGTTTTCTCAACGGTTTAAATCCTAATGAATTTGAGTTATAAATTCGCATAAAGCCCTCCTCACTTTCAATACGAATATTATACTAAATTAGAGGGCTTTAAGCAAGAAGATTTTTAATTTATTTATCACATCTCGGCCATTTCAGCTTCAGTAATAACTGTGTTACACAATGCATCTACAGCTTCATTACCACTAATACCAGAATGTCCTTTAACCTTAATAAAGGTAGGATTAGTATTGTGGAAGTTAATGTATTGCTGGGTTAATTTAAATGCTTCTTGCCAAAGTTCTAGATTAAGAGGAACTTCACCATCTGCTTTCTTCCAGCCTTTCCTTTGCCAAGAGAACATCCAGCTTTCCATACCATTTTTGCAATAAGCAGAATCAGTATAGATAACAATTGGTCTATTATCTTTTTTAACTGACCAACGTAGAGCTTCTACAATAGCTGTGAGTTCCATCTCATTATTTGTAGTTTTAGGACTATAACCAGATTTAGAGCCTAAACGATCGTCGTTATCATCATAGACAATAAAACCCCAAGCACCCGGGCCAGGGTTGGACTTACAAGCGCCATCTGTATAAACATGGAAAACTGACATTATTTGCTCCAATTAATAGTTACCCAATAGCCTTCACGCTAATTATGATCAAGTAAAATATATTATATTTGAAATTATACCTAATAAGCAAGTACAATTTCAAATATAATAGCCCCCGAAAGGGCTATTTGAGTTAAGAAGACATCTTAGCTTTAAGAGCTGGGTGAGGATCGTACCCCTCTAAATGGAATGACCAAGCTGCCGTATTATTTTCTAGTAAGTCGTAAAGATCTACAAATTCTGGCATTACTAGAGTCGGTAGAGGGCGTGGCTTGCGTTTTACCTGTTCTTCTACCTGTTCCATGTGGTCATTATAGATATGAGTATCACCGCCACTAAAGATAAGATAACGAGGTTTTAATCCTGTCAGTTTTGCTAATATATGCGTTAGCAAAGCATAGCTAGCAATATTGAAAGGTAAACCGAGGAAACAATCCACAGAGCGTTGTGTCCATTTAAGATCTAGGTATCCATCGTTACTTACATAGCACTGGAAGCCGTAGTGGCAAGGGGGTAATGCCATTTTATCAAGTTCAGCTACGTTCCATGCAGAAACTAGATGTCTGCGGCCATGAGGATTATTCTTGAGTCCTTCAATAAGTTCTAGAATCTGATCTCGCCCACCAAAGTTACGCCACTGTTTACCATATACTGGTCCTAGATTACCCTTATCATACCCCATACTTATAGCTTGGTCTTCATAATTTGGAGTCCAGATGGTCCACTGTCCTTCGTCACGACCAAATGTGAATACACGTAGATCATGAAGATTTGTGGAACCAGACAAGAACCATAAAAGTTCTCCTACTACTGATTTCCAGGCTAGGCGTTTAGTAGTTACAGCCGGGAACCCTTCACGTAGGTCAAACTTAGCATAGGAATCAAAAATTGAAACTGTGCCCGTTCCTGTACGGTCATTACGGGGTTCACCTAGTAAAATTACATCTGTCAAAATTTTTAAGTATTGTTGCATTAATAAGTAACCAATTCCTGTACAAATCGCAGGCTGTTATCACTGTTTGCGCCAACTGCATAGACTAATCGAGTGGATTCATAGTTATAATCCAGTATCATACTATCTAGGTGTGTATCTGCCTCTAGTTTCTGCTCGCTAAAGATTGTAGATACAAAAGCACTTTCAATATGCCCATGTTGGTACATTTCTAGAAGAAGATTAGCTCCACCTAGAACTACTGTTTGCTGATCTTTTAGAAAAGTAGGTAATGTATCACCTATCATTGATATGGGAGTGTAAATATCGTGTGTAATATCATCTGGCAGTGGACGATCAGCACGAATAAATAGGTCAGAAGCCCCAATCATACGTTCCCTAACGGCATATGGAAGAGCTAAATAAGTACCTGCCCCAATAATAATATTATCAGGATTTAGTACATCTAATTGTGAATAAAAAGCATCTAGTTCTTCTTTAAAAGAACCCCAGGGAAGCTTACCTCGGAGGCCGAACTCCCCATTCGGCCCAACTGCATACATTGCTGTAATCATAGGAAATCTCCAAATTCATTGCCCAGATCTTTCAGAGTATCAGTAGAGGTCTCAGTTACCTGACCTACACGGTAGGCTGCACCAATCTGGATTTCTTGTGGAGCAGGCTGTAGAGAAGTAGTATCCAACCAGTTCATGATCCACGGAATAGGGTTTTTAGTGATTACTGGTAAGTGACTAGGCCATTCTACACCAATGTGCATAAATGCATTACGCCCCACAAAGTACAAGTATTCTTCTAGAAGTTCTGCATTCAAACCAATCAGACTACGACCTTTGAAGATGAAATGACCCCATTCAATTTCAGTTTTCAGAGTTTTCAGGAGCTGTGCTGGTGCTTTAGCCACTGCTTCGTCTACCAGATCTTTGTCAAACTGCTGGAACATAATCTGGATGATTGCTTTAGACATCTGGGTGTGCAGAGCCTCATCTTTAGCAATTAATTGCAGATTTTTAGCAATACCTTGCAGAATATCGTTCTCTGCTAGAGCAAAAGTACATGCAAAGGATGCGTAGAACTGCATTGCTTCCAGACCGTAGATTGCAAAATAAGCGTCTAATAACTTAGCCTGAGTTTCACGTTTAACTTCAGGGAACTCAGTTTCTGGATATGTATTGTCACCACGATGATCACGTACTGCGATGAAATACTGACCTAATTGGTACAGTTCATCGAACAGTTCAACAGAATCTGCGATACGTGCAAATGCTTCTTGGTTTTTAGTTACAGAATCAATAAATTCTGCTGGATCAGTCAGCACATTACGAATAATATTACTATAAGCACGACTATGCAGGTCTTCAAAATAGCTCCACTGCTTGAGCATACCTTCCAATTCTGGACGGCTTACAAGCGGCATAATAGCTGCTTCAGGCGCGCGACTAATGAAAGAATCTGTTTGAGTCTGCCATGCTAAGTTCAGGAGTGTGATTTCCTGGATTTCACGTGGGAGATTGGGCCATTGTTTCTTATCTGCTTCCAGACTGATTTCAGTTTCAGTCCAAAATTGAGAGCGAGCTAATAACGCCAGCCTTTCTAGCTCTGGATGGGCTACTCGTACATAATCTGCAATACCAAGAGAATCACCGAGAAATAGATCTTTATTGGTATGATCCCAGTTTAAGTTAAGTAAAGTTGTCATTAGTTCTCCTGTTTATCTGTGTTTCTAAGTAGTGTTGGGTCTTTGGTTATAGAGAGAATTAAAGAATCTCGATACTCTATCGCCTCTTCTAGAGTTGGGAGAGTTTTCACATATTCTTTTCCGTTAATGGATTTTCTAACTTGAAATCCAGACCCTTTCTTCCGAATATTCTTAGTACCCAATATATTGTTTTTACTGGTTTTTCTATTTTGACTATTTAACTGCCAGTCCGCTTCTCTTAGATTAGTCCACTTATAGTTTAGTGAATCTCCATCTATATGGTCAACCATAACTTTAGGTAAGTTTCCTGTCATGTACAGGAAAGCAATATTTTGTGCGGGATACTTCTTACCCTTGATTTGTATTACTAAGTCTTTTCGGTTAGGATCTACTGAGTGGGGTTTTAAACAGCCAGCAGGTAGTCCTCTTACTTTATTGTGTACTTCCTGGTTATTTAACCAAGTAAATGTTCCTTCATCTGGATTATACTCCAGAATCCTTTTTAATTCATCTTGTGTTATCAAAACTAATCTCCTTAACTAATGGAGATATTATAGCAAATCAGGTAGCGATTAGCAAGTAAAATTTCAAAGAAAAAGGAGACCCGAAGATCTCCTTGTTTTTTATTATAACTGGCAACCACCAGAAGCACAACCCGCTGCTTCTTCACCAGCTCCTCCACCATTCGCAGTGTTGAAGTTTGCGTAGTACCAAGTCTTCCAACCATATTTAACAGCAGTCATGAAATCACGAACTACTACCGGGCCAGGAATGATTTCATTCTCAAACTTGGTGTAGTCATAGTACATATTAGTACTGATAGACTGGCTGAAGAATTTCTGCATAGTTGCTACCCATTTGATCCATTCAATACGATCTACATCATAAGCCAGTTTATAGCTCATTAACGTTTCCCAGTCGGTTGCACCTGGAGCAATTGCAATTACTTTATTCACTGCACTACCCTTGATAGATACAATCTTACGGGGTGGTTCAATAGAGTTAGTAACCCCTAACAGAACGGAAGAACTTTCTCCCGGCATCTGCGCAGTCAGAACAGAATTACGCATACCGTACTTCAGAATGTCTGCACGCAGAGATTCCCAATCCATTTCTAGACCTACGGATACCAACTCATCAACAGTTTTCTTATACGTGTCGATTACCAGGATTCCTTTGGATGGTTTAGTACGATTAAACCATTCACATGCACCTTGCTCTTTGGCTAGACGTACAGAGGCTTTATGCAGGAAGTAGGACAATTTTTCAGCTTCACGATGAATCCAGTTACGAGCCTCAATACCTTCATAAGCCAGACCTTCTGCTGCCATTGCACCTGCTGCGTTCATAAGGCCAATACCAACGTTACGACGTTTCTTAGCTGTATATTCCATGGTCGGGAACGGATAGTCCTGAATTTCAATAATTGTATCAACGAATTTCAGGAGGATGTAGCAAGTTTTTTCCCACTCAGCCAGAGATTCCATGCGTCCAAGTACAACACCACCTAAGTTACACAGAGATACTTCACCAATATCCTCCGGCTTCATTTGATCAAGTTGTTCTTTTGTTTTATACAGTTCCGTGATATGATGGAACGGGCGTGTAGGTTGAGTAATTTCAACACAAAGGTTTGTCATACGGATCGGATCAAGGAAGTTACCGTGACGATTAGATTCCCCGATGTGGTGAGCATACATACGTCCTGTTTCCATTCGGATACGTAGCCAAGTATCTAGGATTTCTTTTGCAGAGACTTTAGGAGCTGCTGGAACTGTTTTTCCTTCGTGGTCGATCTTTGTAAGAGATGCCACACGTTTCTCCGCTGCCACATAGATTTCTTCAAATTTAGCCTCGTCATCACTATAAAACGCTTCATGAACTTCTGGAGCATAGAAGTATGACATTAGCGTAATATCTTCATTTTTCAGATAACGTTTTAACAAAAGATTGTTGAAGCTCAGGGAATAATCCATCTTATCGATTTTATTCTCATCTGTAGCACGTTGTTGCTTAACCTGCATCAATTGAATGATTTCAGGGTCAAAGTATGGATAAGATACTGTAGCAGAACCACCACGAGTTTGCTGAGTATTAGCCTTTACTGATCGGTCAATGTGTCGATAATATGGCAGTTTTCCGGAATGCGGGAATGCCCCATTTCGCACCGGATCAGCAATTGATCGGCTTTCAAGATGATACCCGATTCCCGCTCTGGCTGCGACCATTTTGAAAACGATGTGCTCGGCTGTGTCGATTGAATCCAATGTGTCAGTGGAATCCACGAGGCAGCAACTAGCAAATCCACGGTCACTAGAGCGCAAGCCAACCAATGGCGGCGTAGGAACGTTGATTTTGTGGAGCGACATTGCATTGTAGAGATCGATTGCATCTAGAATTGTCCAGTTGGGTTGAGATAACATCGCCATTGCCATACCCATATAGGCAAATTGCGGAGTTTCGTAAATTTCGCCAGTTGCGATATTACGACGGGAATACTTATCAAAGAATTGTTTCAATCCTCCGCTAGTGAAAAGACGGTCACGATCATGGTCAATAACCTGATTCAAAGCCTCAAACTGCTCATCGGTAATCCATGCACTCATGTCTTCCCATGCACCTACACTAACCATATGATCGTGGAAGAAGCGTAGAGAAGGTGGTTCGAAGGAATCATAAAGACGTTTACGCATCTGCGCAAGACGTAATTCCTTTGCTGGCACGTCGTATGCTGGATTATCTTTAATAAGACTTTCAGCAGCCTTAATTAAAGCATCCATCAGAGTATCGGAATCTACAACCCCTTTAGGCAGAGTTTTTTGAGCAGCCATAGTAATGGCAGACCAACTTACATCAACTGTTTTACAACCATACTCTGCCCAACCATTGAGTTTTTCAGGAGCAAAGTCTTCTACAGTACCGTCACGTTTAATTACTTTTTCAATGCGATGGCTCATTTGGTTTTCCTTTTTATAGTTATCAAGATTTAGGAAATAGTTTACTTTATTCTCAGTCATTTGGCAAATAAAATTTTCTGATAGAAAAGGCCCGAGTATTTTCATACCCAGGCCTTCTGTGTTGTCAGTCTAGTTTTTGGCCACTTAAGTTCTCAGCAGAATATCTATTGAGGTACTTAGTTCATTATAATTGAAGGGCCGATTTGGATTTGAGGGTTACAATTTTCCACGCTAGGGTAGTCTTAGGACTTTCTTCCCCTTCCTTACGTGTAATCATATTAGCAGCACTCAATGAGGTACGGTGAATTTTAGTTTTTCGGTGTAGATGTACAACGTTTCCCATATTACACCTTCCCCATGTCTTTAAAAATATCGTAGAATGCTTTAGACTCAGCAGAACGAACGTTATCAATTAATTCGATCATTGAGAATGGAGCATTTTCATATTTCTCATAAACTTCCATAAGAAGTGCTAGACCTGAGTCACCTTTAATGTCTTTCTGAGCTATATCTCCGCAGATAATTAAACGGCAGTCTTGTCCTACACGAGTTAGTAGACAAACCATTGCCTCAACGGAAATATTCTGAGCTTCATCGACAATTACATAGGAGTTGTTGAAAGTTCTGCCACGAGCATGTTCTATAGCCAAAAATTTAATTTTCTGACGTTCGACATATCCCTTATAGGCATGATCACCGATGGCCCATTTCATACCATCAGCTATTGGCTCCAACCAAGGCTCTAGCTTTTCTGCTAGATCACCAGGAAGCATACCAAGAGACTTACCTAGAGGTTCATTAGGACGTACGAGAATCACTTGCTCAATATCTGAGTGAATGTCTACGAGTTCCTGAGCTGCAAGAACAGACGGGATAAAGGTTTTACCAGTACCCGGCTCACCAATACCCACAGTCACTGTATTGTTCTTGATCATATTGATATATGATTTTTGCTCTCGGTTTTTACCTACTAGGGATTTAGCAACTGGATTAGCGTAATCATTAGAAAAATCAGCCTGAATTACGTTATTCTCATATTTGTTGCCACGCTTTCTTGAACCATTACGGTTCTCTCTTTTTTGACGTGCTTTTCCCATAAATAACACTCCTATAGTGTACTTCGCTAACAGAGGATCAACAAAAAGATCTTGTTTATCAACTTACAAATATATTATACCAATATATACAGTAAAAAGCAACTACAATTTTAAATAAGCCTATGATATTGCATTTAAATAAAAAATTTGCTTGCTTTTAATGGGAAATGTGTGGTATTAGATAATCATTTTATACCGCGTACATAGGCGCAGGATTATACTATTTTAAGTACAAAATAGCAAATAAATTTTTTAACAATTTGCTAACCTTTTAGCACAGATCAAAATACAACATCTAAGAGAAAAATTATATTGACATCTGCCCTTGAATAAGCTATAATAGTAGTCTTAGTTAGAGAAGGAGGGTATAATGAATCGCAATGATGAACTAAAATACAAGGAAATGCAGTCCTTGATTAGAAACTGCAAAGAAATTATTGAGGGTTCTGCTGATGAAGAGCTTCTCTTTAATAATGCGAATAAACCCTCTGAGCGTTTCCCTACACAAAGGGATATGCTTGCAGGGGAATTGAGTAAATATCTGATTCTAGAAGAAATGCCAGTTCAGATTCGAAATGCTCATATGATTGGAGATATTCATTTCCATGATGCTGACTACGCTGCATTAGGCATGACTAACTGTTGCCTAGTAGCTCTAGAAGATATGTTGAAAAATGGTATGAAAGTTGGTAATGCTGAAATTAGTACACCAAATTCTATTACTACTGCGGCGGCTATTACAGCTCAAATTATCACACAGGTTAGCTCCCATCAGTATGGTGGTACTTCTGTAGACCGATTAGATGAAGTATTGGCCCCTTATGTTCGTAAGTCTTATGATAAGAATCATGCGTTTGCAAAACGTTGGACTAAGGATGAAGCCAAAGCATCAGTAATGGCTACGGAGATGACTGAAAAAGAAGTCTATGATGCTTGTCAGGGTCTAGAGTATGAGATCAATACGATGTTCAACTCTAATGGTCAGAGTCCATTTATTACTTTTGGTTTTGGTCTAGGAACTTCTTGGGAAGCACGTCTAATACAGAAAGCAATACTGAAAGTACGTATGGATGGCTTAGGCATCAATAAACGTACAGCTATCTTTCCGAAACTGGTGTTTGTTCTGCGTGATGGCGTAAATATGAAGCCTGGAGATGTTAATTATGACATCAAGAAGTTAGCTATGAAATGTACTGCTGAACGTATGTATCCAGACTATATCAGCTATGATAAGGTTGTGGAAGTTACTGGTGACTATAAAGTTTCTATGGGCTGCCGTTCATTCTTAGCTGCTACAGAAGATGGTGAAACTGCCGGTCGTAATAACTTGGGTGTTGTTTCTGTAAACTTGCCTAGAATTGCTATCGAAGCTGAAGGGAATATTGATCTATTCTTTGATTTGCTTGAGCTACGTGTGGATACAGCGTTAAAAGCATTGGAGTGGAGAGTTGATCGCTTAAAATACATTCAAGCTAAAGCCGCACCCATCCTCTATATGTCAGGGGCCTTTGGATTACGCTTAGGGCCTGATGAATATGTATTCGATCAGAAGAAGGAAGAGACTAAGTTAGGTTATAGCCTGTATGCTACACCATCAGAGTCCCTATGTGATCGCTTCTGTCGTCTAGACCGTGAATATTTTCCGGAGCATGAAGATATTCTGTCCAAAGGATACTACACTAACTCTCACCACCTTGATGTGGAACGTAAAGTTGCTCCTAACGTGAAATTTGATTACGAATCTAACTTTACTCCGATTGCTTCTGGTGGGTGTATCTCTTATGTAGAACTACCAGATATGAAACGATTCCCAGATGCACTGGAATGGGTTATTAATTATGCTGCTAGTAAGGTTCATTACTTCGGTATTAATACTCCAGTGGATTCCTGTGGTAAATGTGGATTCTTAGGTGAAACAGTAGCATCCGAAGATGGATTTAAGTGCCCTATCTGTGGTAATCATGACCCTGAAACTCTTGAAGTAACTCGTCGAGTTTGTGGGTATCTTGGAAATCCAGGTGCTCGTCCGTTTAACCCAGGAAAACAACATGAGGTTATGGGCAGGGTGAAACATCAGGATATTCGAGCTAAATAAGCTAATCAGCCAGGTTGCTAGTCGACCTGGCTTTTATTTTATTTGCTTTCAGCTAAAAATATATGTATAATAGATTTATAAATTTGAGGAGGTAGGAATTATGACTTTAAAACCGTATATAGTGGAGTCTACGTGTGGTGGTTTCCACCTGGGTGTGGATGATATTGCTGAGGCTGTCTTTGCTGCCACAGGTGATTACTCTCATATAGAGGGTGCTGGATACCCCACCGTTATTGGTGATTGGGTGGAAACAAATCTAGATGTATCGCCTTATAACCCGTATTGCTTGTTTGATGAAGATAGAGATGAGGTAAAGTGTAATCTTGAATTTGTGTATAATAGAGTATTAAAAGTATACCAACGTAGTCCCGATGGGTACGAAGATATTACTTGTAGTATTAAACAGTATCTTAAAGATGTATACTCTAGTTTTTCTGACGAAGACCTAGAAACAGTTGCAGTGGAGTTTAATAATGACTAAGAATGTGAAACACCTTAAATATCGCTTAATCTATAACGGACGTATGGAAACGGAAGAGCTAGCTCAATTAGCTATTAATTCTAATGAGGTTATGGTGCGTGCGCTAGCAATTGAAAAGTTGCGGGCTTCTTATGAAAGTCGTATTATGGAATTAGAGGAGAAACTTTATGGACTTCTTGAATCAGAAGCTAAAAGTAGTCCAGAGGGCGAGACTTCTAATCAGTAGTGGAGTAATTTTACTCCAAAATATTATCTAGGGGTTCAAGAGAGGAATCATATAATGCGTAGGCTAATTATTATTAGTGGTGCAGGTTTGAGTGTTGAAAGTGGTGTACGAGCCTTCCGTACGGATACTGCTAGTGGTAAAGCATTGTGGGATGATTATGATCTAGAAGAGGTATGTAATATTCATGCCTTTCGTGGTAACTTTTATCATAAAACCCATATGTTTTACAACAAGCGACGTGAAGAGCTAAAAACTGTTGAACCTAATCTTGCGCATCTTCGTATTGGTGAATGGTATAAGAAATATCCGGGTCAAGTAGTAAATTTGACTACTAACGTTGATGACCTTATTGAGCGTGCTGGTGTTCCGCATAGTGACATTCTGCATATTCATGGGTATTTAAAAGAGGTTGTTGTAGCTGACAGCTACAATAGTAGCAATAAACGAGTTATTGATGTAGGGTACAATTCTATTGACCCAGATGATTATAAATGGGTTAAACCTAATGTAATCTTCTTTGGTGAGCATGCTCCAGCGTACACAGAAATGTATAATATTTTTGATGGTATTACCAGTCAAGATATGATCGTTGTAGTTGGTTGCTCTAACCAAGTAATTAACTTCTACTGGGAATTATTCCCTATTCTTAACCGTACTGCTGCGAAACTTATGGTAGTTAACTACTATGATAGTGCCCTAGCATCGAAACCAGGCTATCAAGGTATGACTCGTAGTGATATGTACCAACTGGAAGATCGTGGTATTCCTTACTGGAGTAAAGGTGCGGTAGATGCTTTCAGTGATCCTGGTTTTATTGCTCGTGTAGAAGCTCATCTAGAGGGTAGACCTTATGTGTCAGGAAGTAAGAAATAATGAATGGGATATTTTCATAACTGAGTCTGGCACTTGGTGCTATAGATTTGCCTATAGGTTTCCTAGTGTAAGAAAACGGCTGGGATACACATATAAAATTATCTACACTACAGATAATATATGGTTATCCTCTGGAGATGAGGGGAAACAGATATGTCCATAGTTAAATCTGTGTATACACATCCCGATGATATATTTGTATGGGCGGATGGTAGTTGGTGCTATCGATGTGAGCTATGGGAAATGGACTATAAATCCGATGACTATGGTGTCATATATGTTGATACAGTTGAGTATGATACGTTCTTAGAAAGGGACAAAAATGGAAATAAGTAATACTCCAATTATTTTTCTAGACATTGATGGGGTGCTCAATTCGAGCATCTCCCACCATCATGCACCTGATGATGAAAAGATTTTCTTTGGAAGTGACTGGGTTTTTAAACCGCTTCTCAAGGCTTTTCAGGACTTTATTCGTCCTTCTCCAATAATGATTGTTGGGGTATCTTCATGGTTCTCTGTCAGGAATGAGATGGAGAACGTTCAGATTATGACCGGGTTAGGTCTTATAGACCGTTTTCTTGGTACAACGGATTTTACTGGTGGTGGGCTATCTAGGGGTAATTCTGTTCTTCGCTTCGTTGAAAAGCATAAGCTCAAACATTGGTGTGTGCTGGATGATGCTGGTGCTATGATGTATCAGTATCCAACGGTTATAGTCAATGGTAGAACTGGAATAAATCTTCAAGATTTAAGAGCTGTTAGCTATATGTTAGAATTTAGTCCAGATCTTGAAATGTGTAAAGCCCTACAACAATTTAAGGTGTAAATATGTTTAATAATGTATTCTCTAAAGAAGCTAATCCAATATTGGTTAATTTTTGGCGTACTCTTCCAGCCAACCTGTACAATGAGGCTATTAATGCTCTAAAAATATGGTGTGAGAATAATGAAATCTCCTTTGCTTTTAAAGGCGAGATTGAAGAAGCTCCCTGTATTGGTTTAATTGTGCAGGTAGAGGATGGTCTTGAAGAGATTGTCGGCTGGAAAGAGTTAGATGAAATGGGCTTGGTTTTTGCATTAAACTATAAGCTGTTTATGCCTAATAAACACCGTATTGTTGTTAACTATAAAACCAGTGAATCTCCTGGCTTTCAAGTTAATGAACATTACGGTTGGTCTTACTCACCGGAAGAAGTAAATGATGGTATCCAAAAACTTCGTCGTTTTGGTTATCAAATTCCGGGTTTAACTGCCTAAGGAGGCACAATGGAACAAATATATTGGCGTCAGATTGATCCTAGTTTGGTGAAGTGTGCAGAGAAGCTGCTACAACGTTGGTTGGGGGTAAGACAAGCCTCCTTCACTTTTCCGGAGCAGCAAATAGACGATCCCTGTATTGGTGTTTTCCTATCAGGCTACGCTGGGGAATGGGAATTGGATTGGAATGAATTGTCTGCTATGGGTTTAATTGTTGCACTAAATTTCTCTTTGTTCCATCCACGTGGTTTGGCTATATGTCGTGTGCCTGATGATGGTTGTTCGCCCCATCTTTTACGGGTGGAAGATGATATTTGGGAGTACACTCCAGATACTCTCAAAGAAGCTAAAGAACAGTTAAACCGTGTTGGGATCTATGTTCCAGGCCTGAATGATGAATGATTTTTATTAGCTGAACTCTGATTACCGAGTCATTTTGGCTCGGTTTTCTCTGTACTCAAAGACACTGATAGCACCATCCGGAAAATTTTACTTGCAGGATGCCCAAAATCTTGATATAATATTTATATTGAATTGAGAGACATTAGTAAAAATTGATTTTGCTAATTTTTCTTGTTTACAATCCGCGATACGGAACAGTTAGGCTGCCCCATTAAGGGTTGTTTTAACTGTTACTAGTGTTTATATTGCATTAGTTAATATTCAATTAAGTGATCTGTGTACCCTGAATTCGGAAAGGTAAATCCAAACCGTGCATATTTAGCTCGTTATATAGGCAGAGTTTTATATGGGGGTGCGAACGAAAAGAGCAGCGAATGGCGGCACGTACAGTAGTCACCTACCAATAGGATAGTGAGGACAAATAGAATCGGCTTAGCGGCCAATGACCTAGGTTCTATTCTGTATATGAGCGAAGAGAGCACAGCACTGAGATATGATAACTTATTCATATTGTTTGATGATAATTGATGTTTACGTAAATAGTAGTAATAGTTGTTCTATTCTTTCTGAATAGTCCTAAAGAAAAGATTTCGATTAACCAACACAGGAGTATTGTTGTGTTTTCTATCCTCCAAGGTCACGCCGGATTTTCTCGTGATTTAGCAACAGGTATTTGGCGAGAAATCAAAGCGGAAGATTATACCTTTGCCAAGCGATTCTCGAAAGAGCATCCAGAAGGTAAACCAGCTTCTATGCCCTTCAAATTTGATGTAATAGAAGAGCACGACCCACAAAGCCTTGCCGAAATGTTACCCCTCATGAGACGTTTAACGTCTGACCCTCATATCGTTGCGGTGCGAGGTCGATGTCTCGCACCTAAAAATAATGTGCGACGTAAGAAAGGTAACTTTAATGTATCTAATCCTAGTAATATTATTGCTATGGACGTGGATGGTATCCTAGATACCGGTGGGTATGACAAATTTAATCTTGTTGGTATGGCCCGCCACATTATTAAGATGTTGAATAGTATTAGTGAGGATATGTTTCCTCTTGATGCAGGGTTTATTGCTCATGCATCGTCTTCGGCTGGGCTAAAACCAGGTATCCGAATGCACTTAATGCTAGAATCTAACGTCAAGGTAACTCAGGGTCAGCTAAAGTTCTTATTTACATCTATCAACGATAGTAGTAAGCAAAAATTTGGTTTTGATATTGCCGACCTAGCTTATTATTCATCTGTCCAGCTCCACTATTTTGCCGACCCCTTATTTAGCGATGGTATTGTTGATCCGTTTAAAGCGGAGAGTAAGCCACGTCTGGTGTATGTTAAAGGTTCGAAAGTAAATTTGCCCAATAATCTGGTTGACTATGAAACAACTAGAGGGGAGTTTAAGGAAGAGTTTTATTCTTTACTTGATCAAATTAAAGGCAAAAAGATTGCTTCTGATAAAGTAGAAGAAACCATCAGCGAGTTAGAAGAGGCTGATGATGGAGTGTATTTGCGTATTATCCCCAAACTATACCATAGAGCATTAGAGGATGGTGTTGATTTTGCATGGCTAGAACGTGAGATTAAACCAGCTTTATCTGAATATATTGCAACTAAAGATAACAGTCGTAATATTCAAGATTACTTTAATAACGGTCGTAAGCAGGCTCTCAAAGCGTTTGTTAATAATTCTAAACGTGAGATTCCATTAAATCTGAAAGGTGTTCCACTTAAGAAATTAGAAGTGGATTCTCCACCAGAAGTTCCATACCTGAAGATTAACATTGTGCCCCCAAAAGGCCATATAACATTTGTTAAGGCAAGTCTTGGTACTGGTAAAACTACGGCAGTAACTAAATGGCTGGACGCAGGTGTTCTTCCAGGCAACTTTTTAGCAGTTACAAATACTAGAGCACTGGTATCTTCAAATGCCAAGAAATTTAGTGCAGGACAATACGATAAGTCTGTAGATATGCTCAACTTTAAACGTGGAGCTATCGATCGTATGTCCACAACTATTCACTCTTTGCATAAGTTCAAAAGTTTTATTGGGCAAATAGACACCATTTTTATTGATGAATGTGACGCTGTAATGAATGACCTATTATTCGCCCCTGTTGTTAAACAACGTCGCGAGTGTATTCAAGTTCTACGTGACATCCTTATGACAGCTAAGACTGTAATCTTATCCGATGGTGATATTAGTGCTGAGACGATTGAAGCATATGGTTCTCTAATTGATTTTGATAAACCAGTAGCATTTTATAATCATCACCGTAAAATGCTGTCAAAAGCACACGCTTATGAGTTTCCTGATGAATCCAGTATTTGGGTTGCACTTCAGACTTCTCTAGAGATGGGTGAGAAATCTATTCTAGTATCTGATTGTGGCCCGGATGAGCTGAATGAGAAGGGTATGGCACTGCGTCGTAATACGGGTGCGTTAGTTAAGGAAATCCATTCAAACTCCACCTCAGATGTGGATATTCGACGTATTCTGGATTATACAACTAATGAGCTAATTGATCAACAAATTGATTGCTTATTATGTAGTCCATCCGTAACGAGTGGCGTTGACTTTAACTATTTCGATAATGTGTTTGTTATTACTAGAACCAGTAATCAAGCGCCAAACATGCGTTTCCAAGCAATCAGGCGCGACCGTGGTGCCCAGAACATCTATTATTTTATTGATAAATCTACGAGTGGATTCTCTGCAGGTTCTGAGCAATATAATATTGATGAAGGTTGGCTGGAGTTAGCACAGCAATTATACGCACGTCGTAGAGAGCTGGAATCTAGAAACTATACTAGTACCTTACGTTATTATTTGCTTGATCAGGGTGCAACTATTGATATTTTCAGCGAAAGCTGGGGAACTATTGAAGGTGCTGGTAAAGAATATACAGAAGAGCGAATCAAAGCTATTCTGCATTCAACTCCAGATTATTGTGCCCCACGTCATGCAGATGCATATGAAGCTAAACTACTTCTTGTTCGCTATTATCATCTTGAGTCTATTAAAGATGTAACAGTTGAGCATGTCGAACAATATATCAAAGATAAACCGAATGATCGAGCTGCATTCTTCCATAAGATGCACGAGATGTTCTGGGAAGATATTAAGAAGTGTTCAAATGTGACCATTAAACCATTCATAGAGGCTCTGAAAGGTAAGAAGAAAGACTTCTTCCTTAAAACAGGTCAGAGTGCCAACCCAAAATATGCTAGAATGTATCTTGGTATGATGGGTATTGGTAAGGATATGAACACTGAAAATATTGTAGACTGGTACAGAACCTATTGTAAAATCGAGTGTATGCCAATTCCTTTCAAATTCATGACAGAGGAAGAGAGGGCTATGGCAGAAGAAGTAATGTCCGAACTTGGAGCAACTAATGAAGATGCATAAACCAATGCCTCCTATGGCATTTATCCTAGAAAAGCTTAGGTATGACGAAAGTACCGGGGACTTAATTTGGTTATCTGGCCCAAGGAAGGGAAAGGTGGCGGGCTCCAAAATGAAAACTGGAAGACAGTTAGAGTTTACGATAAATGGGGAGCGGACAGCTTACTTAGCCCATAGAATAATCTGGTTTATAAAGACAGGCGAAGATCCTGGGGATAAAACTATCGACCACAAAGACGGTGATAGTTTAAACAACTTGTGGGATAATTTACGTAAGGCTACCTATTCCGAAAATGGAAAGAATAAGAAGTGTTCTACTAATTCTACCGGATTCACTGGAGTTGTAAAACGAGGTAATAGATATATGGCCTACGCTTACTGCGAGGGAAAGCAGCATATTTTTGGTAGACGAGATACCCCGGAAGAAGCCCATCAGCTATACCTTAGGGGAGTTAAAGAACTGTTTGGTGAATTTAATCCCTCGGAGAGATATGACAGTGAAGAATAAAAAATGGGAAACAAGGAAGTTTCCAGTAAAAGAACGTAAAGTTCCTGTTTATGATACTTCGGAGAAGCTATGTAGGGTGGTACCGCACAGATTAGCTGGCATCCCTAACATATCCGAATGGTTACTTAAACAACGGAGGACTAGCGTATCCCTTCGCATAGGGTTTGAGTTAGATAAAGTATATGCTGAACTTTCTTCTTTGCTCAAAGAATCATAAAAAATTTATTTGCTTTCAGGAAAATTTTTCTGTATAATAGATTCATAAATTTGAGAGAGGAGTTAAATATGGCTGGTTCTCGCAGAAAGAAACATATCCATGAAATCCCGGATGAAGTCTTTAAAAAAGTTATAGAGCATCTGGAAAACGGTGGTACTAAGAAAGCAGCATGTGAAATGCTCGGCGTATCATCCAATCCAACTATGGAAAGGATGATTGAAGAGTGGCAAGACCGCCAGATTCAAGTTGCCGAAATGAAGAAAAAGAAACGTGGTACACTCATTGAAGGTATTGAGTTGGCCAACGTTATTGAACAGTATCTATCTGGCGATTCTTTCGAAGAGATTGCCGATCGTAATTACCGCTCTGTAGCAATGGTTAAATCTGTTCTGGAACGCTATGGTGCTCTGCTTCGTTTGAACGATATTGTAGATCCATTGAATCCACCAATTATTCCTGATGATGCTGTAGCAGAAGAATTTGAGGTAGGTGAGCTTGTTTGGGTTCCTGGATACCAGTGTATTGGTGAAATCAAAAAAGCAATGGATAACCCTGTTGGTTGTTACCGTGTTTGGCTTCTATCAGAAGGCAAACAACAGAACGTTCATTATATGAATTATGAGCTGGCCTCTGTTAAACACCTGGAAAAGTTAGGGGTTGATGTAAAATCTCTGGGGTATAAATGGACTCGGGAAGAAGTCATTACGTTGATTAACGAAGCTGTTAAGGCCGCCTTGAAACTTGATAAAGAAAAAGGAAAACGCCGTGAGTAGACTAACTGATTTACTTAAAGATGGGGAAGTAAAAACACTATATCGTAGAAGCTGGGATAACGATAATAACGGCTTAGTGTTACTAACTTTAGATGCTGACTCGGATGTAGCTACTCAGCATACCTGGGTAGCCGGTAATTATCCATATAGCGAGGTTGTTTCATTAACAGTATGCGAAGCTATTGCAGACGATTGGGAGGTTGCCAGCATTGAGGGTATGCTCGCTGTTGGCCTGGTGGAGTAACTACTTAAAAATTTCAGTTGCTTAATCCTACAATTCTTGATATAATATTCTCATAGTTTGAAAGAACTATTCTGTTTTATTCTTAATTAAGGAAATATAAAATATGACTACTCCAACTCAGTGGACTGATGAACTGTTCGAAAAAATGTCTTCCGAATACGTTGCTCGTATGGAGCAATTCCCAGAGGATGAACGTCCGGGTGTTAGCATGGAAATTGTTAGCGAAATTGCCCAGGAAAATGGTGTAACTCCGAACGGTTTTCGTATGAAGCTGACTAAAGCAGGTTTGTATATTAAGAAAGCTGCTGGTTCTACTTCTAAATCTAGCGCATCTACTGGAGAAAAAGCTTCCGGTGGTTCTCGTACCTCCAAAGCTCAAGCCCACGCCGACCTTCGCGCAGCATTCTCTGATGCTGGCTTAGCACCAGATTTTCTGGATGATGCAATTATCGACAAACTGACCGGTAAAGCGGCTGCTCATCTGGCAGAAGCAATCCGAGCTATCACTAAGTAATTTTAGATAAATCCACCAACAAAAGGAACTATAGCTATGACTAAAGCTGAAATTATTGCACAGTGCGAAAAATTTGGTGAGTTTTATCTTCATTACGAGAAACTTCGTCAGAAAGGAACCACGTACCTTCAGGGTACAATGGAATTTGATCCGGCCCAAGATAAATATCTGGCTGAGCGTATTAAACGCGAACGTATTCGTAAAGCGAAAGATGATGAAATCCTTGTCTTCTCTCGTACTAATGATAGCTTCCGTTTTATTCCTGTCGAGAAAGTCCGTCGTGTGACTAGCCTCCAATCAGAGTTAGATCGTGCTTCTCCAGTAGGCCGATAAGAAAACAATTAGCCCCTATATGGGGCTTTTTGTGTATTTGGGATATGTAAATGAGCGAACAGGTAAATCAAAACTATGAAGGACACGTTGATGACCAGTCCATCATACTTTGGGAGAAGGAGGGGGAACAAGTAAGATTAACAGTATCTGAATTTCGTGGGAATCTATACATGGGTATTCGTTACTGGCTTCTTGATATTAATGATGAATGGTTTCCAACGAAATCTGGCTTCTCTTTTCCTTACACCCTAGAAACAACATCACAGCTTTTCTATGCGTTTACACAGATTCTTAGCGAATCTGAGGTTTTACATGAAGTACAGAAACGAGCTGAAGAACTCAAAGCCAAGAATGCCTAGTTCTTGGCTTTTTCTTTATAAATGTATTTGCTTTCAACTCAGTTTTGTTATATAATATTTATATAAATTAATGAGAGATATAAATAAATGACTAATGTAAAAGAATTTATTAAACGCTGTCAAGAAGCATATTATCAAGGCATGTCTTTAATCTCTGATGAAGAATATGATCGCCTGGTAAAACGCTTCCCGTTAGAGGAAGAGATCGGGCCTAAGGGTGATATTCCACATCTATATCGTATGTATTCTTTACAGAAAGTTTACTATAACCGTGGTGATAAACCACCATTCAATCCTTTAGGTCAGGTGGAAACCGATAAGTTAGATGGTTGTGCAATTTCTCTGCTATATATTAACGGCGAATTTGTTCAAGCATTAACCCGCGGTAATGGTATTCTGGGGAATGATGTCACAAGCAACGTAAGATTGCTGAACATTCCTAAAAAGATTTCCCAAAAAGTACCTACTCAAATCACTGGTGAAGTTCTAATTACAAAAGAAGTAGAAAATAAACGTAACTTTGCCTCTGGTGCTATTAACCTCAAAGATAGCGATGATTTCGTACAACGTATCGGGGAAGGTGGTTTAATCTTCGTTGCATACGGTATCCAGTGTTCTGCTGAATCTGTAGGTATTACAGAAGCATATTTAAAAGATATGCTTTGGCTAGAGAATGAGAACTTCTTAACAGTTGTTAATGTGCGTTCCTTCTTTAAATGGATTCCGACGGACGGTAAAGTTGTTCGTATTAATGACAACAACAAATTCTTCCGTGAAGGCTGGACTAATAAATTCCCTCGTGGAGCATTCGCTATTAAAGAGGATGAAGAAGGCGAGATTACAACTCTTACTAAAGTTGAATGGCAGGTAGGGGCTTCGGGTAAAGTAACTCCAGTTGGTTATTTTGAACCGGTAATTATTGATGATGCTACAATTGTTAAAGCAACTCTTAATAACGTTGATTATATTAACTCTCTCGATCTAGAGATCGGTTGCCAGATTCGAGTGATTCGTGCTGGTGGTGTAATCCCGTGCATAGTAGAGCGAGTATACGATTAATACATAACCCTTTGCTACCCATCTACCATATCGGAATTATAAAGTGGTTATTGACATTTTCGCCGCTTAGGTATATACTATTATCATTCAGTTGAGGGATAGAAAGTTATGGCGAGGGTAAGCAAAGTTAGTTAAAATTGTAGTTGCTAAATGCTTAAATACTTGCTATAATATTTATATAAATTGATAAGGAAGAAATTTGATGAAAATCGAAATTCCAACACAATGTCCCTCTTGTGGTTCTAAGCTAGATCTTGTCAACGGACAATTATTCTGTCGTAATAAGTCCAACTGTCCAGCGCAATCAAGTAAGTTAATTGAGAACTTCTGTACAAAAATGAAGTTAAAGGGCTTTGGCCCGAAAACTATTGAGAAGCTGGAGCTGACGAAGATTTCAGAACTATTTTACCTAACCGAAGAAGATTTGGTTAGAGCCGTGGGTAGCAAGGTTGCCGCTAAGTTAATTAGCGAATTAAATACTAAAGTTCGCGGAGACATTGACTTTGGTTCAGTTCTCGGTTCTTTAGGAATCCCTCTAATTGGAGAGGTTGCAGCAAAGAAATTATCCCAAAATTGCACTAGCTTTCAAGATGTGAAGGCTGACGGCAAGGCTGGAGAAAACTATAAAGCCTGGCTAAATTCCCCACAAGGCAAGGATGTAATCGAATTACCGTGGAAATTCTCAAAGGGTATTAAGGGTGCTAAAGCTGAGGTCATCATCACTGATGGTCTAGTAGCCCAGCCAAATGGAATCACGGTGTGTATTACCGGATCTTTGCAAGATTTTGCAAATCGAACGGATGCAACAAACTATTTAGAAGGTCTAGGATATACGGTTAAGAAATCCGTTACCAAAGACGTCAAATACCTAATCTGTGAGGATGAATCGAAGCGTTCTTCCTCATCTTATAAGAAAGCCGAAACGAATGGGATAGAAATCCTGTCGATTAAAGAACTATTGGAGAAAAATAATAATGTCTAAACTGAACTGGAACGTAGAAGGTGTAACCGAGTCTCTGAAAGCAAAAGCCACTGCTCTGGGTGTTGATGTAATCTCTCAAGAACAAGTAGCTGCTATCGCTGCTGAACTGGCTGCTGAAACTGGCAAAGACGTTACCGCTCGCTCTGTTGGCTCTAAGCTGCGTAAAGAAGGTTTCGAAGTACAGAAAGCTAACGAAGTACAGAAATCCCCGTGGACTCCTGAGCAGGAAGCTGAACTGGTTGATTTCCTGAACGCTCATGCTGGTCAGTATACTTATGCTGAAATCGCTGCTGCTGTAGCTGGTGGTCAATTTGGTGCTAAGCAGGTACAGGGTAAGATCCTGAGTCTGGAAATGACAGCATCTGTTAAGCCGACCGAAAAAGCTGCCGCTGTTCGTTCCTTCACTCCGGATGAAGAAACTGACTTTGTTAATCAGGTTGTTGCTGGTGCTACTATTGAAGCTATCGCTGCTCACTTCGGTCGCAATATTAAGCAGATCCGTGGTAAAGCTCTGAGTCTGCTTCGTGAAGGTCGTATCGCGGCTATGCCGGTACAGGAAACTTCAAGTGCTAAAACTCGTGAAGATCTGCTAGAAGGTCTGGATCTGGTTAACATGACCGTTGCTGAGATCGCTGAGAAAACTGGTAAGTCTGAGCGTGGTGTTAAATCTATGCTGTCTCGTCGTGGTCTGGTTGCTAAGGACTATGATGGTGCCGCTAAGCGTGCTAAACTGGATGCAAAAGCTGCGGCTGCTGAATAATCTGGTAAATTAAACCTAAGGGGAGGGGGCTATGCTCCTTCCCCTTTTTGCATTTAGAAGGCACGAAAGCGTGCAAAGGAGAATGACCTTGTTTAACGTGCAAGCTGTAGTGTTGAAGATGCTTCTAGCTTCCGAACAGAAGCAAATAGCATTGGAAACATTCTCAAAACTGCATAAAGATCATTTTAATGACGCTTTCTCCTCAATTTACCAAGCCGTCCAGAATTATTATAAAAAATATAACACAATGCCGTCCATTGACGCACTGATGCTTGAGGCTAATAGGAACGCCCGCCTTTCTCAAGCTCTAGTCGTTTTAGCTAACACTCAAATTCCAGAAGTTAGCATGGAACAGGCACTTGAAGTCCTAGAGGCCGAGTATACACAGGATTTATTCCTGAAGCTTCTAGAAACAGACGTGCTTCAAGATTTAACAATGCTGGATCAGGGAGAAATTCTTAACCGAGTTGCCTCCCTTCACTTAAAATTAGAAGAGAAAGTAACGAATACTGGAAAAGTATTCAACGCAGATAACATGCGTATTTTCCAGAGAGAAGAAGATACCAAACTGAACTTAATCGCTCTTGGTATTTGTAATGAGTTCGACGCTCAAATTGGTTTAGCTCGCACAGAAACGTTACTGCTTGGTGGTTGGCGTGGTACTGGTAAATCCATTATCTGTTCAAACATACAGGTTGGAGATATTGCTCCATACTTCTCAATTGAGATGAAAGAACATGAAGTATTTAGACGTAATCTAGCCATGTTAGCTGGTGTATCAGCACTAGCAATGCGAAATAATACTCTAGAAGGTGCAGCTCTGTTGAGATTAGCCAGAACTAGAGCTAGAATGTTTAACGGTGGTGAAGAGCTTTTCGATAACTTCGTTAAACAATACACAATGGCTAAGATGAGTGATTTCTACGATATGGAAAGTAAGCTAATAGAAGGATATGAGCTACATACTCCTATGATTATTGTTTATGATCCTGAGCTGTCTATTACAACAGTTGACGTAGAATTAAATAAATTAGTTGCTAGATATGGGGATAAAGTTACAGTAGCTTTACTTGACTATATTAACCAAACCCGACTTCCAGATTCTAAAACCATTGATATGTATGACTGGAAAGAACAGATGGTTGTTAGCTCGTCTTTCAAATCCATCTGCCAGAAACATAACGTGGCTGGTGTAGCTCCTTACCAGATTGATCAAGATGGTAGAACACGTATGTCAAAAGGGATTCTTGATTCCGCAGACATGGCTGCTAATCTTAATGCTGCAAAAGCTGATAATGGTCAAGGTGCTATTATGTTTGACTTCGTTAAGACCCGTTCTTCTGATAGCGTGAAGTTTATGCCTAAAATGAACTGGGAAACCCTGCGGATGGATAACACTACCAACCTAGCAATGGAAGATATATCTCAAATGGAAGCTGAGTTCGTTATCCCTATTGAGAAGGATAAGCCGGCTCAATCTAAACGTGCTAAGAAAGACAAAGCTGAAAATTCAACAGGTGAACAGGCCAGCGATATATGATAACACAGGAAAGGCTAAAAGAGTTATTTGATTACTCCCCAGGAACTGGGGAGTTTACTAGAAAAGTATCTAGAGGTAATCAGAAAGCTGGTAGTATAGTAACCAGAAAAGACTCTAACGGTTATATAATTATTGGTATAGATGGCAAGGATTACAAAGCCCATCGGATGGCTTTTCTATTTATGGAAAATACATTACCGGAAAAAGTAGACCATGTAAATAGAATACCCTTTGATAATAGGTGGTGTAATCTAAGAGATGCCACAGCCCAGGAAAATAGTAGAAATAAAACCGCATGTAGTAAGTCTGGATACTTGGGAGTTGCTTGGGATATCGAAAAACAAAGATGGAGAGTTCAGGTAAGAGACTCTAATAGCACTCTTAAAAATGGTGGCAGATTTAAGTATGAGGAGCTAGAGCTAGCTGTAAATTCAGCAAATATACTAAGGACTAAGTTACATGGAGAACGTGCTGTTATAGAAATTTTTGATACATCTAATTATCCTTCACTGGAGGAGTTAAATTCATGAGTCGAATAACAGAATTACTTGATCTTAAGGGAATTGAGTATAAAGATACTGGTGGAGATATTTTAATCTGTTGTCTCAATCCAGATCATGACGATAAACACCCAAGTTTGCGTATTGACCCTGAAACAGGTATTATGCACTGCTTGAGTTGTGGCTTCGGTAAAGGTATACCGAGCATTTACCATTATTTTAATGAGACTCAGTACCGACAGTCCCCAAGGCTATCGCAAGTACGTAAAAAGATTTCAGAGATTAGGAATGGATCAACGAATCTTGCAATTCCTGAATCTGCTTACCTTTTCGAAGGTGATTTCCGAGGTATAAGTTCTAAGACCTTGAAGAAATATTTTGCTTTCCAACACCAAGCAGACTGGGAAGGCAGAATTGTATTCCCAATCACAGATGCTGTTGGACGCAATATCCTATTTTTGGGTCGTTCTATAAACAGTTCTGCCCCTCCTAAATACTTAGTAAAACCAAAACAAGTTTCACCACCAATTTTTCCTGTACGATATAATACTCCGGTTCTTATTCTAGTTGAAGGCATCTTTGATATGCTGAACCTAGAGGATAATGGTATAGACTATGCTTCTTGCTGCTTTGGTACACATCAGTTTACTTCGGATAACATTGCAGATAAGTTCAGTCCTTATATTATTGCCGGTGTAAAAGTTGTTGTTATCTTACTAGATAATGATGCTTCTGGTAATAAAGCTGCACAAGCATTGGCCAAGCTAATTCGTACAAAAACGCGTTTAACACCTGTAGTTGCTAACTTTCTTCTGCCTGAAGGTAAAGACCCGGGTGACTTAAATAAAGAAGAGATTGATACGTTAGCAAAACGTATTGAAATTTTAGTTGCTGAATCGCTTAAAGATTTGGTATAATATATTGGTAAGTTAGAGAAGAAACACTGAAGTTATACTTACTTACCAAGAGGAGATTAAATTTGAAAATCGCAGTAGTTGATAAAGCTCTAAACAACACTCGTTATGATAAACATTTCCAGCTATACGGCGAGGAAGTTGATGTATTCCATATGTGTAACGAGAAGTTGTCCGGTCGTTTGCTCAAAAAGCATATTACTATCGGAACTCCGGAAAACCCATTTGACCCGAATGATTATGATTTTGTTATACTGGTAGGTGCCGAACCTTTCCTGTACTTTGCAGGTAAGAAAGGTATTGGTGATTATACCGGTAAACGTGTAGAGTATAATGGATATGCTAACTGGATTGCGAGTATCAGCCCAGCCCAGTTACACTTTAAACCTGAAATGAAACCAGTTTTTGATGCAACAGTAGAGAATATCCACGATATTATCAATGGTCGTGAGAAGATTGCAAAAGCTGGTGATTACCGTCCTATTACTGACCCTGATGAGGCTGAAGAATATATCAAGATGGTGTATAATATGGTTATCGGACCCGTCGCATTCGACTCCGAAACCTCAGCACTATACTGTCGAGATGGTTATCTGCTTGGTGTTTCTATTTCTCACCAAGAGTATCAGGGTGTATATATCGATTCTGATTGTCTCACAGAGGTTGCAGTATATTATCTCCAGAAAATTCTGGATAGTGAAAACCACACTATTGTTTTTCACAACTTGAAGTTTGATATGCACTTTTATAAGTACCATCTGGGACTTACTTTTGATAAAGCACATAAAGAACGCAGGCTCCATGATACCATGTTGCAGCACTATGTTTTAGATGAACGTCGTGGTACTCATGGCTTGAAATCTCTAGCAATGAAGTATACCGATATGGGTGACTATGACTTCGAACTAGATAAGTTCAAAGATGATTACTGTAAAGCACATAAAATCAAGAAAGAAGATTTCACCTATGATTTAATTCCGTTTGATATTATGTGGCCATATGCTGCGAAAGATACGGATGCCACTATACGTTTGCACAACTTCTTTTTACCAAAAATTGAGAAGAATGAAAAACTTTGCAGTCTGTATTACGATGTTTTGATGCCTGGTTGCGTATTCTTGCAACGTGTTGAGGATCGTGGAGTACCTATCTCTATTGATCGTTTGAAAGAAGCTCAGTATCAGTTGACTCATAATTTGAATAAAGCCCGTGAGAAACTGTACACTTATCCAGAAGTTAAACAGCTAGAACAAGATCAGAATGAAGCATTTAACCCGAACTCTGTTAAGCAGCTACGTGTTCTTCTGTTTGATTACGTTGGCTTAACTCCAACAGGTAAACTGACGGATACTGGAGCAGATTCTACGGATGCAGAAGCTCTAAATGAACTGGCTACGCAGCATCCAATTGCTAAAACTCTGCTAGAGATTCGTAAGCTGACTAAGCTGATCTCTACTTATGTTGAGAAGATTCTACTGAGTATTGATGCAGATGGTTGCATTCGTACTGGTTTCCATGAACATATGACTACTTCTGGTCGTCTGAGTTCTTCTGGTAAACTGAACCTGCAACAGTTACCCCGTGATGAATCTATTATCAAGGGTTGTGTAGTAGCTCCTCCTGGGTATCGTGTAATCGCGTGGGACTTAACAACTGCGGAAGTTTATTATGCTGCTGTTCTATCTGGTGATAGAAATATGCAACAGGTATTTATCAACATGAGAAATGAACCCGATAAATACCCAGACTTCCACTCCAACATCGCACACATGGTGTTTAAGCTGCAATGCGAACCCCGTGATGTTAAAAAGCTGTTCCCAGCTCTGCGTCAGGCTGCTAAAGCAATCACCTTCGGTATTCTGTATGGTTCTGGCCCAGCTAAAGTAGCGCATTCTGTTAACGAAGCATTACTAGAACAAGCAGCCAAGACGGGCGAACCGTTTGTTGAATGTACTGTTGCAGATGCTAAAGAGTACATTGAGACTTACTTCGGTCAGTTCCCACAGCTTAAGCGTTGGATTGATAAGTGCCACGATCAGATCAAGAATCATGGATTTATCTATAGTCACTTTGGTCGTAAACGTCGTCTGCATAATATCCATTCCGAAGACCGTGGTGTTCAGGGTGAAGAAATTCGTTCTGGATTTAATGCAATCATTCAGTCTGCTTCTTCTGATAGTCTCCTTTTAGGTGCTGTAGATGCAGATAATGAGATCATTTCTCTTGGTTTAGAACAAGAGATGAAGATTGTTATGTTGGTTCATGACTCCGTAGTTGCTATTGTTCGTGAGGATTTGATCGACCAATACAATGAAATCCTGATTCGTAATATTCAGAAAGACCGTGGTATCAGTATTCCTGGCTGTCCGATTGGTATTGATTCAGATTCTGAAGCTGGAGGTTCTCGTGACTATTCTTGTGGTAAGATGAAGAAACAGCACCCATCAATCGCTTGTATTGATGATGATGAATATACTCGTTATGTCAAGGGTGTATTACTTGATGCAGAATTCGAGTATAAGAAACTAGCTGCAATGGATAAAGAGCATCCAGATCATAGCAAATACAAGGATGATAAGTTTATTGCTGTATGTAAAGATTTGGATAACGTGAAAAGGATTCTCGGTGCTTGATTTCAAATTGCCCGTCTATGCGTTACGGGCGTTTGTATCAATTGAGCAAGAAGGTGATTATTCCGTAATTACAACAAGATATAATAAATATGTGCTAGATAACAGGAAGTTGCCTGGCACGTTTTCTCAACGTAGGCTTATTCTATTTGAGAAACGGAAAGAATTACCATACAAGCTCTATCCTATTAGGGGTAGAATATCAATGTTGTCTCAATTAGTTGGGTCAAAGCGTAACCAATTTATAGATTCTGATGGAAATCTTATTAATTGGAAGAAAACTACGTTCTATGATGTTGTCACCTCTAAAGTTTTGCATTCAGCTAGAATTTATAATGGAAAATACCAATGCTATGTGGCTAAAGTCCCTTATCCATTTGTATTATCCTATGTTCCAGCTTATATAAGCTATATTCTGGTAAATAATAGCCCTGTTATTTATCAAGTCCATCAAGAGGAGCCTGAAATTCCTAGACTTAGAATAAAATTATGAAGGTTGTTATATCTAATAAAGCCTATTTCAAGCCCGATGATGAACTTTGGGATTATTGTAGTAAGCAAACCACTTATCACATAGAGACAATGACTAGTAAATACCCTATTATGTATAAGAATAGTGGTGTTGTTGCCAAAGAGATTAAGTGGATTCCTATTACGCGTCTGGACTTATTAGATGCTAAAGGAATAAAATACGAATTAGTCGATAAACGCACACTAGCACCGGTAGATATACCAAAACCTAAGTTCAAGCTGCGTGAAGAAGATCAGCTTCCAATATACGAAGAATGCGATGATACCTGTATTATTAATGGTAAGCCTGGGTTTGGTAAAACTATCCTAGCACTTGCACTTGCGTATAAATTTGGCCAGAAAACTTTAGTAATCTGTACGAATACATCCATTCGTGAAATGTGGGCGGCAGAAGTTCGTAAATGGTTTGGGTTTGAACCAGGTATCATAGGTTCTGGGAAATACAATATTGATCCGCCAATTGTAGTCAGTAATATTCAAACAGTGAATAAACATGCGAATAATCTTTCTAAAGTATTCGGTACTGTTATAGTTGATGAAGTTCACCATTGTGTGGCTACAACTTTCACTAACTTCCTAGAAATATCATGTGCTCGCTATAAAATTGGACTATCCGGTACACTAAAACGAAAAGACGGTTTACAAGTTATGTTCAAAGATTTCTTTGGATATAAGATATTTAGCCCGCCGGTTAATAATACTGTTGCACCTACAATCCATAGGTACTCCGTGCCTGTTGAGCTATCAGGAAACCAAAACGTACCGTGGGCATTACGTGCTAACGATGTGTATAATCATCCTGAATATCGAGAGACTATTATAAACCTAGCACATTTATATGTGAATATGGGACATAAAGTACTCATTGTAAGTGATAGAACAGAGTTAATCCAAACAATACTAGAAGCTCTTACACAGCGTGGTGTTACAACCTATGAAATTATAGGAGCAACCCACTTAGATGACCGATTAAAAATTCAGGAAGATATAGCAAAAGGCGGGCCGTGTGTGCTTGCAGCAGCTCAAAGCATCTTCTCTGAAGGTATTTCACTTAACGAGCTGTCTTGTTTAATAATGGGAAGCCTCATTAATAATGAATCTCTCATTGAACAGCTTGCAGGCCGTGTTCAACGTATTGTCGAGGGTAAACTCGACCCAATCGTTGTAGATCTAATTATGAAAGGTGGCACTGGGTTAAGGCAGGCTTCTGGACGTATGGCAGTATATCGTAACAACGGGTGGAAAACTATTACTATGACTCCGGAGAAAGCAGTTCAATTAGCTAAAATTGCATTTGGCAACAGCTCATAAATGATGTATAATATATACATAAATTTGAGAGAGAAAGTTTCGGATTGATAAGAAAGTCCGAAGCAGAAAAATAAAAATTTTAGTTGCTAAATTCTCTCGAAATCTAGTATAATATATACATAAATTCGAGGAGAAAACAAAAATTAAATTCTTCGATTATGAAAAGCTATACTTACTAGCTAGAGGAAATTCCGACCTAATTATTAAGCTATTCAAAAGAATGCTTACAGAGCCTGATGCTCACCAATTATTGGTCGGTTCCTCATTCATTTTGAATGAATCAACAATAGTTGATAATCCAAATAAATTGTCTAATAGGCAACTGGCAGAATATCTAGGAATTTTAAGTCTACGAAATTATGCCGAATACAAGTTTACAAACGATCCTAGTTTGGACATACAATATGTTCCAGTATGGATACCACGTTTAGTAATCGACACTAACCCACTAATCGCAATTAACAAATCGAAATTAATCTTTAAAGAGGAAATAAAATATGGCTAAGTCTTGGGGCGAAACTACTGGCGGTTCTAACGATAAAATCGAATTCCTGAAGTTCAACAACGGTATCACTCGTGTTCGTATCGTTTCTGGTGTTCTTCCACGTTATGTCTATTGGCTGACTAATAAAGAGGGTAGCGTAGCTCCTTTCGAATGTCTCCGTTTTAACCGTGACAAAGAGAGCTTTGTTCGTGGTAAAGCTGATCCGGTTCATGAGTTGGGCTTCTTTGAGAAAGAGCTGGATAAAGATGGCAATCGTGTACCGCTGAAACCGAAGAAAAACTATATCGCTTTTGTTATCGACCGTTCTGATAACAAACTGAAAGTAATGGAAGTCAAAGCTACTATTCTGAAAGGCATCCAGTCTATCATGAAGCAGTTGAATCTGGCAACTCCGTTTGATATTGATATTTCTATCGAGAAAAAAGGCAAAGGTTTCGATACTGAGTATGATGTACAGCAGATTGCTGCTATGCAGTTCCAGATTAAGCTGCAAGATCCTAACAGTGCAGAATCTAAGCAATATGCTGCAGATGTAGATCTGATTGGTGAAGCTATGTGTGACGAAGATGGCGACATCATTAAGTTCGAGAAAGTTCCTTCTCTGGAACAAACCTATCCGGTTCCTACCTATGAAGAGCAGAAAGAAGCAATTCAAGCCTTCATGGAAGGTCGTGAGAATAAAGATGACGATGCCAAGTCTGGTAACAGCAATGCTGGTTCTCAGAAAGGTATTGACCAGGAAGCTGCAAGCGATCTGGATGACTAATAAATAGAGGGGCTTCGGCCCCTTTCTTTTTAATATATGAGAATATTATTTAGTGCTGATCATCATATCAAACTAGGACAAGATAAAGTTCCAAAGGAATGGCAGAAGCGTCGCTTCCTGATGCTAGGAGAACGGTTAAATGATATATTCCATAATCATAACTGTGATCTTCATATTGCTGGTGGTGATATACTTGATGTTGCCGACCCGTCGTCAGAAGAAATAGAACTGCTTGAACAGTTCATGTCAAGACTTGACCATCCAGGCAAAATTTTTACTGGAAATCATGAAATGTTAACTAAAACCATTTCGTGTCTGTATCATTACGCAGGGGTTATTAATAAAGTAACTAGTGGGAAGTGGGAAGTAATTACCAAACCATATCGTTCCCCTGAATTTGATATTGTTCCGTATGATGAGATCCATAAAGCTAAGTGGAAACCTCCGGTATCAAAACTATGTTTCACGCATGTTCGTGGTGAAATCCCTCCACATGTAAAACCAGAAATTGATCTAACTAAGTACAACTGTTATGATACTGTAATTGCTGGCGATTTACATTCTTATACTAATAGCCAGACTATCGGATCTACTAGACTCCTCTACCCAGGGTCTCCATTAACTACATCGTTCCATAGAGAACGCACAAAAGGTACAAATGGTTGCTTTATTATTGATACCGACACATTAAAAGTAGAATGGATTGAACTAGGTGATTTACCACAACTGATTCGTAAAACAATCGGAGCAGGTGAAGAGATGGAACCTAGTGATTATGATCGTGTAGTCTACGAAGTTACTGGTGACGTTGTTCAATTAAAGTCTATCAAAGACTCTGATTTATTAGATAAGAAGATTAACCATCGAGTTACTAAAGACGCTAAGTTAAATCTTGTTGATCTTGATATGTTAGGTGAACTTGAACTTTACTTCCGTGAAGTCGAGAAGCTATCTCAAGGCGACATTGATAGAATCTTGGCTAGAGCTGCGAAATATGTCAAAGATTACAATTAAGACACTAAAATTTAGTAACGTTATGTCTTACGGTAAGGACATCGTAATTCATTTCGATAAGAATCCAGTTACTCAACTAATTGGGGGCAATGGGCTAGGGAAATCCACCATCGCTACGGTTATCGAGGAGTTGTTTTATAACAAGAACTCTCGAGGTATCAAGAAGGATGCATTGTTCTCTTGGAATGCCCCTAAGAAAGAATACGATATGCACGCTTACTTCTCAAAAGATGAAGATGAGTATGAATTGCATAAAGTAGTTAAATCAACTGCTAAAGTTACACTCATTAAGAATGGAGAAGATATTAGTGGGCATACGGCAACCCAAACATATAAGATGATTGAAGAGATTATGGGTGGTGACTTTCAAACATTCACCAAACTAATTTATCAATCAGTGGGTTCCAACCTAGATTTTCTAAAAGCAACGGATGCAACACGTAAGGCTTTTCTTGTTAACTTGTTCAATCAAGAGCAATACAAAGAAATGTCGGAAACTATTAAGGCTGACCGTAAAGAAATAGCAAATACCTTAAATAATTTGCAGGGCCAGATGGCTGTAATTACGAAAATCCTTAATGGGAAAAATAATCTAGGAACTTTGCAGGAACCTGTAGAAGTACCGGAGTTTGATGAAGAGCCATTAGCACAAGAACTTACTGAATCGAAAATTAAGGCGGCATTAGCCAAGTCTCAAGAGGCTAATATTACTAAGTTGCGTAATTTGGACAAAGCTGTACAAGTTGCCGAACAATCTTTCGAACCTTTCAAAAATTTGCCCGCGCCCACCGACCAAAATGAAGAGATCTCGAGTGTTACGCGTGACCTAACGATTGTGACCTCACGTGCGAGCGAAGTTAAGAAACGTTATCAGAAGTTCAAGCAAGAGGCTTCAAATACTGAATGTCCTACTTGCGGTACTCATCTGAATACAACTGCTGCTCAAAAAGCCATGGATATGGCTAGAGTAGAATATGATCCTCTGTTCAAAGAGAAGCAATCTCTTGAAGCTAAGCTAGAACAGTTGAAGAAAGAACAACTTGAGTACGTTGCGTATACTAGAGCAAAGGATGCTTTGGATAAAGCAGTGGTAGCTAGAGACGAGTTCAAAAATTCAATGAGTGATGCTTCTTTTGAAGAACTCAATGTGCAAATCCTACAGGTGCAAATCCGACAATTAGAGCAGGAAATCGCTGATGGCCGTTCTAAGGTTGCAATTGCCAAAGAGCATAATGCAACTGTCGAATTAGCCAATGCAAAATATAAAGCAAAGCTAGAACAGATTGAGAAAGCAGAAGCAGAAATGACTGAGATTACCTCCAAACTGGATGGAGTATCAGAAGCTGTTGCTGATCTCGATATTCTAATTGCTGCATTGAAAAATCTGGTGGGGTATAAACTAGAGCATAGTGTGAAAGTATTTGAAGAGCTAATTAATAAATATCTTTCTATTATGACTGGCGGTAAATTCGCACTTGGATTTGAACTTGATGAAACAAAATTACAAGTAGTAATCTTCAATGATGGAAATCGTACCAGTATGGAGAACTGCTCTACTGGTCAGCAAAGTCGAATTAATCTAGCAACCCTGTTAGCTATTCGGATGCTGTTAACATCTATTAGTAAAGTTAATATTAATCTTCTATTCCTTGATGAAGTAATTAGCTTTATTGATACGAAAGGACTTGATACTCTCGTTGAACTATTAAATGAGGAAGAAAGTCTAAATTCTATCATTGTTTCTCATGGGCATACGCATCCATTAGCTCATAAGATTACTGTCAAAAAAGATGCAGAAGGATTTTCCTACTTAGAATAAAACATGGCTGTAGATAGTAGAGAGAAAGGTAAACGTGGAGAATATCAGGTAAGAGATATTCTACGTGAGCGTACAGGTCTTGAGTGGGAACGTGTTCCTGGCTCTGGTGCTTTTGGCCAGAGCCACGGACTGAAAGGTGACATCTACCTTCCACCACAAAGTGGACACATTAGTAAATACTGCTTCGAAGTTAAGTGGTATAAAGATGATAATATATCAAGTAATTTATTTAATGTTGGTGAATCCACTCTAGAGAAGTGGTGGCAGCAGTGCTCACGTGAAGGTGAGCAGATGAACTCCAAACCTGCATTAATATTCAAAAAAGACAGAGGACAGTGGTTAATAGCTTTGGATAGCTCAGACCCGATGGTTGACAACTTAATGAGTCGTACCCATATGGTGTTAAATAAGAAAGACATGGAAATCGTAATTGGTTTATTTGAGCCGTGGCTACATCATGCATCTGTTGAGGACTTAATTAAATAATGAGTAAATCCTGGGGAAAATTTATTGAAGAAGAGGAAGCTGAAATGGCTTCCCGTCGTAATCTAATGATTGTCGATGGAACTAACTTAGGCTTTCGCTTCAAACATAACAATAGTAAAAAACCATTTGCCTCAAGTTATGTTTCAACTATTCAATCTCTGGCAAAATCCTACTCTGCCAGAACTACGATTGTTCTAGGTGATAAGGGAAAATCCGTATTTCGTCTAGAACATCTACCAGAGTATAAAGGTAATCGTGATGAAAAGTACGCACAACGTACGGAAGAGGAGAAAGCGCTAGATGAGCAGTTCTTTGAGTATTTGAAGGATGCTTTCGAGTTGTGTAAAACTACATTCCCAACTTTTACCATTCGTGGTGTAGAAGCAGACGATATGGCAGCTTATATTGTTAAGCTCATCGGGCATCTTTATGATCACGTTTGGCTAATATCTACAGATGGTGACTGGGATACTTTATTAACGGATAAAGTTTCTCGTTTTTCTTTCACAACACGTCGTGAGTATCATCTTCGTGATATGTATGAACATCATAATGTTGATGATGTTGAGCAGTTTATCTCCCTGAAAGCAATTATGGGAGATCTAGGAGATAATATTCGTGGTGTTGAAGGAATAGGAGCAAAACGCGGATATAATATTATTCGTGAGTTTGGTAACGTACTGGATATTATTGATCAGCTTCCACTGCCTGGAAAGCAGAAATATATACAGAACCTGAATGCATCGGAAGAACTGCTTTTCCGAAACTTGATTCTGGTTGATTTACCTACCTACTGTGTGGATGCTATTGCTGCTGTAGGTCAAGATGTGTTAGATAAGTTTACAAAAGATATTTTGGAGATTGCAGAACAATGATTAAAATTAAGTTAACTCATCCAGATTGTATGCCTAAGATTGGATCTGAAGATGCCGCAGGTATGGATCTGCGAGCATTCTTTGGTACTAATCCTGCAGCGGATTTACGAGCTATTGCACCAGGCAAATCCCTAATGATTGACACCGGTGTTGCGGTAGAAATTCCGCGAGGTTGGTTCGGTTTGGTGGTTCCTCGTAGCTCTTTAGGTAAGCGCCATTTGATGATCGCAAACACCGCAGGAGTGATCGACTCAGACTATCGTGGTACTATTAAGATGAACCTCTATAATTATGGTTCTGAAATGCAAACTCTAGAGAATTTCGAAAGACTTTGTCAGTTGGTAGTGCTACCACATTATTCAACCCATAACTTTAAAATCGTTGACGAACTAGAGGAGACTATTCGTGGAGAAGGCGGATTTGGAAGTTCAGGAAGCAAATAATTTTACTGATCCTAATATAGTAGGTACTGATACTAGTACACCAACTTATCAGACTAAAACTACAGAACCAGAAACGTTTGTACTAAAAACAGACAAAGAAGGTAATGTTACTTTCTGGGATCCTGAAGGTTTTGTAGAGCTTTGTACTAATACAGATAATGATCAGTTAAAATTACTACTAACTATTTATAATCTTGGTATTATAGAAGGTTGTAGAAGTGAATAATAGAAAAACCCCAGTGGACAAAATCCACTGGGGTTTCTTTTTTATTAAACCTTACTAGCAAGTAAAGAATTAACTACTTGGGTTAAGTCTGCTATTTGCTTTTTAAAATCTCTATTAGACAATTAGCTGAGTGTTTGTCATATAATATTGCTATTGAATACCTAGCTCGATGATGTTTCCCTGTAAAATGCTATGTGAAAATAAAGGGGCCTAATGACCCCTCTTTTTTACATACCTAATTTATCCTCAATTGCAGATAACCTCGCTTCAAATCCTTTTGCGATAAAAAGGTTTAACTCTTCAAGGCGGAATGAGTAATGATCGCCAGCCGGGATTGTTTTGTAGATCGGGTTTTCAGTTCCATCTTCATTTGCAGGGCCGTATTCAGAAACAACCGTATGTTCATCCCATTTGTCATAGCAGATGAAACCATATTTGAACGGATCAAGCCCAAAACTTTCCATGATCTCAATTGCACGCTGCACGGTCAAACCGCAGTGTTCGCGAATATCATTCATGTCAGCTTGCTCCTTCCACGTCCAAAACCCAATCTCCTTCGCAATAGCTTTGGCCGCTTCGGTTTCAGGATCGCTCATGGCTCGAACATCGTTCTTCAATCTAGCATCGGAGGTGTTAATTGTACCATTTACGGCGTAAACCTGCTTAACCCTACCAGATCCCCAGCCTAAGTTATATCTGTTATCTGCCATCGGCATTAACGTTCCGTTATGGTCAACCCCCCACCGTGGGAGACGAGAGATGCTTCCAGACTCACATGTCTCCAACACAACCTGTGTTGGCGTTGAAGTTGGACCCCACCCCCCAGCGGACTTAATTGCTACACTACCACGCATTGAGTCGAACTTCTCTCCATCATGACCAGACGCACCAATATAGAAAGTCGAACCGGGTTGTGTAGCGCCAATATATCGCGTCGTATCTGCTAGACTACCATCACACCACATAGCTCGAATAGCTGGCGCCGAGGCCCCAGAACCACGTGGCGCAATCAAGTCAATCTCTGGTGCCTGGGGTGCAACAATTTTCAGCCCTCGTCCATCCTGTATACTCGGGGCGTTAAACCTAGGCACAGCAGCATTTAGTGTTTCAATGCTACGCACCAACCCAAGATCTGAGTGCATAGCTCCATCTGGAACTAGCCAAAGATCTCCATTATCTGACAGTCTGAATGCCGGAACCCTATCGCTAATCGTCTTACCTTTAGGAGTGACAAGTAAACGAATCCACCCCCCGTGATTGGTTGCCGATGTATCGCCAGCCCCCAGGAAATGCAATGCTGCATTGCTATGTTCAGTATATGTAGAACCTAACCACGGGCGTGAACCATAACCACCTAAAAGCTGGTTGTTCTTCGTTACGCTATTGGACGCTCCGCGAGTGTAGTTATGGAACACGGCAGAACCTCCAGCCGTATTCTCAATACCAAAAGAACACTCCGTTGCGCTATCGCCGATAAAGTTAACGCCAATCCCGGTTGTCGCGGTTGTCTCCTTCAGTGGTAAGCTCTGTGACGCGGTAACATCAATCTCTTTGCTATTGACACCACCCTTAACAACCAAATCACCATTTGGTGAAAGAATCATCTGACCTTCCGATATCCCATCACCATTTGGTCGAAAATATATCATTTGACCAGCTTTTGCGCTAATGATTGGAGAGCCTGCATTGTTGCAACGAATTGCCGCACCTTGACCAAATGAGATTTTTGTGTCTCCAGCGCTGGCCGATGTGCAAGAAATTTCAACCTGGTTATCTAGCGACGTTGCCCCCGCTGGACGAAGCTGCAATAGTCTATCAGTTCCGCCAGAGGAAGATAAAATCAATCTACCTTCACCACCTTCACGAACTATAGAGCCGCGACCAATTACGATCCCCTTATCAGACGATGGCATTTTTGATGTAGCGCCGCCACCAACACCGAGGTTTCCGTTCAGAACGCCAGCGCCACCAACCGAAAGCTCATTACCAGACAGGCGACCTGATACGCTCATTGACTTAACACTCACATCTTGGTTCATGCCGCTGACAACAGACTCACGCCAGGCTGACCACGTGCCATTGCTACAATAACGTGTAAACTCACGATTTAAGTCAGTGCCAAAAAGTCGCTGGCGGTTAGTGAAATCAGTGTCACCCACTTTGCGGATTGACTCGACGTAAAGAATGAAGTTACCACCTATTCCGCTTGGCTTGTTGGTAATGTTGTTGCCGCCACCAGCACTAACGCACTGGTAAACACGAATCGACCCGGGATCGCTTTTCTTAATCATCAAGGAGTTAAGATCAAGTTCCTGGTCACTAATGTTTTTAGCCTCCCAAGGTCCGGCGAATCCATTAGTAAAATCCATTAGCCCAGCAACAGAGAAACCAGCATCCATCATCTTGCGCGTTACAATCTTGCTGTTTTGTTTATGATCAGGATTCTCACCAAAAGCTAGATCTCCATCAATATCAATACCTAGAAGCTTTGCGTTCATGTTATTGAGCTTGAATCCAACCGACACATTAGAATCTGAGTCGCGCACTAACATGATGGGCGTATGTTGCTTACCACTGACTCGCAGGTTTGTAGCAGCTGTGTTTGTGTCATCGTTGGAAAATTCAGCAGTCCGAGATGAGATCTTATAACTGATCTTTGCATCTTTCGCTTCGATTCGCCCATCGTGACGCACGATAAAATCTCCAGTACTGGTGCCGTCGGAAGTCTTAGCCCTGATGTGGATTTCGCCAAGTGAGCCATTGTTTGGTGGTGACCAAATAACACCGCGCTCGCCTCCGTCGTTGTTCATGAACCACAGATGGGCGTTTCCTTGTGTTGATTTTAACCTGATAGACGGCGTTTCTTTCCGTATATCAAGATCACCTGACATAACATCGCCTGCTTTTTTCACCTGCGCATCGTTAGTTACGTTGCCAAGTCCAACGTCCGATTTCGACGGTTTGTTTGCCGTGCCGTAGAGAGTGTTGGCGTAAACAATGTCACTTGCAAGGTTGCGGTCAGTGGTTGCTAGCACCTTAACGATTCCAGTGTTGTACTGCACGTTAATTGCAGCATGGGTATCTCCGCAATGAGAGTAAAAGCCAGAACCGTGATCGTTAATATCAACGTTTGCACCTGATTCGCGAGCCGCTCGCCAGTATTGACCGCCATTAGCTTTAAGCTTGTTGATCAAGTCTACGTTGCTCTGCACGGAGCTATAGGAAAGACCGTTACCGCCAAGACCGAAAGCGCCTACAAGCATAGCATTTTCAAGGCCCAAGTCTGCCTTAGTAGGCTTATTTACCTGGTCGTAAATCCTTGCGGCTAGGCTTTCAATAAATCCTGATGGTTGAGTATCTTGACTAACAAATCCTTCTGGAATGTATAATTCAGTCCTGCCAGTCTGTGCCAGTACTGCAACCCTTGTTTCTTTAATAAAGGCTCGCTGATAGCACCAGACTTCGAAATAGCCATCACCTTCTACAAGGCCGTAACGCAGTTGGTTATCCCAGGCAAGGTTTGGTGAACCGAGTCGGCGAACACTTAAAAATTTAGTTATATTTTCACTGGTTACCCCTCTTGCATCGTTAAGACCGCGAGCAGATATCTCTACAAAGTCAATATTACCGTAACTTGAACCGTAGTTACCGCCATTTGTAATCATTAGCGTTAGGTGACAGCTTACTGCACCTGGATCGGTAAGTTTAGCTATCTTGACGTAAACGCTATTGTTGTTTGTACCGACGGGCCAGTCGTATTGCGTTACTGGGCTTACGAGTTCACTTGCCATATCGAGATATTCTTTCGCCTTATTCTCTGACGTTTTGGCATTGGTTTCGCTTGTTTTTGCTGCTGTCTCGCTTTTCTTTGCATTGGTTTCTGATGTTTTTGCTGCTGTGGCAGAGTTTGCAGCCGCTGTTTTTGATGCATCCGCCGCCTGAGCGCTATTACCAGCATTTGTTTCAGATGTTTTTGCGGCCCTCGCGGAATTTTCTGCCGCCGTTGCAAAGGAAGATGCGCTACTAGCACTTGATGCTGCGTTCGTTTCTGAAGTTTTTGCAGCATTTTTACTATTATTGGCGTTAGTCTCGGAAGTTTTTGCAGCTTTAGCACTATTAGCAGAAGCAGTAGCAGAGGAGGCAGACTGAGTTGCAGATTGCTGAGAAGATGTTGCGGAAATTTCTGCCTCATTCTCAGAATCTTTGGCATTTAACTCTGATTGCTTAGCATTAATTTCAGACTGCTTAGCTGCAGGGCCGGATGCTTTAGAAGACTCTATCGCAGAGGTTACGTCTGCAGCAGTAATAGAGCTAATGGAATTAGAAAGCACAACTGTATACTTAGGATATTTACTTGCAGTTATACTATTCTGGTCCATAGTGACCATTTGCTGTAGAATTATTTTAGTTATAGCCATTATTGAGTTACTCCATCACTAATATAAACCTTGCCTTCCATAATACGGAAAGAACTAGCAGCACTACCAACAGCTGTTCTAGTAATAATTACATCATAGTATCCAGCCAATCTCTGTCTAGGGTTATATCTATCTCTTTCTTTGGATGCTTTGGAAGCAATAGTAGTTACAGCACTAACAGGTAGGCTTATAGATGCTACACCTTGTGCAGCATCAACAATAGCTGTAGTAAAAGATGCTACAGTTTCAGCCCCATCTTCCAAGCTGCTTTTAATACTCCCTCTAAGAGAGAGAAATCAGTAAGATCTACTGGTTTGGATGTAGATGGGTAAACACTATCATCTACGTCCATAAATTGCATAAGTAAACCATAAGGTACGTTCTCGTCTACCACTAAATCAATAACTCTATTTTCTGTACTCATTATTTTACCTTATATGGATATACCCGTTTTGCAGGTCTATCTTCATTTTGTAGGATCCCTCTGGGTTAGAGGATAGTGCTGCTGCACGATCATATATAATATTTACACCAATTTGTGATAAGAAAGCATTGTTAGCAACAATTTTACTAGCAGTTACCGTGCCATTAACTATCATATCTCCGTGTAAAACCATTGCAGGGCTAGTCCACGCCGAACCATTCCACTGTCTAGTAAAAGCTGTCCCAGGAGCACCACTCTTATATTCAGTTAATACGTCATATTTAACAGGACCACTGCCGAAATTAGATGTAAAAAATGAATTAGCTTGTGAGTCATTCCATGCTGTTAAATTAGCAATAGCAAGAGAATACATTCCAGGACCACGTTGTCCTGTAGCCCCCGGCCTGCCATCAACACCTTCTGTACCACTCCATTGAACTACGTCAGACCAACTAGTTCCCGATACTAATTGATTAGTAACTGGGTCCAGAGTACCTGTAGAACAGTAAATATTCTGAGTATTAGATGTTCTATTTGGTGGAGTTTTAGACCAACCAGAAGGTGGGTATGCAGGACTTGTTGGTTTAGCAGGTAATGAAGTACCTATAATATAGATAAATACTGTTTGCTTCCCTTGTATACCCGTCTGTATATCAATATCACCATTTGGGGTACCAATTACAACCTCACTAGAGATCCTAAGTATATTACCATCATAACGAATATACTGTGTAGCATTACCAATATCTAATTTTGGTTTAGCAGTAACATTATCCATGCCCATCCAGATACCGGATTTTGTATCGCCCCAAGTTTTACCCTGTGTATAAATTGCTGGGTTATCTTGACCGGTTAAATTAGTCATGACAAAGTTAGCAGCATTAATAGTTTTAGTTATTACACTCCCATCAACGTTAACTATCTTTTTAACAGGGTCAAAGGATATTGGTGCTTTTCCTTCTGCGTCTAGAAGACCTATATTAATAGCACCAGTTGCAGCGTCAATTAAGAAAGTTTGTTTCCAGGTAGATCCATCTTTAATTTTACCCTTAATGTACGCATAGTTTACTTCGATACCAGTTTCATTAACAAAACTATTGTCTAATGGTGTACTCTCATTTAATATAAATGTCTGTACTGCGGAATCAGTAACATCTTGAGCATCTGGTCCCCAGGCAATAGATGACACTTTAAATTTATGCTCTACTTTCCACGGGAATGATATAATTGTTGCCGACTGAGCAGCCCCCACGTTGATTTTTTGTGCCTTAGTCCATCCAGTTCTTACAAACTCTGCCGAATCTATATAAGATAGAACGAACTCACGAACATTAGCACCCGCACCCCTATTCCAGTCCCACTGCACACGTAAATCATAACGCTCTTTACCGTCTGCTATGCGCGCAGCTTTAAACACAATATTAATAGGAGCCGCAGGAGGTACAAAGTTATATCTAACTTCAAAGACATTAGGATATTCATAGTATCCTGATGAATCAATAGTAACACCGTCTGGTAGGCTTATTTGACCAGAAATTCTTACCTTATAGGATCCAATTGGCACACCACCAAACATAATAGTAGGCATTAGTGCACCAACGTAATATTTAACCCATGGATTATTGGCATTAGAATTATCTTTTAATTCTATAGTGCAATAATCGGCCTCCCCTGTAGTATCTATATAAACTATTGGTGCTCCAACACCAACATCTACTGGTTCTGACTCGCATCGAGCACCAGTGATTCTAGGTGCTGATTTCATTTTAAAAGTTTGCTTATCAGATAGATTAATTCCTATCTGTGCATTAAGAAGTTCAGAGTCTATTATGGAATCATAAAATGCACCCTGAACTTCATAAGTTGTTGTAGGTTTTAAGTTATTAATAGTTACAGAGAAAGTATCAATACCCGTGAAATCCCTACGAGTAACGTTGCTGCCTTCTTTAAGCCAAAATGATCTACCTATAACGTCGTAATCAGAGTAGATAGAATGCTGGATATACGCCAACGTATATCCAGTTAAGACGCTATTTAGAACCATTTTAGCTGGTGCATTATTTGAAATCATTTAAATAGTAGCCCAACCAACAGATTGCTCTCCGTTTTCCCCTTCAGCTCGTATTCTAAACCGTAATTTACGATTGATACCTAGAGCCCCCGAGTTTAGTAAAGCAAAATCCGCCTTATTATATGTTAATAGATAATCATAGGTATAGACATCTTCTATTCTAACACTACGAAGCATTCTATCTTGAGAATCATAAATTTCCAAAGTATAGTAAATTTCAGGAATTATTTCTTCCTCTGGAATCTTATCCCAAGCAAGTTTAACATCCGGTCCAACAAATTCAGTTACGTCTCCTGAAGCAGTATTAACAACCCTAAAGTTACTAACTACGCTTAAGTTCTTTGCGGAGTTAAGATCTACAGATAGTGTAACTGGAGAACTACGTCTACCATTAATATCTACTGCGCGTAGCTCAAAAATAGCTAAACCAGCAGGCTCCCCTATAATCTCCTGAATCATTCTCTCATTAGGATTATTTTCCAGTTGTTGAACTATGTAGGGATTAACATGTCCAGAATGTGCAATAGAATAGTATACTACGTTATTTGTAAGACTAGGAAGCCAGGATAGCTCACCATTCTTACCTATAGCACCAACTACGCCACCTGGAGTAGGGGTGTACTTAAAGTCTCTAGGCGGTAGAACGTTATTACTAATATCAGGAATATCATTACCACTATTATCTACCTGTTCGGAATTAATAAATACATCTTCTCCATACTCTTGGAGGACTAGATTAATTTTACCATCACGAGTATTTTCTACTTCGTCAACCAGGAAGAATTTGTCCTTCCAGCCGTAACGTTCATATGTGAAAGCAATAGGATCGTTAGGCTCTATACCTATAAATTTATAGGGTACGGAAAAACTTAAAGTACGGGAGTATCTAGATTTCTTAAGTTCCCTATCTGCGTAACTCCTAGCAGTGTAGTAATTAGTAATATTAGCAAAAGATAACTGAAGTTTCTTGTCAAGACCTTTATCCTGCTCTTTAAACTTCGAGTTATAGAACGTAATAGAGTTTGTTTTCCAGCTTAGTGCAGGGTCTACTAAGGATGCCTGTACTGAGTTAAACTTATTTCTACCAGTAGTATCAGATAAGTCTAAATCTCCATAAGTATCTAGAAAATTTATTCTCAGAGGATTCGTAGAATATTTTTCTACTGTTATTCTATACTCACCTGATAGGTTATTTATAGCTCCACCAAAGGATTCTAATATACCTTGAACGTTTTTAAAAACTGATTCAGAAGTATCCAGTATAGTATTTAGTTGAACTATTTGACGATTCTCAGATAGGGGGTCATTCCACCCAACGTAACGCCAGTAGGGCTGCCAACTAGTCTGGTAGGACTCGTCAATTATATCAAGTATTTTTGCCTCTGATATTACTTTTTGTAGCGGGAACTGATCTAAAGTAATATCAGCACCATAACGATCTGAAGTCAGGTAATCCATAAGTTGCCAGATACCATTTAAGCTAGTCTTATCTGCTTTTATAGTACCATCAGAGTTGTATACTTTAACTTTCTTACCCTGCACTTCTGCGCTAATTTCAGGAATTTCAGTTCTATTCTCATTAATAGTAAATCTAACTATAGCATAAGCTGTATCCAATAACTTATAACGAGAATCCCAGTATTCCGGTCCGTTGCCGTTCTGATTCTGTAGATAAAATCCTTTTTTCTTAGCAATGTCTACAAGTACTTGTGCAGCAGTCTGGTCTGGTTTTCCATGAAAGGTCCAGATTCTTATATCCCCATTACCATCGTTATACTTATATTCTTGTCCATGAACAGAAGGTTGAGATGTACTTGTACCAGCAGCTAGACGGTGCATTGTATCACCGACTATCTTTTTACGTCCAAAACAAGTTCTAGTATCGGAGTCTGTTTCATCAAAACATATCATAGGGCTATCTCCGATATAGAAATCTAGAAATCCATCTATCTCACCTTCTGCAAAAGCATATACTACGTATACTATATTAGGGTTATTTAGTTCCGTATCTGCAAAAATAGGTATACCAGGAATTTTCTGAACACCATATACTACAGGTATAAATTTAGCTGCTAAGTTAAAGTCTAGGTCAACTTCTTTAGTTACAGTCTCATAGTATTTTTTAAGGCTGTAGCTTCTAGACAGACCAAATAACTTTTTCTTAGACTGTAATTTATATCGTTCTTCTTTAACTTGGTATTTAGCTAGAATAGTTGTACTTTTATTAGAGTGGAAGAATCCATAGTCTTCTTGGTACTCAGGACGTTTAGCCCCATTTGATGGCTGAAGAGTTCCATTAACAACTTCAAGACCTCTATGAGATGCATCATCTGTATACCTGCCGTTTACTCTATCAAAATCATAAAATTGATTAGAACAGTTCCAAGTAATAACTGATGTACCTATTCCGGAAGTATTAACGTTATCTTTTATTCCGCCTCCGGTAATTCTACCGCGGAAGAATAATAAAGGGCCATCTGTATCAGGATCTACAGGAAGAATATTTCCTTCTTCATTGATTATTGCCTGATGGATAGTTATACCCCTATCTAGGAAAGATACTCCATTTTGAACTAGCTTTAGTACCTCATCTTCGGCAGTACCAGTTATTGTGAAGGATAGACTACCAATAGATAATTGACGGTTCTGTTTATGGGAGCTTATACTTTTTACTTTACCTGATCTGTACAAAATACCATTATATGTAACATCTCTAAAATAATCTGTTAAGTAGATATAAGTAGCTGCGGAACCAGATGAACTTGGCAATTCAAGAGCTATAAGACATGCTGTCTTTAATTTATCATGGGTATTCAGGTAATTTTTAGCACTATCGAGTATTTTCTTCATAGACTTTCCCTCAAGGAAAGTGAAATACCAGAGTAAGTACCATTGTTATTTAGGGTAGAACCGAAGGAATCTCCGTTCATTAGCTTAGTTCTAAATAAGATACCATTAAAAACTGGTTTTTCACTACCCGTAGTAGTAATAAATAGATCAGGATACAGGGAAATATTCCATACGTTTCCTGAACTACTAAAATTTGTTATTTTATAAACTTTAGGATGAGTAGATAATTTAAATAAATCCCCAGCTTTTGGCTGCCCAGTTAGGGTTCCATTAGTATTTAGTATAATTTGAGAACCTTTTTGACCGGCGGGTATGGTAACACTCTTGGTATCACCACGTACTCTAAATGCTTCATACTGAGGCAGGAGTACATCTAAATAATCTCCAGTTCTTTTATACTCTAAAAGCCTAGAGTCTAGAAATGCATATTCATCCGGGAAAAGTTCCGGGTATGAGATATTAATTCCCCAGTATTGAGCAGATATTTTAACCTCTTTGACTTTACCATTAGGTAATTCATCACGAATCATAGGGTCGTTATCTACTAAATTGACGCTTTCAAAACCTAACCCTGGGTACTCTGGGTTCGTGTATGGATCTGGTAGTCTCATAGTTAATTTCTCCTCTTTAATAACAATATTATAATAGTATTGGAAAATTTTATCAAGAAATTTTTATTTTTCCATAAAGAAAAGGAGGACATAAAGTCCTCCTCCAATATTAAGAATTACCAAGAGATTTCAGGGTGGTTCCATTCTCATTAAGAGCCAGTTCCACGGCATCTCTGAAAGCAGTACTGTTATTCGATGCAAAATCTCTGAAGCTTGCCGCATCCATAGTGCTGATATTCAGGATAATAGGTCTTCCAGAGGTAGTCTTTGATCCATCGGAAAGCTGATCATTAGGTGTAGCTTTCATAGGAACCATAGGAGTTACTACTTCGGTACCATGCTCACCCATTTGATAACTAACTCCAGGGTACATCATACCGCCCTCAGCACGCGGAACAAATGAGTTGGCATTACCAATACCTTTATCACCGCGTAGGTAGGATAGTTCTCCTGAACTAGCTTGCATAGATACATCAACATTTTTCTGTCGCTCACCTAGAGTTAAGTACTGAGTAGTATCTGCCCCAGAATCCGCAATAGAAGACATGCCAGATGCAGAAGATGCTTGAGCAAGAGCTAACGCACCTGCTAAACCTGCCGCCACCATCAAAGGAATAGAGAACGGGTATGGTACAGCTGTTGCTGCTTGCATTACTGCTACTGCTGTCTGAATGATGATCTGTTTCTTAGCTGCATCTTGCTGAATCTTCAGCTTTTCAGCTTCTAATTTTTTCAGCTTAGCTTTAGATGCCTCAGATTTGCCATCACGCTTCTGTTCTGCTGCAATAGCCTGATCAATTGCACTAACCTGCTGACTAGTACTGTATTGAATCATAGAAGCTACAGTCTGCATACCGGAAGCAATCATAGACGTAGTATCTAAAGATCCCTGAGAGAACTGAATCATAGCATTAGTTAAATTACCCATGCTTTGAGCCACAGCGGTTGCTTCGGAATTTAATTCAGACAACTTAGAGATCGCCTGGTCATAAGAAGCCATTCTATTTTGCATATCAGCAAAATCTTTATCTTCTCCGATTAACCCAGTAGTAGGAGTATAAGTAGCCCCAACAGAAGATCCTACCTGTTGCTGCATTTGACTTTCTCGCTGCTTTTTAAGCTGCTCTAAAGCTGCTGAAGTTTTATAAATCTCATTACGATACTTAAGCTCCTCTTCCGTATTACCCTTAGATAGTTCCAGCTGTTGCTGGAGAATGGATAATCTCTCCGTAAGAATTTGAGATTGACCAGTAACATTTCTCTGCGTTTGACTGACCTCTAGTGCATCCATGAGGGCTGATACATGTGAGGCTGTTCCCTGTTTCTCCGCTTCCCATATTTCTCTACTTATTTGTGCTTGAGCACGTCTAGACTGCTCTACTTTAGCTTGACCATCCGCTTGTTTAGAGTATAATTCCGTTTTTTCCTGCTCTAACTGCAGCTCTAGTCTTAACTGCGCCAAACGATACTGAGTACTCGTCATAGTGCGGTCATTCAGAAGAGCTATTTCTCTATCAACACCAAGAATCTTATCAGTATAGTCTTTAGTCTTCTTAGCATTTTCGAATCCCTGGGCTTTAGTATTAAGAATTTCTGTCTCTATCTTAGCTACTTGTTTTAATGCTTCGGGATCATTAGGGTTAATAGCTAGCAACGCTTTTGCCGCCGTAAGCTGTTCCTGCTGTTGTCGTAGTAACACCTCTCTAGCTGCTGCTTCTGCCTTGGCCTTATCCTTAGTCTGGTTGTAAACCTCATCTTTACGCTTAGCTACTTCCAGTGCATTTTGCTCACTCTTATCCATAGCAGTTACATATTCTGATAGACCTTTCTGTGCAGCCTTCATTTGGTCTAGGCTTGAGAAACCTAGATTTAGGTTCTTAACTAGAGTATCCGCACTTTGCCCGGTTACTTTAGAAGTATCTTCTACTGCTTTTACAACACTATTTAGGTCACTAGAGGCTTTTTTAGCGTTAGTAATACTACTTGCCGCCATTCTTATGTTATTTGCAGTATCACTAGAGCTTTTCTTCAGGAAATCAAAGTTCTTCTGTATCTCTGATACAGCTTTGAGGTTATTAGGATCAACTTCGAATACTCCTTTGTCTCCTGGAACAGCAGTATCAGCATACTTCATCTTAGCGCCTAACTGCTCAGCTAGTTTGCCATTACGTAACAGAGCTTCTCCAGTATCCTGTACCGCTTGTCTTAGAACCTTCTCAGTTTTAGTGCGTTCTTCTATCTCTTTGTTTTGACGAGCCAATTCATTAGTGAGTTGTACTACTAACTTATTACTCTCATCACCACCAATACCGCCAGCAGTAAGGGCATTGGCGATAGGAGCAGTAGCCGCCTGTTTTGCCTTAAGATCATCCAATTGCTGCTTAAGCTCTTGAGCTTTCTTAACACGTTCTTCGCTTTCTTTAAGATATGTATCTAGATCTTCTCGCGCCCCTACAGCATTCTCTATTAAAGCTGTAACGTTTTCAGCTGGAGTAGTTTTAGCGGATGCACTACGTGCCATTGCGGAAACTCTCATCTGGGAAGATTTAGTTTGGTATAAGAAAGTATTAAGGGTATCCATAACAGGATTTAAGTATGTAGCAGCACTTTGTTGTAAACTTCTTAGAGCTGAGTTAGCATTGGCAGCAAATTGTTCCCAAGAGGTTGCCTTAAGAGCATCATCTAGGTATCCAAATCTACGAGTAGACTCTGCAATAACTTCATTTGCATACGCTTGTTGTTTCTGGTATGTAGTTAAACTATCTACAGTATATTTAATACCTGTACTGGTAGCATTTAATTGTTTAACGTAATTTTCATACGCATCGTTAAGACGAATAGTAACACCAAGTTCATCCAGAAGTTCGATTTCTTGTTTTGATACACCCTTAATTACACGGTTAAGTGCATCAGTCATATCAACACCAAGAACAGCAGCCGCACGACGTGCTACTAAACCGAACTGCTCTAGTTGTTCGCTGTCAAATCCATAAGCGGAAGCAGAGGATGCTTGACGCATAGCCTCTTCAAAGGATATAGCACCATTAGTAGCGTTTTGTAGTGATAAAGCTAGTGTCTGTACCGGTGTACCTGTCATGGTGCCGACAATAGTACCGAACTGTTCCAGCCTATTTAGCTGGTCACCTACTTTTAGGCTCTCAAAAGCAGTCTGTAGGACGAATACGTTAGAAGCAAGAGCTGCGTACATAATAGGTAACCTACCGCCGATCTTAGCCATTGCTGCAAAGTCACGAGTAGCTCCGCGTGCGGAACCGGAAGTATTACCTAAAGCTCTAGAAGCCCTACCAGCAGCACCAGCAGTGTCATTAAAACCCTTAGATGTACCACCTAAAGCTCTATTGGTGTCATACAATCTATCTTGAACTTTCTCTGTTGCAGCTGCAACATCATTACCCATTGCTTTAACAGATCTAGAAACCCCATCGAATCCAATTTCTAGTTTATCTGTTACTTCAATAAGTTGGATAGCCAGGTAATCTAGCTTATCACCAATACCATCAATGGATTTAGTGATACCAGCCATACCCCTACTAGCCTGCATTTTAGTAAGACTTTTTGCTGCTCTATCTGCTGCCCTCTCAATGGAGTATAGAGTTCTGGGCATTTTACCTAACTGTTCATTTGTCAGTTCGGAAGCAGCAGCAGCATTTTCTAATGCATCAGATACGTTTTCAATAGACTTTGCAGTACGGGTTGCCCCCTTCTGTTTAACGTCTATTAGTAATTCTCGTATTAGCTTATCAGTCATCTAATGTTTTCCTGTATAAAACTATTAGTTAAAGATAGTATAGTTTCTAGCTCAGAGTAGTGACAAGTTTCGGTGTACCCATCTGGAAGGATACGTTTATCTAATACTCCTGTGTTTACTGAGTCCTTTACTACTTTTTCTAGCCCCCTAGCCATAGAACCATAAGAAAAAGTATGAGAAAAAATTACCGAGTGCTCGCATAGTGATTTATTGCTCTGCTGCCTCATTCTCTCTAGTACATCCTTACCAGTGATCCCAAATTTTAGAAAGTGAGTCCCTTGATACGTTAATTTCTGTATATAAAAAGTAGCTGGTATATTAGGATTAAATCCTCCTGAAGCACAATCAGGACACCCTGTATCGTGATTAATAAAATGGTGTATAGACACATCCCAGATACAACCATCTTTTAAACACTTAAGTATAATCTTAGAATCTTTATTAATATAGGTGGAAGACCAAGATAGAAAGTTATATCCTTTCTCGGCACACTTACTTTTTATTTGTTCTTCTCTTTCTTCCTTCGTCCATCTAGCTTTGCCTGCGCATGCAGGGCATTTTTGGGCAGTAATCCGTAAAAAGTTATCCAACCTAGGAGACCAGGTGTAATAACATTTATTACACTTAAGTGTAAGGGTGCTTTTAATATTAGTGTACTCACCTATCCAGCCAACAAAGGATAAATTTTTATCATTGCAAATGTTGCTTATCTGAGACTCTCTATCCTGTTTAGTAATCTTCTTTCCCATACTATACCAACCTATATGTTTATAAATAAAAAAGGCTCTGGGCATATCACCCAGAGCCAAGCCTCATCGTGGAACGCCCCATTGGAGGAAACTTTTACCGTGCTCGAGATTTGGCATGTGGCTTAACGTTAGGTATTCTACCGTTTTGCGGCTTATGCTTCTCAGCACGTTTACGTGCAGCGTCTACAGCTTTAGCATCAAATATATTGATAATGTGTAGAACAAATTCTTTCTCTATAGGATCTGTAATCCCATAAATATCAAATAAAACACCTAAAGCAGCCTTGTCTTTACCTATAAAGATAGGGAAGTCACCAGGTATGAAACAGTCAACTAGACTATTATAAATATTCATACTAATAGCTACAATAGGTGGAAAGTCTTCAAGTTCAACAGGCATGGCCTTAGGATCAGGCTCTATACCCATTGATTCACAAAGTATTAAATATTGTTGTTTAGTCATTTTAGATGCTGAGCTTTTAATACACTTATCTGCAAAATCAGCAACAGCATCTAGTAATTCTTTACGCTTTTGAGCTACGAAAAGTATCTAGGTGGAACACTGTCTGGTTGATCCAAGAATCAAACGCAGCAGAGTTCTGCATAAGCATTACAGCATTATCACGACTAAATGGAACTTCAGTAGCAGGATCAGCATCTGTTTCAATCAGCATCAGTTTTTCAACGTCACCTACAGTCAAACCAGTCCAACCTTTAATCGCAGCATCAACGAAAGCTTCAATAAACTTATCATCATCCTGTACCTGAATCAAAGTACCATTAACCCACTCGTCACGCTTAGCAGAGGTGATAACTCGTTTAGAAGTAGCACGAGACATATAATTAAGCTCTAGCTTAAAGTTTGGCATACCTGGGTATGAAAGAGTGACAGTACGAGTTTCTAAAGTAATATCTTTTAAGTTAATCATTATTTTCTTTCTCCAAAGAAGTTTATTTCTACAGGGTCTGAATCAGCAGTAGGGATTACGTCATACTCTACCTGATACAAATCTGAGAAGTTTAGGCGTTTTGAAATACGTGCTAAAGGGAATGTTATAGAAACATATTTATTTTTAATAATTAGTGGAGTTCTTGTTTCAGGATCTAGATTCAAGAACTTATCTCCTACCAATCTCTTAACATAATAGAAAGCTAGCGTTGCGGAAGCATTCATCTCATTGACATAAGCTCGTTTATTAGTATAAATTTTATTTATATCAAATATATTTCTATCTTCTCTCCAAGAACATTGTTGCTGGAAAGACATAGATGCTGAAATTAGCGCTGGCAACGGAGAGCTATTAGTGTACACAGCAGGAGCGCTATATGGAAGAACTTCACCCTGTGTAATTGTATATCCATCTCGGAAAGTAGATACTTCAGAGAATTTTCCAGACTCAATACCAACATTTAGGATCGGTATACTCTTATCTAGAGAAAAATCAACTGTTGATACATAACAGTTTTCGAAATAAATACAGCTATTATTATGATTAATAATATACATATTGAACATAATAGGTTCAATATTGGGAGTATTTCTTGGCAAAAATAAAGAATTTCCCTCACGCGTGAATCCCATCCAATCAAAGAAGTTAGATTCAATAAGCGTAGTACTGAAATTTATTGCCAATGAAATAGATGAAGGATCTTGAGCATTAATAATAGAGTCTGCATAGTTTGTACGATTATGAATAGTACGTCTAAGAGTTTTAAACTCTTGAAAAGACGTACTAGCGTCATAGTTAGAGAGGGCATCGAAATGATACCCTCTACCGTCATACTCAATAACTATTTTAGACTCTCGCATGAGAGAATAAAACATTTAATTAACCACCTGCTGTTACAGTAATAACTTTAGTGCCTTTAACACCAGAGCCGTCTTTAGCCGTGGCTTCAACAGTTACCGCACCGGTTTTACTAGCATCTGCTCTTAGTAACCCTGTTGCATTGATAGTAGCTGCATCACCGGCAGTGATAGCCCAAGTAACTTCCTTATTCCTTGCGGAAGAAGGAGTAACTTCAACACTCATCTGAAGAGTAGCTGATCGATTTAATGTAGTAACATTTCCAGCAGACTTAACAGTAATTGCGGTTACAGCATCAGTAGCACCGTCACCATTAACAATTAGATTATTAATAGTTGTTCTAGTATACTTACTAGAGAAGCCTAAGTAACCTTCGTCACCAGCATCCAGATCTGACGGAATAGCCTTAAATTCTACTGAAGTACCAAGTACATCATCAGTCTCAATAGTAGGAATATTAACGTGCGCCTGTTTAGCTACTAGAATAGCTGCAGGACGTTCATCATCATACTCGCCACCAAGTACTAGGGCGATTTCAAAGCGGTTAACTACCTTCAGAGTTTTGATAAGATCTTTATACAGTTCCATAGAACCAAGAGATTTATCATTCAGGTAAGCAGTTAATGAACCAGTTAATTCAAAAGCACCAGTAAAGGAACCAATTGGAATAGTAACACGGGACATTACATTAGGTGTTAGGTAAGTAATGTTGTTGTTAATAGTAAAAGTACCACCGGTAATTGGTATATCATAAGACTTATTGGTATCCATGTCCTTGATCTTCAAGATCGTTAGTTTGTTCTTAATGTAAGAACCCTGGATAGTCATATAAGTTTCATCATCAATACCTATTTGATCTGGATCAAATGGTTGCTCATCCAGTGGGATTAGCTGGTTACCATTACCAGACCAAGTTACACGACCAATATCTTCAATATCAACGTTAACTTCTGCCTGATTAATCTGACAGGAATCGATATAACTCCACGTTTTATCAGTCAGAATGTAAATATGTAGCATTGCTAACTCATGATAGGAATTATCTTTAAAGTTAACCATGAAGTTAGTAGCATTATTATGTGCTCCAGTAGTTCCTTCAAGATTAATAGCTCTACCACTAGAAAGTGCATGCCATAACATATAGTCAGGAACAATTTGTTTGCTAGTATTTTTATCTTTATACGGCAGGATATAAGTAGAGAAACTCCACTCAGCTGCGTTTAAAGAGTCGTTAAAACGTTTAGAACCACGAGTTGGACGCGGACCAGCTTCATTAACAGTAATATCTGTTGAGTTACTGTCCTGACCCCAAGAAATATCATCCTGAACTAGAATCTCTTGCGTGTTGGTCTTATTATGACCAGTCTTAACCGTAGACACGAAGATTCGAGTATTACGTAATAGTTGTAAAGACATTTAATTATTTTCTCCTAATCTGTAACTTATCTGCGAAGTGACCTACGTGGAGGCTGATACCTCACTGTTACATTTATTTCTGCTAAACCATATGGGGCCAGTAGACCCTCATCTGTACTAACTGATGTAATGATCATATCAGTTGCCTCACATGGGAAGGTCGATCCATTAGGTTTACTAACAGTATATTCTAAATTTCCACCTGTGTCAATAACGGTTTTTATATCCGCTACGAGTTTTTCAAGTTGCTCTTGAATGTCTGTTTTCTCTTTATCGTACACCAGGATTGGAAGTTCTAAAAACATCCACTGTTGGCCTGAAGGAAGATACTGCCCAGTTTCAGTTCCGATATGAACTGCTACATAAGGAAACTCTCGTATTTCCTCAAATTTATAAGTTTGACGAGAAACGTTTCCATATAGGTTATTAAAATATTCGTCAGGTTGAGAACCATCCATTTGTTTAGAGATTCGGTCAACCATAGCTTGTGCAATACTTGTTCTATGATCCATTTATTAGGTTCCTTGATTAACCTTAATTTTATATCTGGAGTGAATCAGGTCTCTTGCAGCTTTTGCTATAGCCTCACCAATAAGTTTTTGTGGGTTTCTAGCGCCAGGATAAGGTCGTAGGGATAATCTTCTATATGTAGATACTGCCGGATTGAACACAGAATATGGACGAGTCATATAGTTATATGTTACGTTTAATTCAGGAGAGCCTTTACTAGTTTCAGAATCACGAAGCATAACATCTTTAATTTTTAAAGAGTTTGCAAAGCGACCAGTTCTAAACTTTAATGGTGCTCCAGCTTTTTTCATATCCTTTATTAAGTATTCTTTAGCAACTATTTCTAGTATAATCTTCATATTGCTGTTAGACACAAAACGTCCAGAAGCACCTGTTACTGCACCAGAATATCCATCTTCAACATCACTAGGATCACCAAAGTTTACCTGTACCCTACCAGTAGAACGTTTTTTACCTACTGAGGATTTTTTACCGGCGGTTGCTTGTATTAGATTCTCCAGAGCACCTAAATCTCCAGAAAGATCTAAACTAGAGGATACAGCTTTTAGTATAGAAGCTGTCCTAATGTTAAGGAGATCTTGTGATACAGGTTTTGAAAACTTAAAGGATACTTGAGCAACAGTACCATCTCTGGTAGGATCTTTTAACCCTGTTTCAACAGAGTATACAACAGTATTCTTATTGTTTTCAGATCGGCTTGCAGTATCTAGCTGCTCTTTAATAATTTGTCTAGCTAGATCAGAAAGAGACATTATACTCTCCTATACACTTCAATAATAGTACGAATATGCTCTGGAATACCAGATTTAGTGTTATTGAAGGTTACTGTTTCACCACCAATTGTTCTAGCTTGGCGATAATCTTGTTTGTGCCAATGATCTACTAGCATACATGCTGCAAGTTTGAGATCCTCAGGCATTGGGTTAAACCCACCCTGTGTATATTCTACGTCCATATAACCTTCTGGAGGATTAAATTTAAGAAGTATAACCCCATCAGAATACAACTTATACTGTTCAGGATCTATCTCCTTATCATTAATAGTCATTTTGGTTACTGAAGTAGCTGAGGGAGAACTTAAAAAGTATTTTTTACGAGTAGGTTTTGTAGTGATTAACTGGTCTACTGCGTCAGCATCATCCATACCTAAAAGGCTAGTAATCAGCGCATTGGCAGCAGTAATCATCACCTCTACTCCAGATTCTAGTTCCGGTCGTTTTAAACCACCATATAATCTATAGTCTTCAGCTGTGATTATTTGCATTTATTTTTCCCAATAAAAAAGGAGAGCCGAAGCTCTCCTTATCGGCTGAAAAGCCTGTATTAAGACGCAGCGTAAGTACCAGATACAACGCCATTTGCAAAGTAACGTTGCAGGTTAACACGCTGAGTAACGTAGTACGCATCACGCTGTTTACCAGCTTGGCGCTCACGTTCAACAGTAACAGCGCGCTGACGTGGCATTACGAAGTTATCTTTATAAACAATAACTGCGAACTCTGCTGAGTTAGCTTTAGCTGGGAAATACTCGGAAACTACAACCGGCAGACCATAAATACGACCAACCTGACCTTGCAGTTTAACAGAATCGTTACCAACCTGGGCAACATCCTGCCATTCTTCATCTTCCAGCAGATCGTAGTAAGCATCCATAGATACGATCAGTACCAGTTTGCTCAGTTTCAGACCATGACGACCCAGTTTACGACGCAGTTTGGAGATAGTTTTAGCAGTTACTAGAACAGAACCATCAGCTTTAGCCTCAGTAACAACCTTAGCACTATCTTCACTAGCAAGGGTCAGCAGACCTTTCGGCTTACCAGAACCATCACCAGTCATGAAAGCTTCTTCGATAGAAACAGCGTGTGCTTCAATCAGACGCTTACGCAACAGCGGCAGCAGGGAGAAGATTGCATCTTCTTCAGTTTCATCAGTAATAAAGGACTTGGCAGCCAGTTTGTAAGTACTGAAGTGGATTTCTTTAAGAGCTCCTTTAACTTCCTCACCAGTAGTTGTATCGGTACCATAAGTAGAAGCAGCAACCCAAGTAGCTTTACCAGCATCCGGTTCAACCAGCATAGTAAGAATCTTACTGGACATCGGCAGTTCTTCGAACAGTGCGCCAACTACCAGCTCTTTCTGCAGGTCGCGGATAATACGCTGAGAGAAAATAGTTTCATAGCTTTCACTAGAAACTTCTACGGAAGAAGACTGATTCACTGCTTTCAGGTGTCTCTGACCATGCTCGGTCTCGAATACGCCTTTTTCCATTACATAAGATAACAGAACCAGTTTTTCTACTTCGTCTTCAAAGTTTTCCTGAGTACCATACAGTGCTTTAGCTACGCTATCACCGACGAAGGAACGACCTTCACGAGCTGTCAGCAGAGATTTGATTTCATCCTGAAGACCAACAATAGTTTCCTGCTGTTTTTCTACTGTCTGCGCAAACAGTTCATTACTCTTCTTAGATTTCTCATCCAGCGACTTAACCAGTTCCAGAGCCTCTTCCAGACGCTTACGGTCTTCGCCAACTGCTTTAGAAACCAGGTCATTCATACGAGCCAGTTCTTTTTCTTCCTGCTCTTTACGCATACGTTCAGCTTCCTGAGCTTTCTGAGCAGCGGTCAGACCTTCCAGAGATTTAGCCAGATCACCCAGACCAAGTTCTTCTTTCAGCTTATTAATATCAATAGTCATTTTTAAATAATTCTCCGTTATTCTTTAACGTAGCCTAAAGCTATCGCAAGTTTTTCTAGTTCAGAAAGATTACGTTCTTGAGCTGGGACAGCTTTAGAACTTATTGCAGTAAAAGATTTACGCCATTCAGTATAATCATGACCATTCATGCTCTTAGCGAGATTGAATGTTGAGTCCTGATTACAAGGTACAGAAACTACCGAAACTTCGTATAGTTCTAAATCTTTAATAATAAATATATCAGTAGCTTCATCCCACTCTGCATCTAGGCAGCGGAATCCGATACTAAAAGTTTTCAGTACACCGTTTTTAATTAGTGAAAAGATAGCCGGGTCAGAACTTTCATTGATCTCACATTCGATTTCGAGACCCATTTCAGTAGGGTTAAGATCAATACACTTACCGATTGGACGACGATGATCGTGTCCGAAAAGAATAATCGGGTTTTTCATGTAGTTAGTAAGTGCATTAGACGTTTTCCACGCAGAAGCAGGAATTACATCACCAGCGCGATCTTTACTAATTGTGTTAGCGAATCCACGGATTTTTACAACACCTTCTTTGGATTCGCTATCAATAGATTTAATATAAGCATCTAAATGAACGGGTGCTGATTTTAACTTGTTATAGTCAATAGCAGCTTGTGTCATTTATTAGCCTCCAGGAACAGTAGGATTAACTGTCACAGCACATGTAGTAGAATCCTTACTTACTTGCTTACTATCTGTTACAGTTACTTTATAAGAGCCGGCATCCTCAGCTGCTGCTGTAGGCTTAGTATAGGTAGCTCCTGAAGCATCCGGAATAGGAGAACCATCTTTAGTCCATGCATAAGTATATGGACCAGTACCACCAGTTGCAGTAACAGAAAGTGTTAATGCTGCTCCCTCTTCAACTGACATGCTAGCAGTTAAATCTTTAGAAAGAGTTAATGGTGGAGCCGGTGGGGCCGGAGGAATTGCTTTACCATAAGCCTCTACAAATTTCTTCCATACTTTACGGTTAGTATGCGCAGATGAAAGCCCTAGTTCTCTACGCAGAAAAGCATAGCTAGGAACATATTTATGCGCAGCAACCGTAGCAAAGAAGATATGAGATTCTGGTAGTTTTTCACCAAAAATGGTCCTTAGACCACTATAATCAATCATTCTTAATCTCCCTCGGTGGAACCTTTAGGTCTACCACCTTCTTGACCAGATACACCTGTTGCAGAACCAGCGACGTTAGCAGGAATACGGATCTTATTCATCTGCTCATCATCTAAAGGCTCCAGGTTCAGCTCTGAACGAGCTTCGTTACCGGTTATAATACCATTATTAACCAATGAGGTTAAATGTTTAGCCTCTGCTTCTTTATCTGGTGTTAATGCTGCGACTTCCTTAGTATTAGGAGTGATCTTATAACCAAAAAAGAAAGTAAGAGAACTAGTCAGTTTGTTCAGCATAGGAATGATAGTCATATAATAGAACAATTCGATGTTTGGTCGAATATTCGCATTATTACCACCATCAAGCAGTACTTGCGGAACTCCAAAGGCTAGACAAATAGATTTATTAAACCCTTCTATGTCTTCCTTAAAGTCTAGATCTTTAAAAGAGGATATTTGGGAGTACGGTTTAGCTTTCATACCACCATCTAGAATCAGGACAGAGGACTGACCCGTACTAGGATTATAATCGAGTTGTAATTCTTCTTGTTTACGCTCACGCAATTTCTTGTTCAGGATTTCATCCGTCTCAAGAATAAGACCAATCACGGTTCCGTTATCGAGGAATTTCTCTTTAAAGTTAAGCATCTTAGAACGCTTCTCAAGAGAATCAATAACAGTAGCAACACGAGATTGGCCAGAAATTTGAGAGTTTGTGCCACACACGTAACTGTTATCCTTTATAAAGATAATCTCATCTACGCGATAGTTTATCTGATTATTAAATATAAATTTTTTGATAAACTTATTGGCATCTGCCTCGACCTGCATAAGAGCGGCCGGGACATGGTAAAGCGATGTGCCATCCCAATAGATGTATGCACAACCTTCAAAAAGTAGGTCAGTGACTACAAGTCTACGGAATGTGCTTATATCCATGAATGGATTAGGTCGTACATTTAAGAGAGTGTCTAGAGTCTTTGTTTTGACGCCATTAGCGTACGTAACAATATTATATTTATCTCCGACAGTATAAGAACACTCCGCCGCACTATCTATAACCATATTAGCAGTTCTATTGAGAATCTCAATTTTACTGTAGGCTTGTCCAGTGGTAAAAGGCTTACGGTTAGTGCGATGACTAACTGGTTCCATGTCTCTTATAATACGTTGACCCGGATTTAGCTTTTCAGTAATCCAGCTTTTAAAACCCATTATAAGAACCTTGCGAATCCTGATTTTGTTTCAGTCTTGACTTGTGTCTTTTCTTGAGGATTCTGTATTTTGTCTTTCTGCTTTTGAACCCATGCTTTCTGTTTATTAGCAGAAAATAATGGAGGTTCTTTCGTGTAAACCTTATGTAATAATTGGTGATGGTGCTGGCACAATGTTACCACGTCCCTAACTAACTCATGCTCATATTTCTTGTAGAATGCTTCCCTATTTGAAAGGACGATATTCTCATCAGTGAAATCCAGCTGGAGTTCTTTAGCAAATTTTTTTATTAGCTGAGATATAGTATGATAGTGATGAAGTTCTAGGTCTTCACTACTACCACATATAGCACAGCAACCATCCTTACTATACCTAGATTTTATACCATCCCTCATTATGGAAATGGCATCACGTTTGTACTTAGTATTAGTGGCCATACTCCTCCAATCCAAAGCTATTTAGAAAGATTACTATATCCTCAGGAGCAACATTAAAAAATTCCGTGCTTCCTGTAAAATTAGAAAACCCACAGTTTTTATTATAATATTCTCTGTGAACTTCCTTTTCTAAATCTAAAGCAGTCTCTCTATCTGGCAGATGATACATGGTGAACAAGTACAGGTCAGAAAATCCAGATTCTCTTTTAACTTCATTCAACCGTTTCTCGGGATATAAGCTTATGCCTACTTTAGTACCGCTAGAGAAGGACATGATATAGAGGAATCCACCATTCTCCCACTTAAGAGAACAATAAGGACATCTCTTACCTTGAGTCAATCCATCTAAGGTAATGAAACAGTCATGCCCATTATTGCAGCGTAGATGTAGTTTTGTTTTAGCATTAGTATAGCTGCTTAACAGAGTATACCCTATATTAGATATTCTGTTACTAACTTCATCTAACGATATTGTATTATTGGAGCAGTGTGGACAACCTCTCCTCATATGGAGTATAGAATGTGGTGTTGCTTCCCAAACGTGTGCTCTCTGGCATTTAAATACTGTTTTTGTACGTTGGTTTACATATTCACCGACAATTTGGATTCCACGATCAGCTAATCTAATATTTATATCTTTTATTGTTAGCTTTTGTCGACCCATAGAATCTCCTACACCCATGTAGAGCATTAATTTTTCTTGTTTACGTTCTATTATGGGAGAAGTTCTCCCGATCAATGAATATAGTATACATAATCGTATCGAATTTGTAAAGGGGATTTTAAAATACAGGAATGGGATACCAACTGAGTAGTATCCCATCCTATACTTATTTATTTACCACGGGAAATAGAGTAAATTCCATAGCGGAGCGCATCACAAAGGTGAGAGTTAGCATCATGACGTGGTTTTTCACGTGATAATTTCTCTTCGCCTTCTTGGAAGTCCCACTTATAGTTCTGCAATGCATGAATTAAGGAGGAACATGAAGCATCTACAATAATCTTGCCCTGCTGGAATAGCGCTTGCAGGCATGCTAGACCATCTAGGACAGACTTTTTAGCTGGAGCAGATGCAATTTCATGCTCATATGCTAAATCCTGGCGGAACTGAGCTGCTGCAGAGTCAACAAAAATACGATCAACTTTATAACGATCTATACAGTGCTGAATATAAGCAGCATGCTGAGCTGTAGTTTTCTCCGCCTGCTGGTACTCTTCTAATACATAGTAAGTATCCGTATCGTAATGATATTTAATAGTAAGAACTGCTGTAGGATCACGATAACCAACGTCAATACCAAGCAACGTTTCGAATGCTTCATCATCTTTAAAGAAGTGACGCATACCTTTGAGGTCTTTAACATGATCGATAGCATTAAAGGTATCAAAGATCTGGCCCTCGAATACAGAGAAGTCAGCCTCGTATTCTTGGCGGAAGTAGTTTTTACTAACTGTACGGCGTGCTTCCTCAATATCATTCAAGTCAGCACGTGGGTTATCACGATATGTACCATGAATAGATACCCAGTTAGGCAACGTATCATCAAATCCGTAGGCGTAAAACTCTTTAAACCAGTTACCTCCACGAGGGGTGGAAATAAATAGAGCCTTAGAATTAGGTTTATCCAGAGTAGGACGCAGCTGAACCCTGAAAGCATCACCACCCACATCGGAAATTGCCGCTTCGTCAAAGATGATAAAATCATATGAACGTCCAACTGCGGAGTCAGCCTGCGCCGCAGAAGCTAGTTTGAAGAGCGAGCCGTTTGCCAGCTCAATCTCTTTATCTTTGGCGTTTTCACGTTCGGTTTGTAGGCCATACTTCTTGATAAGACCACGAATCTGTGACCAACCAATGTTAGCCAGTGAGTAGTTAGGGGCAACTACTAGTACCTTCACATTAGGTTCCAGCAATTTTAGGAACCCAAGTGTGTATGCGATGAAGGATTTGCCTACACGACGTGACACACACGCTGTTACAAAACGATGTCTAGGGTCCTCTAGGGCATTAATAATCGCTATTTGAGGACCATTAGGTGTAATACCTTCTTGTGCTAGTATTCCTGAAACAGGTAGACGAAAGAAACGTTTATCTATCCCGAAATCGATAACATCTACTGTATTAACGTAGGGTCTTGATACTTCCATTACTTCTTACCTCCAGTAGCTAGGGAAGTAATTAAGTCCATGTAGTTTTGATCCCCAGCTCCAGCAATAATATTATTCTGGATGTTGGTCTGGTTAGCTGGAGTACGGGCTGCTGCCTTCACTTTCTCCAGTTCTACCATCATTTTCATTTCTTCCATTTTCATTTTATGTGCTTTCCAGAGAATATCCATAATATCTTGGTCAGAACCCATGCCAGTTTCTTCCAGTTCCTCTAGTTTACGCTTGATAACTTCATCCAGAACACCAAATAAACGATCTCTGTTACGGAAACCACTCTCCATAAAAATATCATTTAAGTAGTTCTTAACTTCACTACGATTCATAATATCTCGAAAAGCAATTTCGGACATTCCAAGACTACGTGCGGCAGAAGGCACGTCGCTGCCACACTGTAAATAAGCTTCAATCACATCCATCCCTTCAGGGGACATAAGATCTGGTACTAATACATCATTTGCCATATTTCCTCCTTTAGGTAAGGCGTTGAATTATAAGTTTAATATTAGGTAAGCATGCTTTCATGCCAATTATATTACTCATGGAAGAATCTAACCAAATAGAGATATTATTATTTCCATCATTTCTCATATAGTAAGTTAGAGTATAGTATCCTGTTTGCCCAACAGATCCAGGCAACCCAGATACCCAATATGGTGTTGGATTATACGCAGCAGCCTGCAATTTACAAGCGTTTACAACTGTACCTTTTATAGTAAAGAATGGAACGTATTCTCCGGCTGGTAGAGATAGTATTTGATGCAGTTTTTTATTTATGGTATTCCCCCCTATCCTAAATCTACTATCACCGTATTCTGCCCCTTGGGATAACATTTCTGTAGGATTGAAGCAACCAATACCGCCTGCGGATAGCCATGTATCATCTATAAACTCCATAGTACATACAATAGCACCATTTCTACTGCTATTAAGATCTAACCCCACAGTACCAACATGTACAGATCCATTACCCTGGAATACTATGTTTCCAGATAATATAGTGCTACCACTACCTCCCAGGAGTCTTAATGGTAATAAATTCTCACTCCAAACGTCGCCATAGTTATTACCTATTTTTGGTGGATTACTAGATACATACCAAGATGCTGAAGGTAAAAAATTATAAATACTAACAACATTAGCATGTAAGCCACCAACATTACCACCTTTAATACTAGGAGCATTATTGCTCTCTGTGGTTGGTAGCCCAAATGTTGCTATACCTGATATTCCTGTTGAGGGAGAATCTTTACTTAGATTACAACCAACATCACGAAAATCAGCTCTGTTACCAACGTTGAAATTTTTCTCTATAAAATTAATAAATTTCCAAGATGTATTATTAACATTAACCCCTTTAATAATAAATTCTCTTGGGCTGAGCTTAATGTCATTACCGTTAAATAACCCACCGTCTATATTATACCCAGAACCATTGTATACTAGGTTAGTAACATACCATGTAATTTTAGATGGATAAATGCCTAAATGTTCGCTGTAGATACCTATAGGTCCATTGGCAGAATCATTAGGATCTCCCATACTTTCCCAGTAAGCATAGTTAGTAGGATCAGCACGTGCGAAACCTACGGAATACTTTGGTGATTCTGGATTACTGGGGTTATACGTAAAGTTAAGGGCTCCAGAGCTCGAAGCTCCCTGCACAGCCCCACCGGTAGTATAGTTTGGTCCTTCCATACCATAAAGAACCCTATTACAAGACCTACCACGAACGTATATAGCATTAAAACCAAAGTTCCTAGCTCCTGGGTGTCTAACATAATCACTAGGGATAGTTAAGGTTCCTGCATCAGCCACCACATAACCGGAACCACTCCACGCAGATTTGTAAAGAGCAGCACCACCTAAGTACATTGCACTTGATGCAAACCCCCTTCTCCCACTAAAAGCACCGAACATATGTTGACATCCTGTGCCATCTCTTAACTTTTGTGGTATAGTGCCACTAGTACCCGTATTAAAATAACCTACATCAAGTGAAAGATCGGCACTAGCTGTTATTTGTGTTTTTAATCCACCCTGAGACATAATCTGAGGATTTATAATACCATAGGCTTTTGCACCTACTCCCATAGACATGCCAGATAGCATATGTCTAGAGCCATCAGAAAACTCAATCTCTGTTAATACAACTCTATTAGGGTCATTATTATGTAGCTGTGTAACTCTACTAGGCATTTCAGACCAGTAATAGTCACCAGCCCCCTGATCCAATCTTAATCCAGTAGAATGAGTTTCCGTTATAATTACGTGCGACATATCTGAATGAAAGATGGTTTGGGAATCAGGGTTGATATGTTGGTTAGTATCTCCACCACTACCCCTTCGCAGTGAGAGTATAGATTTGTTATTTAGCTTGCCAGCGAAAAAACTCATAAGTTCTCCAAAAATTTAGTTGCTTATACTGCCATAATTCTGTATAATAGTATTATAAATTAAATAGGGGAGAATGTAAATGAAAAAATTATTTTTAGCTATGGCAGTGGTACTTCTTTCGGCTTGCTCTACTTTTGGACCTAAAGATATTAAATGTGAGGCATACTATATGCAGGATCATGTGAAATATAAGGCTAATGTTTTTGATAGGAAAGGGGATATGTTTTTGGTGTCACCAATTATGGCCTATGGATCTTTCTGGGCCCCCGTAAGCTACTTTACCGAAGGAAATACATGCGAGGGAGTTTTCTAAGTAAAAACCACCTTAGTAACCATCACCACTTAAGATGAACCTAGTGCAGAATTAGTTCAGGATACCACACAAGACACTATGGAAGGTGTGATGGGAATATTTACACTAATCACTGCAATTGCTAGAGTATTTTAAATACCACACTTATAGGAGCATGAAAGATATGTCAAACAAAAGAAAGAGCAGACGTGGAGAAGTGTACGATAGCTGGATTAATAGCTTTGGATTAGGAACTATTTTATTCTTTATTTTCGTAGGTTTTTGGTTAGCAGCTATGGCGGGGTGGATTTAATGGAATGGGTAATTATTGCGTTGCTAGGGGTTGTGATTATTGGACAATGTATTTTAGATAATCACTTAGCTAGAATTGAAACTTTATTAACGGAGAAGCGTAAATGATGGAAGTAGTAGCTATAATAACAGTAATACTAGTCTGGGCAATTTTCATTGCTTCTTGCACCGTGTACGTTCGCCTAAAAACTCTAGAAGCTCAAGTAAAACAACAACAATTTGCTATAGAAAAATTAGTAGAACTCCAACGTTGTGATAGCATTCGTATTCTGCAAATTGAGAGGGAATTAGATGTTTAGCATTATAGTTGCTTTTATTATCGGAATAATCGCGGGAGTTTTCGGAATGACTGCGGCTATTAACAAGCATCGTAAATACATTGCGGAAGTATCGCGGGAGATTGCGGAAAGGGAGCGGAAGTTTGACGAAAAACGTGCGGAGTTTGAGCGGGAGTGGTCGGACGGTTCTCGGGCGTCGCGGAAGAGATTCCGTGAGTTCAGACCAAAATACGGAGTTGATGACCATTCTATGCGCTAATTGGGAAATCTCGAAATTTCATAAGATTACACATGAAGGTGTGTCCACTGCCTCCGGCGAAAATACTTAGTCTGCTAACCGCCACCCCCGTTACTATTACCATGCTAACTGTTTCACCCTGCAACCATTTTAATTGCAGGGTGAAACAATTTCAACTTTAATTATTACGCAACTTTTAATTTCTCAATATATTGTTGCGGGCTGCAACTATATTCTGCGCGTTCTTCTTCGGTCATACCTTCCCAACATAATTGCAGGCGGTCGGCTAGGAACTGATAATCATTATCATCCTCAAGAGATTCATCAATAAAGGTTTCACCTATCAATGTCACGCCGATTGATAGAATATCATTAACGGCTTGTGCGTCCAGCGTTTTAAATCCGTATGACGCTGCCGCTGATAGCACGCCTTTATGATCATCAATCATTGTAAAATCAGCGTTCGGATATAATTGTTTGAATAGCCCAAAATAGTAACTTTTATAAACTGCGTCTTTGCTGTGGTATATCTCGCTAACTTTATCAGCCTCAAAATATTTGTGTAGTGTATCGCGGGAAAATACACGGATATTACTATCACCACGACCGCGCAACCCTTGTTTACGCAAATAATAATAGTCCGACTTGCTCATTAGTCGAGCGGTGCAAATAATGTTTAAAGTATTTGCGTCATTCATGCACTGGCGCATATATGTAACAAGGGGCAATAGTGTATCTTGCATTATTAAATCATGTTTGCAGGCTTCATTTTTATACTTATTTAAATCTAAATTGCCCTCGCTATCAAAGCAAGGCGCTACACGATGAAACGAATTAATGATAGTGCCGTCCAGATCCCAAATCATGACGCGGGAAATATGCGGGAAATTACGGGTAATATTCGTTTTAACTTGATTCATTTTGTTACGTTCTCCATTTGAGGGATTAGATTAATTCAGCATTACCCGCTATTAAATAGCGGGTAATAATAAATTAACTATTAAAGGCCATACGCTAGCGCATCAGCGATAAAACTAACATCCTCGCCCGATACGCTGGAACGAATGCCAGCGCATGTATACACCTTTGCGCTCATTAGCTGATCATCAAGGCAAGCGGGGCAAGGTGCGACTACTGCGAAAGCTAAACCGGATTTTACCGCGTCAATAATGATTGTTTCCTGTTTCATAGTGTCAACATAAACACCTTTTGCTTTAATATGGCTTGTTAGTTTGCCCTGCATATATGCAAACGTTGTAACTTGCATCGCGTCATTGAAATCTAATAGCTCATCAATAACGTGACCGGCCTCGACGTGATAACGCTGACCATTAGAATAAACCAGAACAATAGAAGACTGAGCGCGATCGAATGGGATACGGTTAGATTTAGCCATGTTTATAACTCCAATTAGTTTAATAAGGGATTTAATTTATTTGCTAGCTTCAAGACTTACAACAAAAGCGAGATTTGTTTCTTTCCATACGTCAGGAATATCATTTTCCTGTAAATGGTCTTTCGCTTCATACTCATTTTCAAAAGAATAAAAATCGCCGGACTCAATTATATAAATATGCCCGTTTAGTTCATTTTGATAAATATAACAATTATTATCTTTTAAATTGCGGTATACAGTACCATGCCGTAAAACATCAAGCGACCATGTATCAGCGGTGTTTTTCATGCTGGGAAGATTAATTTTAATAGCCATTTAATTTAGCTCCTGTAATAGCGGCTATATCTCAAGCCGCTAGGGGAATAATTTAATTACGCAAAGAATTTACCATTCTTAAAGTCAATCAAAGTGCGTTGACCGTTTGCATAGGTAATAATATGCGTTTGAGTCCAGCTAGACGCGCCAACGTTGTAACCCATGTCCAGACTACCAGTCACGCCAGCGGTATAAACGCCGCCGTAAATGCTGGCGGTGTGGGTGTGTCCGGTGTTTAATTTGCCCAATTTCTTAAACTGTTTCGGGTTGCCACGGCTCCCGTTAATGCCGTTGTGACCGTGTACGCCGCATTCAATGCCTGCAATCTTGAAAGATTGGTCAGTGGTCAGGAAAATGGCGTTAAATTCACAGCCTGCAACCTTGCGCAGCGCATAATCAAGCACGTTAAAAGTATCGTCTTTTTCTGCAATAGCTCCATAAATCGCAGCATTCAGGCGGTGATATAGTTCCGCGTTTGCTGGGTCGTCTTTAATGTTAGCATTACGATCATCTAACCAGCGGGATAGCGCCAGATCATGATTAGATTCAACAATGATTGTTTGAGAAAAATCACGCTCCATTGATTCCAGTACGCGCCCCGTATCGATAAGATCATCTAATACCTTATCACGTCCGGCGGCATATTGTTTCGCTAGGAATACGCCAGATGCGCGGTTGTGATGGTTGCGTGATGTAAAATCATGCACGTCGTGTACAAACTGATATTTTGGTTTAAGAATATCAACAAGCCCGTAGGTGTCACCATGCCCCCAAGACGCAGCGGCGCACTCCTCATCTAATTTTTCAGCGTGAATGTCGCCATATTGTAAACCTAAAACGTGCCCCGTTGTTTCATAACATCCGGCAGGAGTGGCGCAAGTATTCAAATCATAAAACACGCCGCTCTCGTCCATCGTTTCAAGCTGGCGCACAAAAAACTCACCGTCCTCGTCAAACTCAACAATAAGCGCACCGAAGTTATGCAGCGCCTCGGCCTTTTGTCCTGCTTTCTGCTGGATGTAATTTTTTAGCGTTGCCGTTCCGGTTGAATACATACGGCGCACAATTTCACCTTTTAAAGCTGGCACGCTTTCGGCGGTGATTTTAGCCGCTCCAATTGCTAGACCTTCAAGATTCAGCGCGGTTGCAGTTTCAGCGAATCCAGAAAGCGGATAATCTGCGGTGGGTAAAACGTTAATTTCAGCCATGAAAGCAAATCGGCGATTATTTAAAAACACGTTTTTATTGCAGATATATTTGTCAAATGCGGAATCGTATCTGATACCGTCGGCGCCCTCGCCATTTTGAAAACCGTTTTTGTTATAGATAAACTTGCTAACCAGCAAATCAGCGCCGATAAATTGGGCGTATTGTTCAAGTGAGGCTAAAAAGTTTTTATGCGGGAACGTATTATTCTGAATCGATGTAATAATAAAGCGTTTACCTTGTTTTACTTCCCATTGCTCAACCGTGCTAGAAACAATCCCCGCCGCTTCTGGGCGCTCATCGTTTTTAATGGCTTTTGCTACTTTCGCCGCTTTCGGTTTCGCTGGTTTATTTGCTTCCAGCCAGTCACAAATTGCGGTAGAGTGTTTTGTTGTATCGTAAACCATTTTTGAAATATCGTCGCAAACTTCCAATTTAGTAGCGCGCAGACGTTTACCGTAGAAATTAAAGTCAGCGGCCATTTTCAGGATAACGGTTTGTTTTTCTGCGGAAATAACCATAATAATAAAACTCCATTAAAGGGATTAAAAAACGTTTGTTATTGGCAATATTGCCAAATATAACGCCTTGAATAATAGGCGTTATAATTTGCAACATTAATTTAAAGGCATAAGGCTAGAACTAACACCACAAGCAACGGCGGCAATAAAACAAATCAGACCTAAACGCTTTGCTAACTTAGATTTACGTTTAAAATAATACGAATCTAAATCATTTTGAAAATAAGCGAACAATAACGAGGCCGCCATAATAAACAAGCCTAGAATGAGGGATTCAGTAGGGTAAAAGATCATTTTAAAACTCCAGTCAAAGGGAAATTATAGTGGGGAATATTCCCCACTAATTAAATTTATTCGCCTGCGGCTTGTTTTACTTCATCGGCAACGCCTAACAGTTGCGCCACGGCGTCCAGCGTTTCCAATTTTGCACTTTCCAGTGATGCCAGATCGTCAGCGTCTTTGATAATACCGGAATCGATGGCATGTTTTGCAATCACACGCACGTAGTGCGCTTTGCGGATAGAACTGCCGCCGCCAACCTTGCGAGGTTTATCGCTTTTCTGATACGCTTTCGCGCTGGTCAATTTTGAGCGAACAGACACGGGAGAAGCCGCGCCAACTGCTTTTGCAATCTCTTTTAAACCGTCGCTATTTGCGAAATCTAAACCGTTTTCATTAATTAACTGCTGGTACATGGAAACAGCTTTCTGAGTGTTTTCTTCATTCCAAGCGAATTTTGCGGTTTTAGCGTTAGTCATGATGTAACTCCTGTTTATTTAATTTAAGGGATAAGATTAACATAATGTTAATCGTTATATCCCCCGAACTACTGGGGGATATAAAAGTAACACTATTACGCTACGGCTTCCCATTTTTCGTTACGCTGGGCAACCTTTACAACGTCGCCGGATTTAACCCGAACGTTGTAAACAGTTTTTCCGTTGTTACTCCGTTCCGTTTCAGCGTATACCGCATCAATTACATCAAACGGCATAAGCGCCGCGCCTTTAATGCGTTCGGTTTTTCCGGTTACCTCATCCGTTTTAGTAACGAAAGGGATAAAAACGGATTGACCAATTTTTGGCGCAGTAGTAACGTTTTGCATAATATAAACTCCAGTTTATTAAGGGGGATTGTTCCGCATTACCTGCTGTAAAAGTAGTGGCAGGTAATAAGCAACAATCCGCTCGCCAATATAATCAATTTAAAGAACTCCACTCAGGCCGCTATATCCCAGTTAGGGGGCGGGACACATTATGGTAAGTGCCGACCGTCATATTTTATCAAGTTATCGCTCTCATCGAACTGGGTACATCTTAAAGCCTATCGGCTAGGGTGTCAAACTATTTTTTGCAGTTTTTTATGATTTTCTTTCAAGTCAATCATAATGTTTCGCCAGATCATTTCCAGACCTTGCTGGCGGCCTTTCTTGTACTGCCTAAATCGATATTTTACCGATTGCTGGGCTATTGTCAACAATTTTTTAGTAGTACCATCTAATTTTTTAGCTGGTTTACCAGTGATCAATAAAGTTTGTTTCATATCGTCGATTCCTTATAATATATAAGTTTACCGCCGATAGACTTTAAGATGTACCCAATTTTTAAAGAGCGTGGCGGTAAACTTCCCGCCGTGTAGTTCGTCATTGCCGCCCTACGAGATAAATAATAGGGGATACCCAAAAATGGCGCAACCTTATTTTTGTAAAGAAACGTAAAGAAGGCAACACGTCCGGCGCTCACCTAAGTTTAAAGGAAACGGGCGCGCGAATACCATAAAACCTAGCAGGTTGGCAAGTAATTTTTTCCTTTATATTTGCCTTGCCCTAGTTGACAAATCTTAGAAAGCTCGTGGTGACGATAAACGGGTTATCCCCTTATGATGGGATGCCTGAAAAATTTACCGCGTCAGAAAGCGTTTTAGGCGGCTTATTTTCGATTTAACAAATATTTAACAAAAGCAAAATTGAAAAATAGTTGGAAAAGATATTGACTTTTAAAAATCAAGACTAAACGAGTTATTTTATAAAATTAATTAATTGACAATTCCAAATTCAGCTTTTTTAGTTTCTACCCATAATAATAACTCTTGTAAATCATAACCTGATTTACTAACACTTTTGTTACTAGTAGGATCTTTAACTATAGCGCGCAAATAGTTTCTTCCGTTATTATCAACTCTAGAACCATTATAATAGATATGCTTAGGCAACTTATTAGCACGCTTATAATCTTTCTTGTTATTCATATTCTGCTTATGGTCTACTAAGCGAAGATTATTAATGTTATTATTAGCACGGTTACGATCATTATGATCGATTGTTAGATTGCTATCAATCTCACCATTAAATAATACCCATATTATTCTATGCACTGCGTATTGTTCGCCTGCTAACTTTACTCGATAGTAACCTGTGTTACTATAATGCCCTGCAATATCACCCACCTTACTATTACCTTTCTGTACTTTCCATCTTAGAAATGATGGGGATGTTTCATCATAATAAAAGTTATCATTAGCAAGCGAATAATCTATATCTTTAAATAGACCCATTGTTATAGTTTCCTTATGTTATTAATTTAATCTCTATTATATTATATCAAAACCATTAGCAAACTACCTAATGAGTTTTTCAGGTTTAATTAGCAGACTCATAATCACTTTAAAATCCTATTAGCCAACTAACTATATTTTGTTATATAATAACTGCATAAATTAGTTAGTGAGAAACACTATCATTTAAGTTATCCACAGCCTTATACATTTTGTAAATTAACTTGACACAATAGGAAGGCTTTATAGCACTTTTACACAGACTTATCCACAGGTTATTCCACTGTATAAATATACAGGGTAAATGGAAAACATATTATAATGATGCCCAAAATAAGCGGCCTAAAACGCTTTCTAACGAGCAAAACGCTATAGGGTAATATTAAAGTAAAGCCTCAACGCGTCGCCCTGGTGGCTTCGCCGTGTTTTGCTCTTTACTATACCGCTGCGCGGTTAGCATAAAACTAGGCGCTAGGCAAGGAAAATAAAAAGGTAAAATAATATTTGCCTATGCTAGAAAATTACCTTTATCATTCACTCACCGATTAACGAGGGAGGCCAACAAATGCGGCTATATAAACCAGATAACGCAACCGTCTTAAAGGGCGCCTTGCGCAACCTGCTGGATGGTAGCAGGACAACCAGCATTAAACATTTTATTAACAAGGCTGAAACTATTCACCAAAACTTTTTTAATGATTATGATGCCTATGATATGGATAGTTTTCTACCCCTATATAAGCAGGGGGCAACGATTATCTTATATAATCGTGATTGCCATATCTTTACGGGCAGGGGAGCGGGGCCGGATACTGATTTTATTGTTGCGCAGGGTAATAATATCGTTGCGTATCATAGCAATTCAGGCCGTCAATCATTTAATATAAATAATTTTGAGCTTGTTGGGCTTGAATTAATAAACGGACTTTCTAGCCTTGAGGGATTTTTAGATGTTATCTGGAAGTATTTATCTGCTGGATGGCATAGACCTGATAGTGATGGATCTCAATATACGGCTGTAATGGCTTTTGATGGCGACGGTAATTTTTTATTACCATCGGAATTATATCCGTATGTATATAATGAGCTAGTACAAGAAGCGGGTTTTATTTTCTGGAAAGATGAGAATCAGATCATTGACAACACGGAAAAACATGCTGTAAATTCTAACACTCAAAGCGTTAACACTCAAATCACTGAAAACAAAGGAAAAAATGCCATGACCAAGATCGCTAATATCGTTGCCGCTAATAAATCCGCCGTTGTAAATGCTGCAAAACTGGAAGCGGGCAAAATTGCATTAACTCAAATCACGAAAGTAGCGGCTAAAAAAGCACCATTTATGATTAAAGGTTATATTGATACGCCTATTGGTCGGGTAGTTATTGCTAACCTGCTGAGCGTAGCGGTTGACCAGTACGCCCCTAGCAACCAAAAGGCGAAAGCGGTAGCGGGTGCAGCTATGGAAGCGGCTATGCTAGAAATGGTGCAAAGTTTTAACATCGCTGAAATGATTGATGAAATGGTGAAAGGTATTGATATTTCTACTTTTACCGTTAACACCGAAAGCGAGTAATAATTAACCTAATGTAAAGTTTTGTAAAGGTCGCCATAATCGGCGGCCTTTTTTGTTATAATGCCTTTACACCGTTTGAGGACGGTTGAAAATTTTCCCAAAATTTTGGAGGCTTAAAATGGTTGCTTATTCTTCTTCTGACGCTCTTTTCACTGGAAAAGGCTGGGTATCAAATCGCTGGATCATTCAAGAAATGGTGCAGGAGTTCGGCATTGCTAAAACTTACACTACCATTCAGGCGCTTTATGATAATGATCAAATCGATCAGCAAACGGCGGGCTTTTTGCTGGATACCCTGAAAGCGGAACACTGTACTAAAAAACAAGCCGCCAAAATTGTTTTAATGTAATTAATAACGGGGCGTTACTTTCGCCCCACTAACTAGGGGAGTATTACAAATGGTTATTTTTCGAGCTATTCTGGCAGGTATCTTGGGCGCTATTCTGACCCTTTTTGCTACCGCTTACGGTATTCAAGATTCTTATTGTGGTTTAGTAAATACTAAACCTATGGTTATTATTGGCGCGGGTATCGCTGTATTTTCTTATCTGCTGGGCTGCATGAATAAAGGAGAATAAAAATGATCCGCAACGTTTCTCTTGCTCGTTCAAAGGGTTTTAAGCTGGTGGATGTTAACACATTCGAGCGGGAAGATTGTAAAATCGAATATGTAGCACGTAATAAAAACGCCTTTCGTGTTACAGAAAAGAAATTTGATAAGCGCGGCAACGTGATAGCTGAAACGGTTAAACATTTTGCCACCTTTTACGCGGCTTTTCGTGGAGTGTTATAAAATGGTAATTTATGAAGGCAATCGCTTTGTTGCTATTTGCCGACCGGGATTATTAGCAAACTACTTAAATCAGGTGTCACCTGAATATAAAGGCGTCATTAATATTTATGAGGGCAAGGCGCATTATAAGATTAATGCGGTCGTTGCCCGTGAATTAGCATTTCAATTTTTGACTTTCGCATCTTGTGATATTCAGGTCATGGGTGAAGCGTTAATTGCAGAAAATGAAGATGATTTTATTAATATCTTCCGCAAGGTATACACCGAGCGCCTGATAATGAAAGGCGCATATATTCAGTCAACTGCGGAAAGTATTGAAACAGCTTTCAGAAAGGTGGCGCAATGAAGCTATATATTTTCGTTGGTAATGTTGAGGCTGCGAATGATTCCGCTGGTGGCGATAACGTTCGCCACTATTGGCAAAAATATATTTACTAGGGTTATTATGATTACACTGATTTGCGTTAAAGCCGAAGGCGACACGATAGCGCGAGAAGGGCAAAAATATAAAGCCCAAAAAGATCAATTACTCAAAACAATTGAGCGTTACAAAATACCCGATCTCAAGTATTCCGTAGTAGGACGCGATGGGATTCTAAGGGCGACACTTGAGAACGCTATCTTTGAGATAGTCAACTAATAACGGGGCGTTATTATGAGCAATAAAATTATTGTGACCAAAACTACCACAATGGTAGACGTTTTTTATGTGCCCGATACGCCGGAGAATCGGGGAGCGGTCGAGCGGGGCGAGTATGATAGCGTTATTTATGATGCCGATGGTTATTATCAGCATTTGGTCGATTCCTACGGGGAAGAGGAGAAGATCACGCATCGATTACCCGAGGGGGATTTATGAAACGATGGTTTAATCACTGGTATAAACGGTTTTTAGTACGGCATCGCAAGTCTAGACAGCAAGATGATTGGCGGGAAATGGCAAAGCGTAACAATTGCCCACTTCTCTGATAACCGACGGGGATCAGCTCCCCGTTTTTCACGCCTCCAGTTAAATCCCCCTTTGTTTTAGTATCCCCATCAAAATTAAACGCGTTAGAATGCGATCTAGGACGTTTTAGGCATATATTAGAATTATTCACTGCGTAGGAATACTGTATAAATATACAGTAGGATAACCTGGGGATAAGTCTGTTGATAACGCTTCAAAATGGCTAGGATTTTGTCAAGGCGAATCGTGCTGTTGATAAGTCTGTGGATAACTTAAATAACAGTGTTTCTCACTTCCGTTTTTAAATACGAATCATTATCATTCGTATTCCGCTTTTTAAATGAGAATCATTCCGCTTTTTAAATGAGAATCATTTCACTTCCTGAATAGTTCTCATTCCCTTTCTTAAATGAGAATCATTATCATTTGCATTTCACTTTTTAAATGAGATTGATTCTCATTATCATTCGCATTCAGGCGAGCAGGGCAATTGCCCTGCGCTTTTGTGCAAATCCGACATTTGCCCCCATGGATTACGCGTGGGCGTGTATGTGCAAATCCGACAATTTTTGGTAGTGTGCGAATCCGACCCGAAAAATTTTTATAGTGTGCAAATCCGACAATGAATTTTCCCAAAAACTCCAGCAATCACGAACTGCGTTCGAATCCTGTGGAATTAGCTAGAGTATGTGCAAATCCGACATGTGTTGAGATGTGCGAATCCGACAAGATTTTTGTGACTTCGATGGGAGGGTGTGTGATTGTATGGGTTTGAGGGGAAGATGAGAGAGCGAGAGAAATTTGGGAGGCTAGAAGGATATGGGCGCAGGATTGGTGCGGAGCACCTGATTTGCGGGGATTTTGGGGAAGAGTTGAGATAATTTGGGAAGATTTGAGATAGGTGCAGAAAAAGTAAAATTTTATTAGCTAAAGGGGGCAAAATAGCTTGACAAGTGAAAATTTCTGTGGCTC